CCAGCTAATCATGCAAACATTCAAACTCAACACCGAATCAGCCGCAGCCGTCGACCGCACCTACGACAACGACACTACCGTCACGTCGACCGTCCTCGATTTCATCGGCCCCGCCATCGCCCAAGCCGTCGATGCCGCCGTCGCCATCGACCACGACACCGACTTCATCAGCTCACTCGACTTCAAGGCCACCTTCGTCTGCGACCACACATTCTACTTTCTCGACGACCTCATCCTCACCGTCCGCGTCCCCAACATCGACGACGACATCGTCATCACGCACAACGTCCAAGCTCACAACAACTAACGCCCGTCAGCAGCCAGCCGGCCCTCACCGGCCGGCTGCGCTGTAACCGCTCTCGTCCCCCTCTCCAGCTCTCTCTGTGGCAGCCCTCCACCCCTGACCCGGGTCGGAGGGTTTTCCCATGTCCGGGCGCTGGCCCTCTCTCCCTCCTTCTCTCTGTCTCTCGCCCCCCCGCACAGAAAAAGGCCGACCGGGGGTGGGGGCGCCTCCGTATATGGCGAACAGGGGGCGGGGGGTACCTCTAAGGTCCCCCGAACGGTCTCGATGCTCATCGCCCCGTCTGGACCGTCTCTCCCCAGAGCCCCACGGGTCCGTCGGTGGAGAGAGGCCGCCCGCCCGCGTGGCCGACGCGGCGAGGAGTCCACGGGCGCGACCGGACCGGGAGCCTCCGTCTGTCCGAGAACGGGCGGGGGGAGGACCGCGCGATCGCCCGCTGCCGACGGGCGACCCCCTTTCCCACGCCGCGGGCGCGCCGCGCTCTGCCGGCCCCGCCGTCGCCGTGCCGAGCCGGGCTTCGCCGCGGCCTTGCGTTGCCCGGCTGTGCATTGCCGTCGCCGAGCCGTGCGACGCGTCGCCGACGCATTTCCCTGCCATGCACAGCCGTAGCCACGCTACGCTCCGCCACGCTCCGCCAGCGCAGCGCGTAGCATCGCCTTGCCCGTGCTCTGCTGTCTCCGCGCGTTGCCCGGCCTTGCGTTTCTCGCGCGAGACACCGCCGCGCAGGGCGTCGCCGACACAGGGCGTCGCCGACACAGGGCCGTGCCGCGCTCCGCTACGCAGCGCCGCGCTAGACTCTGCCGCTGCTGAGCCACGCGCGGCTGGGCTATGCCCTCGCTGCGCAGTGCCGTCGCCGGACGGGACCTCGCCGCGGCCTTGTAGCGCGTCGCCGCTGCCTGACGCGGCATAGCAGTGCCGTAGCCGCGCTTATACTGTGCTGTGCCCGCGCTTCTGCCGCCGCTCGACTCTACGGCGCATCGCCGCCGCCTGACATGGCATAGCAGTGCCGTCGCGTCGTCGCGACCCACGGGGACGGGTCGCGCTCGCTCGCCTATTCGCGAGTGAGCTCGTAGGTGAACGTGCCCCAGGAACCCGAGCGCCACTGCCCGAGGCCGATGAACTGCCCGTAGTCGAGCAGCTCGCGCAGCAGGCCCTCGGTGATCTCGGGCTTCAGGACGGAGAGCTCCGCGGAGATCGAGGTGCCCGCGGGCAGCTCCTCGGAGCGCGCGAGGCCGACGCGCGGCCCCTGCTGCGTCATGGCGCGCAGCGGGCGCTCGTTGATCGTGACGCCCCCGCCGTCGGGCACTCTCAGCGGGATCAGGCGCGGGCCGACGAACACCGTCGCGGCCACCTTCGAGCGGAGGTTCTTCACCCCGCCCGAGTTGCCCGCGCCGTTGAACACCAGCCCGGCCTCCTTGAGGAACCCCTTGACCTGGTAGTTCCAGAGCGCGGGGTCTCCGGCCGCGTCGCGGTGGAACCCCGTCGTGCCCTTCTCGATCGCCTCGGGGATGGAGTCGATCGTCTCGTCGACCTCTCCCTCGGTCGCGCCCGCGTCGAGCGCCTTCTTCCTGAGGAACTCGGTCGCCACTTCGCGCTGTGGCTGCGAGCCGAGCAGCGGCTCAGAGAACGTCAGGACCAACCTGTACTTCTGCATCGCACGTCTCCCGTGTGTGTCGCGGCGACGGGCGGCGTCGCCGATCCCCGGGCCACCCAGGACGGGCGCCCCGGCCCCACCGTACCATCGCGGACCGGAAGAGAGACGGATCCGCCGCTCGTGGCCGGCGTCACTCCGCCCGATCTGCGTTGAGCCTCGGTCTTTGCGCTTCGGAGACGGTCTCTTTCAAAGCGATGGCCGCGTACCAGTCTGCGGCCGATGCGACCGTCCCGCAGTGCTGGCAGAAGAGGTGGCGATCGACCGTCGAGTCGGAATATTCGCGCAGGACGTGCGTGCGATCGACATAGCCCGCGCCGATCTGCCTCGGCGCGGCGCACGCGTTGGTCGGCAGGAACATGGCAACCACCTCTCTCGCGATACGAGCGCATCGCACCGCGGCTGAACGCGCTCTCCGGTACTATAATAGCGCCACGACGCAGAGGAGGACCGATCAGTGAACGACCGAACCGATCCGTCGCCGACGGGCCGCCTCGGCGGGCGTGGCCCCAGCATCCAGAACGCGACGGTCCGCACCGCGAGGGGCGGCGAGATCCGAGACGCTTTCACGGGCGCGCGCCTTCCGACCGGGGCAGAGAGAGCGGCCCTCGCCGTCGCCGCGAGAGGGACGGTCCACGACTGGCCCTACGAGATCCGCGACGAGGAGATACGCGAATGCCGCCGCCGGGGATGGCTCTTCACGTGGCACTCGGTCGTCACGTCGGCGGGCGGCGGCGCTGTGGGCGGCCGGAACAAGGACGAGATCACGGCGCTTGGGCTGCGCGCACTCCACGCCTATTCGACGCCGGCCAGCGGGCCGTCATCGCTCGCGGAGGGATCGTGACCGTCGCCAGCTGCCTGGACTGCGGGAGAGAGATCTCCGGTCGCCCGATAGAGGATCGATTGAAGATCCTCACGGCGCTGGGGATACCGGCCGCCGTCCGCAGCGTGGTCTGCGCTCCCTGCGCTCGGGCCGGTGCGGAGCGCGAGAAGGCGTCCGACGGGAGCGGCGGGCGATGACCAAGACCGAGATCGCGGTCTTCGTCGCCGTCGGCGCCGGCGCTTTCTTCATGCGTTTCGAGGGGTGGACGCCGAACTTCTACTTCACGTTTATCGGCGGCGTGATCGGCGGCGCGCTCATCGGGTTCGACGAGGGCAAGCGCAGCGCGATCAAGTCTGCGCGCTCGCTAGGCGAGGACGCGATCGCCGACGAGCCCTGCTTGACGTGCGGACTCCAGTACAGCGCGGGCGACTCGATCGGGCCGGCGGGCTGGCACGACGGTCACTTCTGGCGCGACCGAGCGGGCCTGACGCCGGCCCAGAAGCGGAGGACCCGTGCCTGACGAATTCCCACAGGACGCGATCTGCCACGGCGGGAGCTCGAACGCCTTTGGTGCCCCGTGTACGAAAGACCCGACGCACGACATCACGGTTGACGGCGGGGGTGGGTTCATCGGCAGACTCTGTGACGAGTGTCTGGATCGCTACGAGGAGCTCTTTACCGGTAACGCTCGACGAGCGCTGCGGTACAAGACTGAGCAGGAAGTGAGAGGATGACTGAACGCGAAGACGCCGATGACTTTCGTTTTCACGGCGATGCTCCAGTCCGTCTCGTGCTGACAGACTCTTATGTGGTCGCGCCAGGTGGGATCCCGGCATTCGAGGCCGCCGCGGCTCGAGACGCCCGCGTCGAGACTCTGGTGCGCTTGCTCCGAGCGCGCGAATGGTCGCCCACCGGCGGCCCAGAGGGGCGTGAATGCGACGACTGCGGGCGCTTTCAAAGCGAGGGTCACGCCCGGGACTGCGAGCTCGCGAGGGCGATCGAGGGACGAGATGGATGACGCCCGGCTGCCAGACGACGAACAGTTCGAGCGCGCGACGGCCGCGAAGGTGGTGCGATCCTCAGACGGCGGGTGGTCTGTCACGCGGACGAACGGCTGGGGCTGTTCGTCCAAGACGCCGGGATCACGCCCGAGGTCGGCGACGCGTTCAGGCTCTACGGGCGCGGCATCGGCTACGCCGTGCGCGGGCGAGGTGACATGCGCCCATTTCCGTGGCACCCGCGACCCATTCGGCACGACGACGCGCATCCAGCACGGCGACGACCCCGAGGCCGCCCGCGACTTCACGGCGGGGGTCATGCCCGAGGGGGTGTGCGAGAACGGTCACGACGTGGCGCTTGAGCGGTGGCTGTTTGCCACGATGCGCCACGCCGGGTGCGCACCGACAGGAGAGGAGCGATGACCCAGACGAACCGCGAAGCGACGCAGGCGGTGGTGGATGCCGCGCGAAAGGACGCCGCCGCGGCGAATCACCCGTTCGCATCGCTCTGTGGGTGCGATATCCACATCGCCCTTCGCACCCTCGACGCCACGCTGGAGACGGAGAGCGAGCGCATCTTCCGCAAGCTGTCACTCGCCTTCAACCGATGGGCTGACGGGGAGCGACACAGCCACGCGGATGAATGCCTGAGCGCCGGATTCCTTACCCGCGTTACAGGCGGACGATTCACAGGCTCTCATCCATTGAACGACGTTGAAGCCACGCTAGACGCCTACCTCGCCTCCAAGCCGGAGATGCTGGATATCGCAAAGCGCGGAATACAGGATGCGCTGAACTGCTTGGGCGATACCAGATCGGTGGGGAACCGTCTCAGCGCTCTGCTGATCGAGTTGGAGGCGGAACGATGAGCGGTGAAGTCGGGCGTTCTCAACTCGATTCGATGCTGTGCGACGGCGATGGCTGTCTCGGTGATCATGACGGGCTTTTCTTCCATTCACGGTGTCACAGCAGTGTCCCGACGTGGGTGGTCTACAGCCATGGAGTTGCCACGATTACCTGCGCCGAATGCAAAGAGCCGATAGCGCGCCTGCTCATCGGCGACTGCGAGGCGGCATCGTGACGCAGCCCAACAGTTCTCCACAGCTACTTGGCAGAATGGAGTTCGATGATGGCACTGGTATTGAACTGTTCCAGTGTCCTGACTGCGAGACTGTTCTCACAACCGAGATTCTTTGCCCTGTTTGTATGCTTCGTCGGGAGATAGCGGACATGCGGGAAGACTTGCGAGCGATTCGATGACGCAGCCCACAAGCATCGAACTGGCAGAGGCGCTACGCACCTGTCTAGCCCGCAGTTGGCGCTATCACGAATCAAACGACCTACAGGCCATTCTTGACGCATTTGACCCCGAGCAGGCGCGGCTAGAGGCGATGGTGGTAAAGGCGGCGCTGGTGTGGCCAAGCTCCCTCACCGAACTATGGATGGCAGTCAAATCTCTCGAAACTCACATCGCAGTGAAGGAGGCCAAGCCGTGATTAGCAGGGAACTGGCAATCGAACTGCATAAACGGCTGAACAATGCAGGCACGCTCACTGGCTTGGGTGACGTGAAAACGGCGGTCTACGAATTAATCGAGGTAATGAGCCGACTGGTGGACGCGGCCACGGAGCACCCGCGATGAACGTACACCTGCCCGCCGAGTACCGCCTGTCGCCCGAGCGTCGTGAGCTGGTGCCGACGTGGCGGGTAATCGCGTGGAGGCCGTCATGACCAAATTGCAGACCAAAGAAGTCCTGCGAGACATCGAGCGGGAACGCCGCCAGTGGGCCGATCTGATCAACCTCATCGAACGACTGGCGGAGGATATCAGAGTCCACCTCGGCTGGTGCGAGGAACACCAGCGCTACGAACCGAACGGAGAACCGTTCGACGGGTTTCCGGGGAGCACGTACCAAGCCGACCTGCTCGCCAAAGCCGAGCGCGTGACGAAAAGAGAGGCGTAACATGGGAGACATGGCGGACTTTGCCTTAGACGCCGTGATGGATGACGAAGAAGCGCGACTCGACTTCCACATGGGTCTGACGAACATCGTCGAAGCCTATGAGCGTGGAATAGTCGATGAGCTTGGGCGCGAGCTGTCCTATCGCCTCGCTTTGCTCATCCGATGCAAGTACTGTAGCGCTCCCGATCTTCATTGGAAAGACGTTGAACGCGGCTGGCGTCTAGTTGACGGCGCAGGAGACGTCCACAGTTGCGCGAAGTATGGACGCGCGAAGCACTCGGAGAAGCGGCGGCCCGGTTCGATGCCGGAGCTCCCGGAGGCGAAGTGAGCGGTCTGAATCGCTATCGGCTGGCGGTCGGCCCGTGGTTGGACCGCTGGAGGGTGATGTACTCGGCGACGGTCTGCGACGGGTGGGCCCAGTCGTTCGTGGTCATCGCGCGAAGCGAGGCGGCGGCACACCTGGTCGCGAAGGGCATCAGGCTGTCGATCGCGGAAGGACTCGCCGACGCGAGCGACGTCCAGTCGCTGTACCGCGCCGCCCGGACGACCCTCGGCAGAGTCGACTCGTGAACGCACGTCTGTCGGTGTATTATCGCGGCGTGCGCGTCCTCGTCTGCGGAGGTCGAAACTTTGGACACCTGGCCGACTGTCGCGGTGGCGACTGCCTTTCCTGCGACCCCGTGGACTTCAAGATCATCGAGGCAGAGCTGGCGAAGCTCGGCTCGGGCGACATCGTGATCGAGGGCGACGCGCGCGGAGCCGATCGGATCGGCGGCCACATCGCCGCGGCGTTGGGCCACGAGGTCCTCGTCTTTCCGGCGCAGTGGGATAAGTTCCACAGAGCGGCCGGACTGATCCGCAACCAACAGATGCTCACCGAGGGGAAGCCAGACCGAGTGCTCGCGTTCCACCGCGACCTCGCGCGCTCGAAGGGGACGAAAGACATGGTAGCCCGTTCAAAGTGGGCGGGACTGCCCGTGGAGGTGTTGCCTTGACTTATCCACCGGACATCCCCAAGGGGTTGTTCAGAGACGACGAGGGGTTCCTGAAGGCGGTCAAGGACTATGACGAGAATGGCCTCCCGCGGCGGCCATCCGTCGATCCCTACGACTTGACCGGCAAAGCGTGCACGGCAGTCTCTGCGCGGGACGGGTTCAAAGGGGAGTGCGGACACCCCGCGTTCACCGTCTGGTCGTGGGCGCCTGGGCACCTCGACGGGTACCGCTGCGTCTGTTGCGTCCGCAGGGCGTGGGAGGAATCGTCTGCCAATTTGAAGAAAGAACTCGATTCCCTGCCATCGGGCTGCTCAGCGCAGTCCGAAGGACAGTCGGGAATGGAGGAAACCGATGATTAAGCTGGAGCGCGGCGACTATCATGTGGAGATCGAGTATCCGAAATTGGTCTGGATCGAAGGCAGACTGATTGGAGGTCACTTCGGCGACGGGTACATCGTGCGCGTGTGGCGAGACGTCCCAGAGGCCCCCGGGCCGGCGACGTGGGCCCGTTACAGCGGCGTGGGACCGGTCAATGAAGTGTACCCCTATCAGTGCTGCCTGCGGGGCGAGCTGAAGAAGCCGGGGCTGCTGTTCAACAGATCAGTTCCAAGCGTCGAGCGACAGCTCTCAGACGCCGTCGTTCGCGCCATCGTCTTGGCTGAGCGAGCTGCAGATGAGGCGCAAAAGCGACGCGTCGCCGATGAAGCGCTCGCTGATCTCATACGCAAGGAGATGGTGAGCGGACCGCATGTGGCGTCCCTGTGACGACCGTCGGGACCATATACGATCGCGTCTTACCGAGGATCAGAGAGTTGCGGGTCGGCTTCGATCGTGAGCGCGTCCTGCGCTTCGATCTATACGGATCTCCTCCGCGAGCCGTCTGGCTTCGCCTGAAGAAAGCGCGCGAAGAGAGGAAGGCGATTTGACACTAAGCGTCGAAGTCAAGGCCGAACGCACGGACGCGTGGACGGGCGCCGTCTCGGAAGGCGTCTGTCGCCTCGAGATCCGCGACGGCCACGATAAAAAGCCGTGGATCTACATTACGCGCGGGGGCGTGACCGGCTACGAGTCCCTGTCCGTCGAGTCTTTTCTGAAGCGCGACCGCTGCGATCCCGACGCGTGCGACAAATCCTGGAACGCCTGCTGGGGCACGGAGAAGCGATGGGACGGGCTCGTCGTGCCCGCCCGCGAGTTCCACCGCGCGCTGAAAGAGCTGGGGGTCTTCGATGACGTGCGAGCGTAAGAACTGCGTCGGCGAGTCAGACGCACGCGAGCACCGTCGGCCGTGCGGCCCGATCCAGCCGAACGAGGTCGTATGCGGGGAGGACGACCATGCTCCAGACTGAAGGAGAGAGCGCGGTGGGCATATTCGGTCACGTCGCGATGACGGTCTCTCCCCTGACGTACACGATTTCTGTCGCGGGCATCATCGATCTCGCGTTCGCCTCTAACCTCTCTCGATGGGAGAGCGTCTACCTCGTGCAGGTGATGAGCGAGTCGGGGCTGCCGGTCGTCGACCCGCTGCTCGCGCTCAAGGGACTCGAGTTCGCGTGTCTCGTGAGCAGGACAGACAGCATCTCGGTGGACGCGTTCTGCTCGACAGGCGGCTGCTTCGTGCGCTCGACTTACCACCGCAGCGACCGCAGGCTCATCGCCGAGGTCGCCGCTCAGACCGCGGCGGACGCCGAGCGGATCGCCGGCCTGATCAGGGCGAACATGCCCGCGCCCGTCAAGGCCCTGGACGGGACCTGCCCGTTCACTTTCTGGAACAGGTCTGACAGCGGCCCGCGCAGCTTCTATCGGAGGCTTGCGGTCCCGGCGTGGGACGCGATCATGGACAACTACGCCGAGAGGACAAGGGACGCGCTGGACGACCTCATGAGCATGGCGCCGCCGCTGCCCGGCGGGCGCCTGGTGCTGCTGCACGGTGACCCCGGGACGGGAAAGTCCTACGCTATCCGCGCGCTCGCGAACCGGTGGGCGCCGTGGTGCGCGGCCCACTACGTGACCGACCCCGAGGCGTTCTTCGGAGACGCTTCCTACCTGATGTCGGTGCTCCTCAGTCAGAGTGAGACGGCAGCGGCGGTGGAACCGGACGAGGGGGCGGGCAGCCGCTGGCGGCTGATCATCGCAGAAGACGCAGACCAGTACCTCTCGTCGGACGCGCGCGAGCGCAGCGGGTCGGCTCTCGGCCGCTTGCTCAACGTCACCGACGGGCTGATCGGCCAGGGGTTGAACATGATCGTCCTGCTGACGACGAACGAGCCGCTGGACAAGATCCACCCCGCCGTGAGCCGCCCCGGCCGCTGCCTCAACAGCACCGAATTCATGGCGCTGTCGCTCGAAGAATCGACGCGATGGCTGGCGAACCGCCGCACAGACGCGCCCGTCGACAAGCCCCTCACCATCGCCGAACTGTACGAACGAGCCAGCGGTACGGAGCATGGGAACACGCGCTCGTCTCGCCGCGCGATCGGCTACTTGACCTGACTCGGCCACGCGGGCGTGTCGCCGACTGGTCTCCGTTCGCCCCATGACGCACGCTCTCGCGTGATATATTAGTACCAGCAACGCAACGGCGAGAGGACGACCAGATGAAGTCCACGAACAGCGACATGACTGAGGCGCTGCGTTTAATTGCAGACCTTTCACCCGTAGCATCGGACGTCCGATGGGATGCAGAAGACGGCTATGCAGCCTATCGCACGCTCGACGGTAAACGTGAGTCCGTGCGGTGCTACGTTGGTGCGCATAACTCGGGGGACTCAGAGGATTTTGGCTACGAAATGGGCCTGTGGGCCGCAGCTAAAATAGCTCGGAAGTACCTTGTGGGCTTCGACCCCGCGCAGGCGCGGCTAGAGGCAGCGGTGGTAGAAGCTGCGTTGGCTACTCATACCAAAAGAGCCTATGCCAACCAAGAGTTCGATACCGCCCTTTACAATCTCGAAGCTCACATCGCAGCGCAGGAGGCAGGAGCGTGAACAGGTCCACTCAAGAAGAGCGCAGAGCCGCCCGAGCGAAGCGCGCTGTCGCCTACGCTGCTCGCGACGCGGCCAAGTACGACGGCCCAGAAATCGGCTGGAGTGATCTCACGCTCGCGGAGCGGGAGCGCGTGAAAGCGATGCCCTGCTGGGGCGGTCGCGCGTGGCCGTTCGAGCGCTACGGCTATCGGCGCGAGCGAGCGGGCGGGATGTCTGTCCGCGACTACGACGCGCTGGCCGACGTGTTCTTCGTCGAGGCCGAGCGGTGATGCAGCCATTCGAACGTGTCGAGCCGATTCTCAACGCGGCGATCATCGATGAGGCCAGGCGCGACCCAGAGTTCGCGAACGTGCTCGAGGAGCATCAGAGGAAGTACGCCTCTGGAGAGTCGACGCTCTGGCGCAACGACGCCTATCAGGTCGAGGTCGACACGAACCCGTCTGTCCATTCGGCGTGGCCGAAGACCGTCCACCTCTCGATCAAGCGCGTCGACAGAGAGCCGATCCACGACTGGCGCGAGCTGCAAGAGATCAAGAACGCGCTCGTCGGCCCCGAGGTCGAGGCGATGGAGCTCTACCCAGCCGAGAGCCGCGTCGTGGACACGGCCAATCAGTACCACCTGTGGGCGATCGTCGAACCCGGTGCGCGGTTCCCGGTCGGGTTTGAACAGGGATCGCGCGTCGGGGCCGACGACGCCGCGAGGGTGGGAGCGAGACAGCGCCCATTCAACAAGCCAGCGAACCGGGCCGCGCGGCGCAGGGCGATGAGGGATCGCCGATGAAGTCGACGCGCTACCTCCAGGCCCTCGAGACGCAGATCGACCTCAAGCGGTTCTACGAGTCCGCCGACGGGAAGGCCATCTACTTCGCCTCGCGGACGGGAGACACGACGCCCGGCGGCAGGGATCTGGCCGACGCGCGCAGCGTCCACTACGACGCGCTGCTGTGCCTACTGGACGTCGGCACGCCGACGTATGTCGACCCGAGGATCACGCAGGCGCTGTCTGACGCGATGCCCACCCTGCCGGACAAGATCCCGCTCCACGCCGACGACGTGCCCATGCCCAGCGGGTTCGCCTACCTCGACGGAGCGCCGTGGCGCCTGCCGCCGACGGTCGCCGGGTTCGAACAGTCGATCACCGCGATCGGCTGGCTGACGCTGAAGGACGGCCTCATCTGGGTCAGCGCGTTCGGGACCGTGCGCGAGCCGGGTCATCCGTCGGCCGTCGACCACCTGTCTCAGGTGCTGTTCTCGGAGGCCTGGCGCGTGGGAGACCCCATCGACCACGACGGCGACCTGGCGAGAGAGCTCGCGCACGTCGGAGAAGACACGTCGGTCCACGTGAAGTTCATAGACCACACCCAGACCGCGCGCGTCATCGACGTCCCGGCCGCCGACGTGTACGCGTCTGAGTACATGCGACGGATCGAGGGGCGGCGATTCGCCTACGCGCTGTGGCACTTCATGGGGCAGCGGATCGTCTCGCTAGAGCGCGGCCACCTAGATCGGGCGACGCGACGGAGGATGCCGCCAGAGCGCCAGGACTCGGTCGTCCAGATCGTCGAACTGCGCGCGCGACAGGTGACGCCGCGCGAGCCGGGGATGGAAGAAGCGTCGCGCCAGTACAGCGTGCGCTGGGTCGTGCGCGGGCACTGGCGCTCGCAGTGGTACCCGTCGCTCGACAGGCACAAGCCCCTCTGGATCTCGGCCTACGACAAGGGGCCAGAGGGCGCTCCCCTCAGGAGCGCTACCAAGCTCTTCGCGGTGGCGCGCTGATGTCGCGCGATCTTCAGGCCCTAAGTGATGCAGCCGGATACGACGAGGCTGGCCAACTCGCCCTCGCTGAGATCCTAGACCTGGCCTCGTCCGAGGACAGATCGATCACGCGCCTGCGCGAGATCCGCGCCCTCTGCCTCGATATCCGGCGGCACCACTACGCGCTGGCAGGTATGCCGGACCCAGGCGACGACTCTTCATTCACGCGAGCGACACGCTGATGTACGTCCACGAATGCGGGGCCTGTTTCGCGCCGATGAATCGCCACAGCGAGATGTGCGTCTTCGGCTGTTTCCACTGGCCAGCGCTCTGTTGCCCAGGCTGCGACTGCGAATCATTCCAGGAAGCTCATCCACCCGACACAGTGCTGCGCCCCGGCGTCGACCGCGTTTTTGGGCGATTCACCTATATTGGGTTCGATCAAGCCGCGTGGAACGAGCTCGGAGCACGTGTCTCTGCACTACCTGACGGCCCTGGTGGCGCGGCGCGCGGTCGAGATGGGGAGATATACGCATGAGCCGCGCGAACGAAGTCAACCGCAAACTCAGAGACATCTCACAGTTCGGCAACCTCTATCCGACCGACGTCGCCTACTTGCAGCGGAAGATCTTGGCGGCGGGAGAAATGAAGTCTGCGATCAAACACTTCCTCGATCGCGTGGAAACTGATAGCGGCACGAGCTTGATGTATGAGCTCAACATCGCCGAGCTCAAGATACGGATGGAGGAGTACCTGAATGTCAAGAACTGACGAGCAGCTCATCGCGGCGACCGCCGCGCCGAGGAGGCTCATCACGTGAACTGGCAGATCATCGACATACTCACGCTTACGATCGGTCTTGCGGTCGCGATCGTGATGGTCGCGTCGCCCGGCGCGAAGACGACTCCACACGCGCCCAAGATGTCGGTCGAGTTCGTCCCAAAGTCGCTGGATGAATGGCTGGCCCAGGCAGACTGTCCGGTGCCCTGTCGCCCGCTGATGTTCCGTCAAGACGGTCACAGCTGGGAAGACGTCCCGCTTCAGACGGTGACGTATACGGCCGCCGAGCAGTGTCATCTGTGCGGCGCGCGGCGGGCTTTCAGGCACTCGTACTGACGGCGCTTGAGAGAGCCCGTGTCTTCGAGGCCAGAGTCGAACTCGGCAGACGGTCCCGCGCGCGCGAGGTGTATTATCATCGGGGGGGAGGTGGCGTCGATGAATGACGACAACGACTTCGTCGAACAGCTCGTTGAAGCCGTGAATGCTTCCGACAGTTTCCTCGACGAGATCGGGTTCCTCGGCCTCGCTCACCTGGAAAAGATCGAGGCGATCCCAGCCGTCCCAGCCGCTATCACGCGCGAGAACATCCCGCATCGCGAGTTCAGGATGCGCTGTCTCGCGATCTACGAGAAGCGAGACGGGCGCCGCCCCACGATCGAGCAGTGGATGGCGCTCACCGGGGTGAGCAAGCCGACGGCCAAGAGAGACATCGAGATCGCCGAGACCGCTAACCACGCGGGTTCATTCGACGCGGGCGACGGGTCGAGGCACCTCGGGACCGTCTCCATCGGCGCTCTAGCGCGGGCCGCAGACAGAGCAGATCTCGGCGGCAATCGTGCGCTGACCATCGACAGGCCGAGGAGTCTTCTGCCCGACGACCTCGACGACGACCTCGACGACGACTACGGCGATGAATGATCGGCTCGACAGGGCGCTCAATCGCGTCACGATGTGGCGTAGCGCATTTGCGGGCTGGCAGCTGGGGACGCGCCCGAAGGGAGACCCAGAGTGCGACGCCGTCCGCGATCATCGCGAGCTGTCTATCGCGCTTCGCGTCGAAGCGTCCGCTCTCGCGCGAGTCCTGATCGACAGGGGGATCATGACAGTCCAGGAATGGGAGAACGCGGTGGCCAGCGAGGCCGACGCGCTCGAGCTCCTCTACGAAGCGAGCTTTCCCGGCATCAGCGCCACCGTTGATGGTCTCACGTTCGACGAGCGCGCCGTTAAGACGATGCGCGGCTGGAAGCCGTAGTGACGGCGGTCGCGAAGAAGCCGAAACCGAATCCGGTCATCGGCGTGGGGCAGCCGGGGCTGATCAGGCTGAACCTCTTCGGTCGGATAGTCGACGAGGTGTTCGGCACCATGCCCTACCTCGTCGGGTCTGCGGCGCGCGGGAAGCAGTGGCGAGACGTGGACGTGCGGCTGATCCTCACCGATGAAGAGTACAGGCAGTGGTGCGGAGAGCCGGCGAGACCGGAGTGGGTCAACCCGCGCTGGTCGGGGCTGTGCCTGGCGTTCGCGACGCTCGGGCGCGAGATGACGGGCCTCCCCGTCGACTTCCAGATCCAGACGATGGCTATGGCGAACGAGCTCTTTGGCGGCGAGGTCCGCGTCCCGCTCGGCCTCGCGCTCGCCTCGGGAGCGAGGCCGTGATCGCGCTCACCCACGAAGAATATCTGAAGAGGACAGGCGCCCAAAACGTGCGTGATCGTGAGCGTTTCACGGGCGTTCGTGTCGACGCCGTGGTCTTCGACATCAGGTCTGGACTTCCGGTGGACCTGACAGGACCAGAGCCGCGTCGCGTCGGTCCGGCCGCATTCATGCTCCACGGGATCAGCTTTCCCGTCGAGGAGATCGACGCGTCAGAACTCAGATTGAACATGGTCGCGATGCTCGCGCGGGCGTTTCAAGTTCCTGCATTCCCACGCGATGAACGCGTTGGACTCGGACGATGAGCTGCGCTCACGTCGATGACGATGGCCTCTCCTGGTGGGGCGGAGCCGTCAAGATCATGCTCTCCTGCCACCACACCCCGAGGGGATATGTCCTGCTCGGGGTCGTCGAGCATCCGGAGGTCGCCGTCTACCTCGGGACGAGCCTCCACTGGGAGGAGAATCACGCGCGACCGGGCGGATGGACCGACTGCCGACACTGGTACGGGGACGATCCGGACGACATGAGGATGGTCTACGCAGCGATGCGCCAGTGTCTCATCGCGGGCGACAGCGAAGCTCGCTGGCAGGACTTCGCGGCAGACGAGGACGTCGGCAAGCGCTCGCCGCGCGGCATGGCCGCGACTCTGGGCATCGTCTCAGCCACATTCAAGGCCCTCCTCGGCGATGAGCAGCGCTCCACCTAGGACAGGCAGGGGGACGCACAAACAGTCTGGTAAGATGTCTTATAATGCGCAAGAGACTGGAGATTGCCGAGCGCTTCACCCTCAATTCTCCCGTGGTATATTAGTACTACACGACGGTGAATGATGGGGAATCGATGATCGGCTACCAGCGCTTCGGGGGTTTGGCCGAGGTGGACATCGCCAAACTGACGGCCGAGTGTTCTAAGGTCGCGTACTCGTCGGCCGCCACGGCGCACCATTCGCTGGCCGAGATCCGCGTGAAGAACCTCGATGACGGCCTGCGCGTATACCACTGTCCGCACTGCGAGCTCTGGCATGTGGGACACAGCAAGCGGCCGCGAGTAACGCCTTGACTGCCGCTGACAAGGGCGATGTTCAGGCGATCTCGATCGGCAGCCAGACGCTGTGGGGCAGGGTCGCAGCGATCGGCCTCATAGGGGGCGAGCGGTACTACTGGATGGTGGACAAGAACTCCGTGTCAACGATGCCGGCGTGCGTGGTGGAAGCGTGAAGACTCTCTCGTTTGGACGCGTTCATCTTGGCGTCTCGACCCAGCTCATGCTCGGCGTGGCTTGGTTCGACTCCTCGCTCGAGCTGAGCGTTGGCCCGTTCTTCGTGCTCGTGCTCTTCTGGAAAATAAAGAGCGACGGCGCCCACGGCGCTGTCGAGACAGCGGGCCCCAGATGATTGATGTCTTCAAGACCGAGAACGCGTTCGGGACCGGGGAAGTCCGCTCGTGGGCGTCTCTGCTCGACGAGAACTGCCGCCGGCAAGCCGAGGCGATCAGTCGCGTGCCGATCCTGGACGGCTACCTCGCGCTCATGCCCGACGCCCACTTCGGCTACGGGCCGCCTGTCGGCTCGGCGTTAATCACGACCGACGCGATCATGCCCTACGCGGTCGGGAGTGACATCGGCTGCGGGATGATCGCCATCAAGACAACCATAGAACGGGGCCGATTCGGCGAAACCGAACTGCACCGGCTGGCGGGGAACGTCCGCACCCTGATCCCTTCGGGGCCAGCAGCACACGAGACGCCCTCGGAACTCAGCGATGAGTTCTTCGCGGGCTATGGCGATGCGCCGGGCCTCACTCTGTTTGGGCAACGGGCGGAACACATGGCCTCAACCGCTCGGCGACAATTCGGTACTCTCGGCGCGGGCAATCATTTTGTGGAAGCGTGCGTCGGATTCGATTCGCCCGAAGCGCCCGTTTGGCTTGTGCTTCACAGCGGATCACGCGGCATCGGGAAGATGCTCTGCGACGTTCATGTAGCGGCTGCCAAGGCGGTCTGCATGAGAGACGTGGAGCGGCTGGAGTCCCCCGACTTCGCCTTCGTGCGGCGGGGCGATCCCGCGTATGGGGCATACATCGCGGACATGGTGTGGGCGCAGAATTTCGCTCACCACCAGCGCGAGGCAATGATGGAGGCGTTCATCGACGCCGTCAAGACTTCGCTCGGTATCACACACGACTCGCTCGACTACGAGACCGTGGCGAACTGCCACCACAACTACGCCGAGGAGATCGCCCCGAGTCGGTGGCTGACCCGCAAGGGCGCGATCGACGCTTCGCTCGGCGCCGTGGGCGTCATCCCCGGCTCGATGGGCGCCGCGACATACATCGTCCGCGGCCTCGGCAACGAAGAAGCGTACTGCACGTCTCCGCACGGGGCGGGTCGACTGCTCGGACGCGGCGTCGCTCGGCGCACCCTGAGCCTCGACGACTTCAGGGCGCAGATGGGCGGCCGGACGTGGCAGGACCGAGACGCCGACGAGCTGCTCGACGAAGCGCCGGGGGCGTACAAGCCGATAGAGACCGTGATCGCAGACAGCGCGTCGCTGGTCGAGACGACCGCCGTGTTGAGTCAGTTCTTCAACTACAAGGGGGTCGGCTCGGGCCACGGGAAAGGCGTGAAGCGATGAGTCCCTCAACGAGCCGTGACGACGCCACCAGAATGTTGATAGAGGCCGTGCGGCTAGAACACGCGGCCCATGGGAACCCACGCGACGGCGATTGCGCGCTCTGCGTCGCTCTCCGCGACCTCGACGATGCGCCTGAAGAGACCGACGCAGACCGCGTCTTTCGCAAGCTGGCACGATCGTTCCCCATCTGGCGAGATGGCCAGCGGACGCCGGCAAACCACGATTGGCTGTGTGGACGATTTCTCAACGAAGTCTTGGGGACGACCTACAAACACGAGTGGATAGGCGTCCAAGCCCAAGAATGGACCGATGCCGATGCGGCGCTCGACGCTTATCTCGCTCACGCTCAATCGAACGGCGGGGTGAAGCTAGAGAAGCTGCGACGCGCCGCGGCTGGCGTGTTTCCCGACGGCGATAGGAACGCGCCATCGAGGGCTTGGGATGAGCTCCGCAGCGCACTGGATGAGACGCGATGAGCGATCGCGCTGTCGAGTGTTGGTCATATCTGTGTGCCGCGATCGTGAGTATGTCGATCGCGTGGCTCATCGGCCTGGCGGCTTTTGTAGATTGGAACAATCGCGATCTCACTTTTCGCGCCTGCGTAGCTTACGCCTACGGAATACTGCCGTTCGTGCTGGCGGGGGTCGTCGGCGCCGTTATGGCTTGGAGGAAGCGATGAATCACTATCACAGTTCCAAGGAGACATGTCCGGTGTGTTCTCCCGTTGCCGATATGACGACGCTACACGACAGGATGGAAGCCGCGATCACACGAGCTGCGTCTGAGCACGACTACGGCTGCGGACACCTCGGCCTGATGATCGAGCTCGTCGCCTGTCTTCGCGGCGTCTCGGCAGAATTAGACGCGAAGCGCTCCGAGAACACAGACACCATGAACCGCATCATCGAACGAGATCTCCTGGTCGCTCAGCTCCGGCGCGTTCTCGCGATCTACGCGCAGCTTGGCAACCCGGAGTTCATCAAGCAGTTAGTAGAATCCAAGCGGTTCTTCGACGATGGTGGCGTGGGAAAGACGCTCGCAGACTTGGTCACAGAGATCGGTGACGACCGATGAGCGTGTGCGTCTACGTCGCCTGCGATCGCTGCGGAGCCGCGACCGAGGCGTACCGCCTGAGGGCGCAGGCAGTCAGATCTGCGAAGCTCTCCGGATTCTTGACGCGCGGAAAGAGGAACTACTGCTCTGTCGAATGCGACCGCCTCGAGAGCGTCCGACTGGAGAAGGAGGCGTAAGTGGCAGGCGAGATGGCGCAGTTCCGCGGCGGCGGGCCGTGGGACGGCAAGCGCGCGAAACTGTCTGTGTGGCCGCCGCCAGAACGCATCGGCGACTACGAGCGCGTTTCTTACAGTCAGCTCACAGAAGAGCAGGCGGGACAGTACGTCGTGCGCGGTGCCGATTACAGGTACGCCCCGCAGATCGAGGAGGCGTGATGTTTCGGAGAAGGGTCGCTCCCGAATCAGAATACGTCGCTCGCGCGCGAGCCAACCTCGCAATATTAGATGAGCTCATCGCCTGCGCCAGAGAGCAGGTCAGGCTCGGCGAGGAGCTCTTTGAGGTCCGTCGGAACGCGTATCTGACTATGGCGAAACTGCCCACGTCGCTAGAGGCGCTCCGCGAACTGTATGCCTCTCCCGGCGTCGTTGACGTCGAACGAGCGCGAACGGCCAGGGAGCGGACTCGCGATGTGTTGGCATGCGTCGACGGAGATGGGGTCGATATGGGCCAGTCGACGACGATCGAGGCGGTGTCTGGGTCATGAAGATGCCGAAATTCAGGCGCTCGCCCGCGCCGCCCAAAGAGACGGGACGCGAATACGACTACACGAAACCAGGGGATGGACACGGCCTCACGTTCGTCCACATGGACGAAAAGAACGTCCACCATGTCTCCGGCTTTGGACCAGACTGGGGCTCGTGTCAGCAGTCCAAAGACACCGTGCAGGCCATCATGCGCGTCGGTGGGATCATCAACGACTGGACGGTATTCGACCGCAAGCTCGTGCCCGGCGACGTGCTCCTGGCCCGGTTCGCCGACGCGGACGATGAGCCGTACACGGGGCGCTGTCTCGTCATGACGGTGGAGTACTACGACGATCCCAAGGACATGTTCCAGGCGACACTGAGGAACATGGGAAGGCAGTCGGAGCCGTGATCGCCCTTGAACGCAGCGACGGGACGGCAGAGCCTGAGCTCGCCGACAGTTATGGATTGGCCGTGACCTTCGCCTGCGAGGGCGGTAAACGCGCCATTTCGTTCTGTTCGCGTCCCATCGCGTACGGGCACCTCGTCCCTGATTTTGGCCCTGGCATCTGGGGGCTTCAGTGCAAGATGCACTCAGCGGGATGCAGGCGAAGCCACCCCGATCACGTGGTGGCCGTGAAGGTGGCCTCGTGAATTCGCGTCCGATACCCGACGTGGGGACCATCGAGCGCAAGACGTTCTTTGCGGTCTTCCCGCGGTGGTGCAAGCCGACCAGGAATTGGGTGTGGCTGGCCGATGTCGTCCTCGTGTGCGAAGTCAATACTGAGCGTAAGTTCGACTGGGACTTGGACAGGTGGGTTGACGAGCCACGATGGATCAGCTGGTATGAGATGTCACCTGAGGAAGCAGCACCGTGACGCGGCTCAATGCCTGTTGCGAGCACCAAGTGCCGAGCGCTGGGTATGCGCGGCATGGCGACCTGTGGACGTGCCCCACCTGCGACTCGCGGTGGGTTCACGACTGCGATGAGGCCGAGGGGTGTGCGTGGTATTTGTCCAAGCGCAGGGGGCCAGACAGCCCGACGAGGGGAGCGCACTATGCATGAGTGCCTGGTATGCTTTACCCTCATCGGCAGGCACGGTCGATGCCCGCTTGGCTGCGACCATTGGGAGCCATTTCCCTGTTGTCCTGGCTGTAAGTGTGGCAGTTTCGAAGAATCCCACCGGGGCGTGATCCTGTCTGCTGAACAGCAAGAATGGGTGCGAGAGTTTCGAGAGACAATGGAAGCAGCATCGTGACACGGCCCACGAGCGATGACGCTCTCACGCCACATGTAATCGAATTCGCCGAGGCGCTGCGCGACGCCGCGCGATTCCTCTGGGATGACTATCACGCCATCGCTGCCGAGTACCAAGCCCTGCTCACCGAGTTCGACTATCGCTTCGATCCCGAACGGGAGCGGCTAAGGGACGCGGTGGCGGACGCGGCGCTGACAGCCGCGCTTCCTCACGACGCGTGGGCGAGTCGGGTATGGAACGCCAGCCGCGCACTCAGAGACCACATCGCGACAAAGGAGATCAAGACATGATTGATCGTCGGCACGCTCTCGGGGGAGTCTGCGTCGTCTGCTCACCGGCCTCGCACGTTGTGAAAGATGAAATTGAAGCGCAATATCTACTGGCCATCGGAAAAGCCACGAATCGGGGAGACAACGATAGGGCGCAGCACCTCTCAACGGGGCTGGCGGAATATCGGCATCACTACAAGGTGCTCTCATGACCGACGCGCCGCACGAGACGATGGACGCCGCAGACAGTGTGGTCGAGTGGCTCGCTGAGCACCTATTCGGATGGAAGCATGGCTCGGGACCACTGAGTCAGTGGTGGATCACCCCGCCGGGCGCACATGTGAGCCCGATCGGCTGGACATGTTATCTAAAGTCGTGGTCTGAGACCGGCGATGGGATGCTGCTGGTCATGGAGGCGATGCGTGAGCGCGGCTACCTGGTGGAACTAGTCAGCCACGCTCAAACGCTCCCTGCCTACATCTGGGGGGTTGAGTTCGCAGATGTCGAGAGGTCGTATGAGACCGCATACAGCGCATCAGCGCCGATGGCCGTCGCGAAGGCCGCAAAGCGGGCGTTGGAAGATAGCGTGAGAGGGGACCGGCAATGACTGACGCTTCGCGTGAAGCCAGAACGACCGGGCCTTGAACGTCATCTTCCTCGACATCGACGGCGTGCTGAACACGCCCGAGACCCCAACCCGCACGCGCGACGGGCGTTTCCTCGGCCTGGACCCCGTCTTAGTCGCGCGGTTCTGTGAGCTGCTCGCGCGGACGGACGCGAGGGTCGTCCTGTCGTCGACGTGGCGCGGGGTTCTAGAGCTCTACGACATAGTGGCCGCGGCCGTGCCGGTCATGGACGTGACCCCGTATTTCCCAGGAGAGATGCGCGGGACCGAGATCGCTTCTTGGCTGGGCTCTCACCCAGACGTCGAGCGATACGCGATCATCGACGACGACCGAGACATGCTGCCGTCGCAGATCGCATTCTTCACTGACTACAGCGAGGGGTTGACAGACGGGATCGTCGAGCAGATATGCGCGCACTTCGAGAGGGGAACGCGGTGACGATCTACGTCGACGCCATGTACGCGCGGTTCGGGCGCATGAAGATGTCGCACATGATCACGGACGGAGACGACGATGAGCTGCACGCGATGGCCGACGCGATCGGGGTCGCGAGAAAGTGGTACCAGGGAGATCACTACGACGTCTGCATGTCTAAGCGCCGGCTCGCCGTGGCGCGGGGAGCGCTTGAGATCGGACCGCACGAACTGGGCGCGTGGCTCAGGAATCGCCGCAAGGACGGGAGAGCGCACCGTGGCTAAGCGCTGCGCCGGCGGGTTCCCAGATCGCGGCGACCAGTGCGACAGCCCTCCCGGCCCGAGGAACCCGGTCTGGTGCGACGCGTGCGACGTGATCCGCATGGAACACTTGGACGGGCAGATGAAAGCGCTCGCCGAAAAGTTCGGGATGAAACCGAGCGATGAACGGCGATGAAACCACCAGGATACATCGGGCGGATCACCGTGGACGACGGCACTGGGTTCGACGTGTTCCTGTGTCCAGTCTGTCGCATCCTGCTGTGGGACGACGCCGCGTGCCCCATCTGTCTGCTGCGCGAAGAGGTACGGACACTGGAGCGGAGACGGATCGGTCACGAGCCGCCCGCTCTTCGGTTGTAGAATGACGCTAACATCAAAATAGGGGAGAAAGATGATGGCCGAAGGCTGGATCGATCGAGAACGCGACAAGCTGGCGCGGGCGCTCTTTGGGAAAGACGCGAAGGACCTCTCGGTGAGCGCGCTCATGCCCATCTTCAACTTTCAGGCCGCCCTCGAGCGGATGGTCGAGCGCGGGTGCGCTTGCAACGGAGACACGTTCGACAGTCACCAGGAGACGTGCCTCGTGGGGAAGAATTCTCATGAGTGAACAAGACAAGCGCTGCGCCAGCTACGAAGACCACGAGCGCAGTCTGTTTCACCGACACGTTGGGCCGATCGCGCCGCGTCCGAATCTGCGATTTCGCACTCGCGACGGGTGCTCTGGTGCGGCCTGCACAGAGTGCGCGCCGCGCGTCGGGATCTGCGAAATCGTCGAGATCGATTGCGACGGGATCCCGCTCGATCGGAGCGTGTGGACCGAGGGCGACATCATTGGAGACTTGATCAGGTGGGCGCCCGAGACCGCAGACGTGAGAATGAAGCGATGACGTACACGCCGCCGACGGCTGAAGCGCGTGCCGCGATCATCAAGCTAGCGGCTATCCCTTGCTTTTTTGAGATCACGGTCGGCGGGCTGATCGACGCCTGTACTGCGTGTCGGCTCGACATCGACGCTAAAGACATGGAGATCGTCCGTCAGAAGTCGTTGATAGATAGGTTGGGCAGAGCGCTCAGGTCGGCAAAAGCGGAAGTCTCTCTGCATTTCGTGCCGATGCCAGAATGGCACGCGCTGCTCGCCGAAGCGGGCATTGAGGAGAGCGAAGAGTGATCCTCCGCATGCTCGTCGTCTTTGTGGTCGCCGTGGGGTTAACTGCGATGGGGGCGTCGCATCGCCTCCCGGTCATCGCCGACGCGCAGGTCTCAGACGCGACCGTCGCCGCGTCTCCGACTGTCGTGACGTCTACGCCCGCGTCCACAGTCTTGCCCGCGTCCACGGTCGCGCCGATGACCGCCGTCCCGTCTGCCCAGGTCTCGCCCGCATCGAGCCCGATCTCGACGCCCACGCGGATTTCTGCGCCGAGCCAGATCGCCTCTTCGACGCCGCCCGTTTCTACGGCGACTCCGACGCCGCAGAACGCGAACGGTTCGTTCTGCTTCACGTACAACAATCCCGGCGCGGCGATAGCGGACACCGTCAAGCGCATGGGCGCCGCCTATTATTCGGTCAACCTCCCCGGCGAAGAATGGGCGCTGGCCGTGCTGACATCGATATCATCGCTGCTCTCGGCCATCCCGTCGGGACCACAGATCTGCGTCCCGATCCCAGCGGCACGATAGGAGATATTTGAATTGGCGATGCGACAGGCGACCTGCTATATCCCCGCCTGCGACGGGTGCGGCGTCGAAGACGAGGGCGGAGACTATCTCGTCCATTTCGCGAGCGAGAGCGTAGCGCTCGATCAGTGTCGTGAAGGCCCGGAAGAATTCTGGAGAGTACGCGATGTCGACGGCGCGACGAAACTGTTCTGCGAGACGTGCGATCCGGGCGACGCGATCGAGAGCGGAGATGCCTGACGGCATGTGGACCGCTATTGCTATATTCGTCACGGCTTCTGTCGTCGGAGACATCGGATACCATTCTGCGGCGACGATCCTCGTGATATTGGGGATCGCGAGGCTGTTCGATGACTGAGTCAGACGCAGACCTGATCGCGCGGATGCTCAGTGGGGCGTCTCCGGCCCCTGATGCCACGTCTATGGCGACCGATATACGGTCCCTCGCTCAGCGGCTGAGAGAGGCGGCCGGTCAGCTCGAGCTCTGTCGAGCGCAGCGCGATGAGATGACGAGGCTGGCGCTCGGACGCGCCGGAGAGATCGACGCGCTGCGGATTGAGATATCGGATCGAGCACCGAAGAGCGCGCTGTGAACGCCGCGCCGCGCGACATGATGCTCGTCGAACTCGCCACCGACGAGGCGAAGTTTCGCGAAGCCAACGACGAGCACGCTTCCCTCAAGACGGTCGCTGAGATGCGGCTCAAGCAGTCTGAAGCCCTGCTCGACTACTTGGAAAATTACGCGGCGAAGCATCCTGACGAGCTGACCGACGATCAGAGAGAAGAAATCCGGCGTGCCCGTGTCCAGATGGGAGAGATCAGGCCGTCGCTCTGTCGCCTGAAGCCCGTGCGTCAGAAGGGGAAGTCCGCGTGACTGACGAGACGACTGAGCTCCTCGCCGCGGCATTTCACCGAGTCGCGTTCTTCTTCATGGTCGGCGAGCGCTTCCCGCGGATCCCGGCGTCAGTCGGAGACCTGGCGATAGAAGCGTCGTCATTTCCAGGGTTCCACACGTACTTTGAGCGGATCGGATTCATCGTCGATCTAGACAGAGACGATCCCTTCGGGCCCGTGACCGTCGAGCAACTCGACGGCGCGCGCTTGAGATGGGAGAACAGCGAATGGATCGCGATGCCAGAAGGTTGCACGGGCGAGATAAGACGCGCGATGGACAGTGCGCGTGCGCGCTGGAGGAAGATCTCGTGAGTCACAACGTCTGCGGAGAGAACCACGGCGGCGAGTGCGACGAAGAGTGCTATCAGCTACTGCGAGACGCCTGCGTCTGTCGGGAGTTCCTGGTGTCTCAGGGGAGACACGCGAAGTTCTGTCCGCTGGCGCGGGCCGCAGAGCGATCTCTCCGAGCGACCGCTCTTCGGGTTTTTCTGGTGAGACGCCGAAGCTAGGCTGTGGGCGGAGGACGCTGCCGTGTCGATGGATCCCTTCGCGCTCCGGCGCGCCTGGCCGACGGGCGCCGACCGCGTCAAGGCCTGGCAGATCAAGTGTGACGGCTGCGGGCTGATGCGCCCGCCGCTCTTCACGCGAGCGGGAGTCCTCACGGACGCGACGCTGAGGTTCGAGGCCAAGATCTCGGGGTGGGAATCGACAGAGAGCGGAGCCGACTACTGTCCGAGGTGTTCGGCGCGACGCCCGCGCGGGATGACGCGAGGCTGATGGTTGGGAACAGGCTCTCGCCAGACCTTCCGAGGCGCGCGTGTCACAGGTGCGAAAAGACCTACGCTCCGTCGCAGTCGACGTCTGCGCTCCCGCTGACGTACTGCGGGTTCTTCTGCGAGAAGGGAGACCTGGGCTACGGGATGGACGGCCTCGAGAGCATGAGGTTCACGCTCGAGAAGAACGTCGCCGACGGGATCAGGAAGGCCATCGAAGAGGCGGAGTCGACGCGGTCGTCGCGGTAGATTCAGTGTGTGAACGCGGCGCTGGATGAGGACGCGGGGGCAGTCTTTCGCGGGAACCATCGACTGGAGGCTTGGGAGACCTGGGGCCCCGGGGCGTTCGCGTGCTTCATCGTCGACTCTCCCCCTGTCTCAGGCGCGGTCGACACGGCGTTCGGCAAGTGCAGGCGTGTCGCGCGAAAGTGGGGACTCGACGGGCTCATCGTCGTCGCGCTGTGGTCTCTCCGCGGCTACTCTCCCGGAAGCGACTCAGGAGAAGACCCGATGACAGACGGGTGCGACGCGACCATAGACGCGGCCGCGTTCGGGACATCGCTCCGAGGGGGACCGGTGGTCGCGTGCTGGGGGCTGGCGGCGCACAACACGCCCAGAGCCGCCGAAGTCGCCGCGCGGCTCGGCGGGCGCGGCGTCGAGCTCGCGGCCGTGGCGATCACCGGCCACGGCGCTCCCGCGCACGCGTCGGCGCGCGTGCGAGTCCTCTCGGGACCTATCCCGTTCGCCTATTCGCCCCCCAGACGGCGCTATTTCCCCGATCGCGCGGGGATCTGACCATCAGTTCTGTCGTACTAAGATACGGGCGTGACGCTCTCTACAACATCGACTAGGGTCGTCGGCATCGACGAAGCCGGTCGCGGAGCGTGGTCTGGCCCACTCGTCGTCGGCGCTGCGGTCGAGCCCGACGGCGTCCCGCCGTGGTGGGGACAGCTCGACGACAGCAAGCTCCTCTCGCCGCGCCAGCGCGAAGGGCTCTATTCGCTCATGCTCCGCGACGGAGTCAGGCACGCGCTCGGATGGGTCTCGGCGTGGGAGATCGACGGGCGCGGCATGCAGTGGGCTTTCAGAGAGGCCGTCAGGCGGGCGCTGTTCGCGCTCGGTCCCATCGAGGGCGGCCGCACGATCCTCGACGGAGACACGACCGCGGGCGTGGCAGACGAGTGCCTCATCGGGGCCGACAAGGTCGTCCCCGCGGTGTCCGCGGCGTCGATCGCGGCGAAGGTGTCACGCGACCGCTACGTGACCGAGGTCGACGGAGCGCTCTGGCCAGAGTACGGGTTCGCCGCGCACAAGGGCTACGGCACGGGCGACCATCGGAACCGCATCGCGGAGCACGGATCGGCGATGGTCCACAGGCGATCGTTTAAGCCGCTGCGGGGGACGCGCGTCACCGAGCGCATGGCGCGCCCGCGCTACAGGCTCGGCAGCCTGTCGATCGACCACGCCGGGACGCCGCTCCTGACGCTCAGGGGCGAGAAAGACGCCGACCGCGACGCCGTCCGTCACGGAGACCTCCGGCAGCGGCAGGTCTATCCGCTCGATCAGCAGGCCATATCTCACTTCACGCTCCATCCGGCGTTCGCCTCGGGCGCAACTGCCGCAGAGACGCGCTACGAGATGGCGCGCGTCTTCAACGCGTGGGAGATGATGAAGAGCGTCGACGACAGGTTCTGGAGGTACCAGTGAGCGTGCTCCAGACGGTCAAGAGCCGCCTTACGATCGTCCTGTCCTATTTTCCCTTATCGGCCGGCGCTCATCCGAGGTAGATTGTATTGAACGACACAGCAACGATACGGAGCAAGGCGATGGACCTGTTCGGAACAGAGGCAGAAGCGCTGTCGCGCGTCAGAGAAATGCGACTGGAGTCGATCGAGACGGCGATCGGCGTCCCGGCGAAAGCGTGGGCGGGTCGATGCTACGAGATCGCGTGTCGCGCGGTGCGCGCGAAGGCCGTCGACGGATCCCCCAGGTACGGACACTGGCTCGGCCCCGTGGCGAAGGGGATTCGGTTCGACAACTCCTACCCGTTCCAGCGACACGGGTGGATCGAGAAGGGCGACGGGGCGATCGTCGACCCGACGCGGTGGGTGTTCGAGGGCGCGCAGCCGTACGTCTACGTGGGGCGCAACGACCACTACGACGCGGGCGGGAACAGGCTCAGGGAGTCCATGGAGCGACCGTGCCCGCCGTTCATGCCCGACGACCAGTCGTTCACGGTGCGGCTGCCCGCCGAGGTGGAGGGCATGCTGCCGCCCAACGCGTTGACGTCGTTCGCCAAGGAGTCGGCGACGGTGTCGTTCCCGCAGCTCGTGTGGCTCGCGAACCTGTCGCTGAACCGGCTCGGAGACTTCGCCCGGCCCGTGTACCGCGAGATCGAGCGGGTCGGGATGCGGGCGCTCATCCCGCTCGACAACAGGACCGCCGTGCTCGGCGAGAAATAGGGGGACGGGCGATGGGCGCGAAGCTCAACGACGCGATGTTCCCCGGCGGCAGGCGGCGCCGTCAGATCAGTCGCAGATACGACGCCGTCGCGTTCGCGAAGACCTGCACGACGTGTTGGATTGGGTTCAGGGCCCAGAGGCCAGACGCGCGCGACTGTCCGGCGTGTGAAGACCTGATCGACATGTTGTCGGGACTGCGACGGCGCAGCCGCGACGGGTACGCCGCGCTCGTCGAATCGATGCATCGGGGGCTCGCGCGATGAAGAGGGGACGGCGGGACGCGGCCAGCAAGCGACCGCGGGTGGCGCTCAAGAAAGTCGTGTGGCGCGCGGCGATCGCGCGGGTCGGCCGAGATCGCGACGCCACCGCGCTGGGGAAGGAAGCGCTCGCCGACGCGATCGCCGGGTACAAGACGCCGGCGCCGCTCGCTCTCGATTTCGATGCGCGTCGCGAGCCGATCGGGCGGGTGCTGTCCGTGAGCATGGAGGGAGACACGGTCTTCGCCGACGTGGAGGTGGACGAGGACTTCGCCGGCCTCGCTCTCCGTCCCGCTTTCCAGATGAGCCTGCTGGCCGCTGAGTGGAAGCTGTCGGCGATCAGCGCGACGTCGCGTCCGGGTCCGCTCCCCGAAAGGAGATAGACATGTTCGAACAGACCGACATGGTGTGCGAGAAGCACCCGTTGACCGAGTGGCCGCACGACGGGTGTCTCGGTCCGGGCATGCCGATCGGCGCGGGGATCGACTGGGTCCGCGGCGTCCTGGCCAACAGCGCGAACGGCGGCTACGCCTTCTGGCAGATCATGAAGCGCGGCGTGGCGATCCCGCGGCGACCGTGGTGCTGCTACATCGATCAGATCACGCGCGAGGGCTGTACGAGCGCGGCCGAGTGGAACATCTCGTGGCCGTTCATGGACGAGGCGCTCGCGCCGGGAGGCGTCCGCGATCCCTACGCGGCTGACACGCAGGCCTGTTCAGACCACTTCGGGCACCTGATCCCAGACGGAGTGCACAGTCTCGAAATAGAACGCGTCAAAACGACGCAGGAGGCACGATAATGGGTACGCGACAACAGGACCTATTCGTCATCTTCGACGGGCCCCCGGGCCCCACGTCGGGGCGCTTCGTCGAAGTCGAAGACGCCGCCGGTCAGTCCCACAGACTGGGCGAATGGGAACAGCGCCTTGACGGAGAGTGGACGCTTGGCCCGATCGCCGCGTTCGACGACGCGTGCCTGATGAAGGTCAAGCCCGGAGAACCGATCTTTGTGCTGCGGGCGCAAGACCTGCTCTCGCCCGTGTTCGTGCGCGGTTGGGCGCTCGCCGCACAGGCTGTCGGGCTGCCGAAGGAGAGGTTCGACGAGGCGATGGCCTGCGCCGCGGCGATGGAGGCGTGGCCGAACAGGAAGATGCCGGACTGATGGTCAAGACACCGATCCAAGTCTCCGCCTATGACGTGCGTTGGGTGGCGCAGACCGTGCACAACGCGTATCACCAGCCGCCCGAGGGGCGAGGTGGCGTTTGGCAGGACTGCTCCAAGACGGTCTGCCGATGGGCGATCCAGTTGCTGACAAAGCACGACGTAGATGTCGCTGCGCCGTTCGACGCGGCTTTCTCAGAAACGGATCACAACACTCACTCCGAGACGCGGAGATAGCGAAAGAGGAGATTCAAATGACAGAAGACCGGATCAGGCTCGGACAGGTCGTTCGCGATCGGATCACCGGATATGAGGGCACCGTGGTCGCCATCACTCACTGGCTGTACGGATGCACCAGGTTGGTCCTTCAAGCCAGTGGGCTGCACGAGGGAAAACCGATCGAATCATATGCGTGCGATGAACCACAGTGCGACATCGTCAATAAGGACGCTCCAGAACCCGCAGCGCCGCGCCATGGAGATCGCCCACGCGTCAGTCGACACGCGGACCCATCGCGGTGACGGAGGCGACGATCTCAGATTGCGCGTGTGGCAGATCGCTGCACTACAACGATCCTGAGATCGGCGCGATCATCCGCGACATCTCAGACACGAACGGCGAGTTCATAACCATCAACATCGGCGAGCGCGCGTTCAAGGTGCAGCGCCACTACATCGCACTCCACGGCATCAAAGCGCAGGACCTCCTGGCGGCGCGCGTGCCGTGCGAGGAGATAACGGAGAAGAGCGAATGAATCCCATATGCGTCACGCACGCGTGCGAGTTCAAGATCCACAAGAACGGCTTCGACGTCCTCGAGAAACACGCTGACGATCGCCCGTACCGCGTGAGGTCGGGAGACGCGTACGTCTGTCCCGTGGGCGGCGAGTCGATCGTGTCCGGCTTCGGGAGCCCGATCTATCCCGACCATCCCGCGTTCGAGCGCGACGCTGGACACGCAGACCTCACCGTGGCGGTGGCGTAGTGTCCGCCGACCTGCACATCCACGTCTACCGAGGGCTGACCGAAGACGACCTGCGAGCGTTCTTCGCCAACACGATGGGTTCGAAATACTTCGCAGGCTGGGACAACCTTACGGACACACCCAAAGAGCGCGCGTACGAGAAGATCAGTAGAACGCCCGATTTCTGGATCGGTGAGGTGTCGTGGCTGAAGGCCGCGCTGTTCGATGACGGAGCACAGTTCATCCCGTCCACCGTGCAACTGGTGCACGACGCGATCGGCGAAGACCTTCCCGTACTGACCGACGAGCTCGTGGGCGAGATCGTCGCGGCGTTCGACGCTCCGAACGACACGGGCTACAGGCTCGCCAAGCGCGGCGACGTCGAGCGCTTCCTCGCCGAACACGCGGGCGAGAGGCTCTTTACGGTGAGCTGGTGATGGATATTTTATCGTTGAACAGTCGGAGACATCGGTGGGCCGTGTGCGGCCCGCGTGAGATGGCGGTCGTCCGCCTTCCCGCCGATGAATGGCGCGCGATGCGCGACCTGATGCAGCGCTACGCCGACGACGTCGCCGCGTGGGGCGGATCGGTCGCCATCGCCGAGGACTTCCTCAACGCTATCGACACGCTGGACATCGAGGACGAGCCGTGAAGCCGATCCTCTCTCGCGATCTTTACGTGGCGGTGCTCGTGATCCAGGTGTTCGCGCTTGGAATGATCGCGACGCTGATCGCGAGCGCGATGTTCTCGCCTGCGACCGCCGCCGCGTTTGGAGTCTTCTTGAGCGCCGTCGTCGTCGTCGCGTCGTGTGTCGCGATATACTTGCGCCACAGAGCGCGTGAACAGAGCGCGCGCCGTTGAACAGGGCTCTCAAACACAGACGGCCACGAGTCGTCACGATCGAGATCTGTCTTCGCCACAGACCGCTGCGGCTGGACTATGCGGCCTGGCACGAGGAAGCCGAGCGTCGCCACTCGGCGGGTCGGAAACAGAAGCGGTGTCCAGACTGCGAGCACTGGTTCTGGAGCGACGAGATGGGATCGAAGCGATGATTTAAACGATTCACTCAGTCATCCATCGACATACATCTCAGAGCATCGATCTACAGGAGGTCCCAATGGCTTGGATAGGTTTCGTCATCTTTTTCACGCTCGCGCTCGGTGGGGCGATCGCCTTCGCGCGATTCTACGACGCCGAACCCAGACCCACAACGGGCGAATATGGGAATGCCATTGCGCCAACCGACACGCGCCCGTGGACGCGACGCATTAGGCGTTACTCGGTCATCGCGTACGCCGTGCTCGTGGCGCTCTTCTCGTTCCTCTTTTCGGTCAACGTCATCCAAGCGGGAGACGTCGGCATCGTCTATCAGTTCGGCTCGATCGTCGGACAGCGGGACGCGGGGTTCCAGCTCACCTTCCCGTGGCAGAGCATCACGACTCAGAGCGTCCAGGTCCAGCGGTTCTCGAACAACGGCGAGAAGGACCAGCCGTACGTCGGCTTCTCGAAAGAGACCCAGGACGTCTTCATCAGGGCCACGGTCAACTACTCGGTCTCGCCGGACGCCGTCCAGAACCTCTATCGCACGGTCGGCAGCGATTGGTTCAACAAGCTCGTCGCCCCGAGAGTGCAGAACTTTCTCAAGGAAGAGACCGTCAAGTACTCTGTTACAGACATCGCGCCGCAGCGCGAACAGATCCGCCTCGCCGTGAAACAGCGGCTCATCAACGAGCTGAAGCCCTACTCGATCACGGTCCAGGACTTCCTCCTCGACAACGTCGACTTCGACCAGTCGTTCAAGGATTCTATCCTCGCAAAACAGCGGGCCGTCCAGGACGCCGAAGCGGCCAAGAACAAGGTCGAGCAGACGAAGGCAGAAGCGCAGCAGGCCGTCGAGCAGGCGACGGGTCAGGCGAACGCGGCCGTCGCGTTGGCCACCGGTCAGGCCAAAGCGAACGACCTGCTCAACGCGTCGCTGACGCAGAACGTGCTCGAATACGCGGCCATCAACAAGTTCTCGCCCAACGTCCAGATCGCGCTCATCCCGTCTGGGCAGGGGCTCATCTTGGACCCGTCGACGTTCCTGAAGCCGGTGACGGCGGGGAAGTGAACGCAGAGATCCTCAGCGGTCCCTTCCGCCACGGCGTCCGCGCCGATGGGCGGGAGGGACGCTGCAACAGGCCGGGCTGCCCGGGTTCGCACGCGTATGCGTTCGACAACGCGCACCCGATCTACAGTTCGGACGGCGCCTTGAAGCACTACAGCGCCTGCAGACGGGCAGACTGTAAGATAGCGCGATGAGAAAGAGGCTGGGGATTCTCTCAACGCTCCGCCAGGGTAGAGTATCGCGAAGCACGGCGGTAACGCGCCGGTCGAGGAGAAGACGCACAATGTTGTATGCGAACGGACGCCCGACGATCGGGCTGATCGAGCCGGTGCACGCGCCGGCGCCGACAGAGAGAGAGCCCTGAGGGCGGCACTGTGCGCTGCGACGTTGACCGTGGCGCTGCTCGCGATGGCCTGCCAGGCCGTCGGAGAAAGAGAAGATCAACAGGAAATTCGCGTGGGGACCGATCGCGCCCTGTCGGCGTCCACGCCCATCGAGGCAACGGCGCCCGTGGGGGAGACGCCGACGATGCCGAGCGTGCCGGCGACGGTCAGCGCAGAGACGGGCGCGGTCGACGCGGCCAGCGCTGGGGTCGCTTCGCCGATCTCATCGAGACCGACGGCCGCGGTATCTGCGACTGTCACAGTAGAAAACAGAGTCTTGGCGGTCGCCCATTACCTGCGCGGGACGCCTCTCGAGGGCGAGGCCGCGATGCTCGTGAGAGTGGCCGCAGACTTCGACATAGACTGGAGGACGCTCCCGGCGATCGCGATCAGAGAATCGTCGGGCGGGGCAGCGGCCTGTGGTTTCAACGCGTGGGGGCTCGGCAACTGCGAGGGCCCGGCGTTCTCGTCGTGGGAAGAAGCGGCGCGCGCATCGGCGAAGCTCTTCGTCGAAGTGGGGGGACGCGACGACCCGTATTACGCGCTGCGCGTGTGGCAGGCGGGCGGAAACGGCGCCGCGGCCGGCGGGGGACTGTCCTACGCCACCGAGGTCGCTCAGATGATGGACGCCATGGGCCCGGCGTGATGGGACGCGCATTCGACGCTCTCCTGTACTAAAATAGAATACACGAGGAGGCGCGATGCCAGACTTCACGATCAATCCCGTGCGGAGCACGTTCCACGTGCGCGAGTACCGCATCGTCAGCGTCGACTTGGACAAGTACTACGGTCGCGTCTTCACCGACCACGATTCGCGCGGGTGGATCGCAGTCGACGTAGACGACGGTGAGGCGTCCGGGTTCACCAACAAGCATCGGGCGGCAGCCCACCTGTTCGGGCTCGGCGGCAAGGCGTGGAAGTGGTGATCCTCCAGAGAGTCTCACGTGGTAGGATCCCCCGAGACTAAAAACCGAGGAGATCAAACCCGTGAAGATCGCGACCGTCGAGACGGGCAAGGGCACAGACCTGGAGAGCGCGCTGGCGTACGCCACGCCGCGCGCGAGAGAGCACATGCTCGTGGGCATGGACGAGCTGCGGATCGACGGCGATTCGGGCGAGCTCGTCTACGGTGACGGGCGCTACACGATGACGGGCAGGGCCGCCGAGCGACTCGCGGGACGCTTGGGCATCAACCCGCGCTACGCTCTGAAGATCCCCAACGACCTGGCGGCGACCAACTTCAACACGTTCCTCGAGACTGCCCAAGGCCACGCTCAGATGTGCGTCGAGGTCAGACCAGACGGCGAGCACGTCGTGACCGGGTTCCTCCGCGAAGGGACGATGCCAGTCGAGCCCATCCAGCTCATCGAGGCGTTGGGAGACAGGCTCAACGACAACCTCAGGCTCCACACGTGGACGTCGAACGACGCCGGCCTCATCTTTCGCACGGGCTGGCAGTCGATGGCGGTCGAGCCGCGCGTGGGAGACATCGTCTACGGCGGCGCAGACGTCACTCTCTACGAGGACGAAGACGTCGCGCTCTCGACGCGCGGGATACTCTTGCGGCTCATCTGCACGAACGGCGCGACGACGCCGATCATGTCGTCGGTCCGTCGGAGCGTGCGGCGCGACATGGGCGCGGACCCCGCCGCGCGGATCCAGACGGCGCTCGACGCGGGCGAGGACGCTGCTCAGATCGCTCACGGCGCGTCTGAGAACCTCCGGCGCATGACGACCATGGAGCTCGCTGACATGCCCGTCGAGTTCGAAGACCGGGTGGGATACGTCGGGCTCGCCTGCCGAGCGATCGCCTCTCGACCGATCCGTGGCACGGCGAACATCGAGGCCGTGGCCGAGGCGATATCGACCGAAGAACGCACCCTCTACGGCCTCTACAACGCGATCACGCGGATCGGTCGCGACGCCGTGTGGGACCGTCGGCGCGAGCGGTACGAGTCGGCGGGGCTGTGCCTGGCAGTCGACCCGGACCCCGTGGCCGCGGCGCTGCTCGAGTTCGACTCAGAAGACTGATCTGAGCGTTCTGGATGGTCAAGAGCGGCCGCGACGCCGTTCAGTCGGGGAATCCTGCCGGATCGGACGGTATCCTATACGCGTGGATGAAGAGGCGTCGCCGTGACGACAGACGCGATCGCTCGACTGCTCGCCGAGCTCGGGTTCACGGTGACGGCTCAGGACGGCGACGCGGTGATCGCCACGGTCACCGATCCCGTCCGAGACTCGGTCCTGGTCATGGCCGTGCTCGCGAGCTTTGGCGCCCACCTCAGTTCCATCAACTACGGGAAGAGCGTCAGCGGGATGTTCGACCCGCTGCGCCGAAGCGCGACCGTGGCGGTGACGGGGATCGGTGACGCCGACATCGTCCGCGGCGCCACCGTCAAGAAGCCGGCGGCGAACGCGCGCGTCGGCGGGGACAATTATATCCACTCGACGTTCGATCACGCCGTGACGGCGTGCGGTCGGGCCGCGAGCTACGTGTACCGGACAGAACCGGGACCCGTCGACTGTCCTGAGTGCGCCGAGTGGGCGCGAAGGATCATCGCCGCCGTCGGCGCCACCGGACCAGAGGGTCGGATGGCCATCGCCAAGATGGCGGTGAGGCGCGCCGAGTACGAGGAGCGCATGGGCGACTGAAGAGAGAGCCCGTGTTCTTCTTCCACTTTGTGTACTAAAATAAGGGCATCACAACAAAGGGAATAAGCAGATGCCGACCAATACGCTCACGCGACCGAGCGCGAAGACGCCGAGATCCAAGAAGAAATCGCTTCCCAAGATCCGCAAGCCCCTCAGCAGCGCGACGCGCGCCGCCCTGCAGCCGCTCATCGTCAAGCTGAACGAGGCCAAGACCCAGAAAGCCGCGGCCGAGAAAGAACACGACGCGGTTCGCGACCAGATCGTCGCGATCGTCCGCGATCGGCAGCTGCCGATCGTGGGACCGAAGTCCGAGTACCTCAACTCGAACACCATCGACAAGGCGCTCTGCGTCACCCGCCCCGAGCCCAAGCTCACCGTCGACCCGACCAAGCTCTTCGAAGCCGTCGGGCCCGCCGTGTTCTTCAAGGTCTGTCGGGTGCTCAAGGTCGACTTCAACCTCGCGATGTGGGAAGTCCTCAAGGAGCAGGAGATGGTCACCGACGAGCAGCTGACCAGGTCGCTGCCCGACGAGGACCCAGACGCTAAGGACTCGATCACGATCTCGCTCGCCGCGATCCAGAAATAGCGGATCGCGCGGGCGATCTCGACCGCGACGACCGAACACTGAAGGAGACGAAAGCATGGCAGACACGTGTAGCCACGGGTTCATCGATCCGCTCGCGTTGGATGCGCTTCTCTCTGAGATGCGCGACATCACCGGTGCAGAATGCGTCGAGGTGCGCATCTCGCGATCTCCGACGGGGACCGGCGCAGTCCTGTGGGTGAACACGGAGAAGGGGTGCGTCCTGCGGATCTGCCGGGTCAAGGAGCTGAACATCGAGGACGAGAGGAAGACGCGATGAGCCGAGAAGCGCGGCGCGCGCCCAAGAACTTCAACTGGCCGCTGCACGAGGTCTGGTGGGGGTACGTCCTCGATCCGATGCCGTGCCAGGAACGGTTCGAGGACGGCGACCACGCCGAGTGTCAGGTCTGCGAGGGTGAAGGCCGCGTCTACTCCAGGATCGAATGTCCCGCGTTCGCCGTGAACGACCAGACTGACGGGCAGAAGCGCCGCGCTGAGCGCCTCGACTACGGCTGGCAGATGTGGGAGACGACGAGTGAGGGTTCACCGACGTCTCCCGTGTGCGACTCGCCCGAGGAGCTCGCGCACTGGCTGACCGACAGCGGCGCTTCGACGTTCGCGGGCATGACGACCACCTACAAGAGATGGCTCGCGATGATCCGGGCCGGGAGCAGCGTCGCGTCCACGGTCGCGATCGGCGATCAGCTGGTGTCTGGAGTCGACGCGGTCTCAGATGTCTAGGGTGAGGCGAAGGATCTCATCGATCAGATCTGCGACGTGACGAACCTCTCGACAGAGACGGTCAGTCGGCCAGATCGGCTCTCGCGTGATAAGATTGTCCCAACAGCAACGGGACAGGGATGTCGCATGCGGGTCAACGATCTAGTCAACGACGCGCTCTTGAGATGGGCCGGTCTGCACGCGGGCGAGAAGAACTCCTGGGAATTCAATGAACAGCGCCGGGACCTGAACGCAAGCCGGGACCTCGATCCCACGGGCCTGACCGCGTTCATGATGGTCCGCGGCCTGCTCGAAGAGTGGCTGAAAGATCGGACGTTCACCGGCCTCGATATCGTCACCGATTTCGCCGACGTCTCCGAGAAATTAGCGCCCGCGCGCGCGCTCAGAGAACTGCTGGAAGACCCCCAGATCGCGGCGATCAGCGACGCGTTCGTCGACAAACTCAGGGACGCGGCGAAACACTACGCTCTGTCTGAGGGACGGGCGCTGGCATTCGAGGACCTCCTGGCAGACAAGTACGACCTCGCTTACGTCCGCCGAGACGCCCTCCGGTCTATGGAGCGTCTCGCTGCGCACCAGTTCGTCCAGGGAGAGCCAGACGCCGCTCCGCTCAAGTTCAACCCCGAGATCTTCGAGTTCTGGAACGTGAACTCGCTGCTCAGGGCGATGATCGGACAGAAGGAGTCTGGCATCACTCTCTGCCTCATCAGGGACCCCGAGTTAGAATTGGCCTCGTACTTCGTTTTCGCGGTGCGCAACGGCGAGACCCTGACGATCCTCACCGACCGGGAAGAAGGGCCTCATCCCGCCTTCAACAGGATGTCAAGGCGCCCAGACAGGAACTTTGAAAGACGAGCGGCGAAGCACTGGTTTCCGTACCACTTGCTCGATCTTGAGCGGACGCCGGACGACGAGTACCTCAAGGTGAAAGCGCGCAGCGCACTGGTGCCGATCGACGCGAAAGCGGTCGTGCTGGCTTGCGTCGGAGACCTCTATCCAGAAGAGTTCGTCTGGCTGACGCTCGTCTTTGAGCTGATCCTCGACCGCTACGGTCGGCAGAACGCCCTCCTTCCTGAGGTCTCCTACACCGGTGAGATGGTGGTCGCGCCCAACGCTCTCATCGGCGAACACGGCGCCCTGGCGGTCGCGGAACGGTACACGCCGCTTGCCATGGCCTCACTCACCAGGAAAGACGTGACCGCGAAGACGACCAGAAAGCAGTGGGCCAGAGAGCCCGTGCTCTGGAACCGGTGGATGATCGAGCGCTACGGTGATCAAGTCCCAGACGAAGTCCTCAATCCGGTCGGAGAGGGTGCTCGCCTCATCGTTGAAGCCGCTGTCGACGCGCTCGCGCTCGATCCCGCAGACCGTCGCCTCGCGCTCTTCGAGAAGAAGCCAAGGCGCGTAGAAACGCTCTCTCCGGTCACCTTTGGGACGCGCGACAAGCTCGAGAAAGACAGGCTCTGGGTGGCGCGCGTGAACCAGATGCGGACCATCGACAGGCTCGCCAGAGACGAGTACGAGCGCGAGAATAAAGCGATCCGCGCCTGGTGCAAGGAACGCCTCAGCGCTAACCGCGAGGCGCTCCTCGACGCCGCAGCGTGCGGCGAATTGCTCGGGCCGCGTCAGTCGTTCTGGGAAAAGGGAACGATCGGATTTTTGCACGGGTACGCCAAAGAGGAGCGCACAAACCTGCTCTCGCAGCGCGTCGATCGGCCAAACGGGGGCGGGTACGCGGACTTCGGCGTCGACGAGGGCGAGACGCCCGCGCTCTACTCTCACGTCGCGCCGACATGTCCGGGAGCGTTGGCCATCCTGTACGGCGTGGCCGAAGAAGACCTGCCGTGGCCCCTGAGGCACTGGTACCCCGACGAGCCGTATAGGGGGAACTCGATCCTGGAGCGTCTTGACCCCGAGGACTGGATCCTTAAGAATCCGTGGAGAGGGATTGGCCTCTCCCTCCGTATCGCGCAGTCTCGCAGTGCCTACAACGCGCGCCGCAAGGCTCTAGGGTTGCCGCTCAAGCGGCTGCCAGAGCCTCCGCCGAAAGATGATGAGAGATGGCGATGATCGACGCGCGTGGAGACCGAGTGATGGTGCTCTATCGGGGGTCGTGGCCGCTCTACATGGATCGAGGCGTGGTGGTCGCCTTCTATCAGACGCGCGTCGAGGTCCAATTCGATCAGGTCGTCGGCGCGCAGCGTGGCGATCCGAAGCACCTGAGGCGGCTGCCGTGAGCGCTCGCGACGAGGCAGACGTGGCGATCGGCCTCGAAGAAGCGCGTCGCTTGAACGCGGGAGAGACGATCCTGATTGACTATGCCTCGGATCGGTACGGCGTGGACAGCTCTGTCGCCGTCGCGCTGAGCATCGAGGCCATAGAATGCGATGCGCTCAGAGGCGCGGTCCTGCGGGCAGCGCTCCGCGTGACGACGGCCTTCCAGAAGGCGAACGAATCTGGCGAGAGAAGCGTCCAGGTCTATGTCACTGACGACGCCGCGTCGCCGATCGGGCGGCTGGTGCTGGCGGCGCGCCGTCTCGAAGAGTTCGAGGCGCTATTTGAGAGGAGACAGAGATGATCACCGATTTCGATCGCGAGCACGTCCAGGAGATCCTCGTCAACAAAGATGGTCGGTTCGACTGGTACTCGTGCCACGTGATCCGCACAGTCGCGAAGGCAGATCGCGCCAACAGGGAAGTCATGCGCGCGGCCTATCCAGAGCACGTCGCGGCCTACGAGCGCTGGCTGTTTTCATCGACCGACGGGAGGACACTGAGATGACCAAGACGTATCGCGGCCACCGGGCAGCAGACGGCCATGTCGTCGTGCAGCGCTCAGACGGAGACGGTCCGCCGTGGAAAGCCCTGCCCCACGTCGCTTTCCATTCGCCCACGGGATTCGAGTGGGGGTACGGAGGATCGGGACCCGCTGACCTCTCGCTCTCGCTGCTGTGCGACGCTTTAGGCGTCGCGCCCAGCTCGATGCGGTCTTACGCGAAGGGGTCGATCAGGGACTTTCCGGTCGAGCGCTACGTCTCGTGCCACGCCGTATACGGGATGCACCAGCGGTTCAAGTTCGAGGTCGTGGCGAAGCTCGATCACAACCAGTGGGAGCTGACTCAGGACAAGATCTCGTCCTGGTCGCTGAGGGCGTCGGCGCAGGATCGAGACCAAGAACACTCGGAGGACGAACGGTGACGCATTTCACGTGCCTGGTGATCGGGGGCGACGTCGCGCGCCAGCTAGCGCCCTACGACAGGGGACTCGCCATGGAACCGTATCGCGACTACAAAGACGACCCAAAGATAGAACGGTTAGCCGAGATCTACGGAGTCGACGCCTCCGATCTCGAAGCGCTCGCCGCGACGCTCATCAAAGATGGGGACAGGCTGTGTGGCATTGACGAGACCGGTCTCTACGAAGTCACGACGTACAATCCAGACTCGAAGTGGGATTGGTACACAGTCGAAGGGCGCTGGTCTGGCTACTTCGCCCTCAAGGACGGGAGCCGGGTCGACGAAGCGCTGAAGGGCGACGTCGACTGGGAGAAGATGCGCTCAGAAGATGAACACAGTGGACGCCACCACACGGTGGCGATCGTCGGAGAAGGCGTCTACCAGGCGGTGGGCGTCGTCGGCTGGTTCGGCGCGGTCGACACGTCTCACGAGAGCGAATGGAGAGAGCGCTGGTGGAAGGTCGTCGACGGTCTGTCAGACGACGCCCCGCTGACGCTCGTCGACATGCACATATGATACGACGCCTCCGGAGTCGAGCCCCCCTCGTTAGTAGTACAATGACGCGGCGTATGACGATCAACGGTCTGCTTCGACACATCGGCTTTCGGGCGAGATTTCCACGTCAGAGTTCTCTGTCAGCGACAGAAAAGGCACTGATCGACGTTCTCGGTGACTGGTGGAACGCCTACTGTAAGTTGCCGGACCGCCACCTGACGGAGGAAAATGAGGTCGCGTCGATGGTCCACGAACTCCAACGGATCATCATGGCTCGCGTGGCCGAGCGGACAGATCCTGACGTGTTCAAGAGATCCGTGCGATCGACGAGACATCTCGCAGACGCTGGTAGAGATCCACGGATGGTGAAATATGAGCGTTCTTGAATGGTGGTTCTTCTTCGGTGGACTGGTGCTGACGATCGCGATCGCCGCGTTCTGCGTCGGCTTCTATCTTGGCGTGTCGATGAAGCTGAAAGACCTCGAAGAGTACCTCAAAGGGAAGGTGGTAGAGAGCGATGAACCAGCCCGTCGAACTTGAGAGGGCGATGCAGGCGGCTCGGGAACTGTATTTTGAGTTCACGCAGGCCGACTTTCTCGAACAAGAACTGCGGCGAAAGCACGACGCTGCGATGGCCGACGTGACCCGACTCGTGGACAAGAAAGCCAAAGCAGAAGAACTGGTCAGAAGACTGGCCGTCGAAGCCTGCTATCAAGAAGTTTTCGAATGACTCGCGGCCGTATGACCACGAGACAAGCCTGGCTGCAAGCGCGGTGAGAGCGGCGCGCGGCGTGAACCTCTCTGACGCGACACGCAGATGGGCCGCGACCGTCGACCTCGGAAACGTGGCCCCGGTCCTGGCCTGCGCGATATGTTCTCCCGTGGACCGCTGCAAAGCGTGCGGACGCCGAGAGATCTCACAGACTGAGATCGAGACCAAAGGTACCACGGTGTGAGCTGGAATTTCGTCGGTTGGTATCTGGTCGCGATGGAATGCTCAGTTTTTGCTGTGGTCGCGTGGGCGCGACAGTACGGTGGACGGATCGATCCCGTGAGGACTGGCGTCGTCGTGGTCGGTTTCGCGGCAGCGATCGTTGTTTGCTTCGGCTTCGGGGCGAGAGACTCCAGATGAGCGCGTTCGAGATCGTCAAGGGCATGCGGGCGTTCGTCGTCACAGACTGCGCTGGGCTCGGGCGCGTGGGGTTTGGGCGCGTGGCGCGCTACGACCCGGAGCGTTACCTCGTCCTGATCGCGCTCGATGACGGGCGCGAGATCTACGGCTGGGAGTGTTGGTGGCTCGACGGCGTTCAAGCAGAGCGCGACCTCTCGACGATAGCGCTTCCGATGTCGTTTGGGGTCGAAGACTCGGTGCCGTGATCTTCCTTACGCGTGTACGCGCGCAAGAGACCTGCGGTCTCTGGGCTGGAGGGCTCTGCTGATCCCGGTCTCTGGCTCTCTTGTCCTTCAGGAAACAGGAGCGCTAGGCCTCTCGGTCCAGAAATCCAGAGTTCCCGAGGGACGCGTCCTTCGAGGGGTCCAGTGCGCGGTCGGACGCCCCTGCGGGCGCCGCGGCGAACAGATGTTACCCGTGCTGGATCGGTCTCCGTCTCAACCGCGGGTGGGTACCATCGGTGCATGCTACAGGACGCTTCTGAGTGACGCGACAGACGAGCCTCGTCCCGCCGATGAGATCGGGTGAGCTGGACCCGGCGAATGCGCAGAGCGTGAGCCTCGCCGACAGCTATCGAGACTCGAAGTGCACGCGGTGCTCGCTGTCAGAGTACGCGCAAAACGTGTGCCTCCCCGGCGAGGGACCGGTGCCAGCGCGCGGGATGATCGTCGCCGACGCCCCCGGCATCCCAGACGACGAGAACGGGAGGCCGCTCCACCAATCGACCGAGGCGGCGGCCTATTTCGACGCCGTGATCAGGGACGCCGACCTCGATCGCGCCGACCTGTACGTCACGTATGCGGTCAAGTGCCGACCGCCGTACGGAGACCGGCGCGCCGACCTCATCAAGGTCGCCCAGAAGGAGTGCGCGGTCTATCTCGACAGCGAGATCGCGGCCGTGAAGCCGCGGGCGGTGCTGTCGATGGGGGCGCCGGGTTACTACTACTTCACGCACGCGCAGGGCATCATGAAGCACCGCGGACAGGCGGTCTACGACGCCGCGCGCGGGCTGTGGGTCGTCCCCACGGTGTCTCCGATCGCCGTCCTCACGAACCCCGCGCTCGAGGAGGATTTCACCGCCGACGTGAAGAAGTTCAGGAGGCTGATGCTCGGGATCGACGACGCGCCGAGGGTCAACGTCATCGAGGTCCGCACGATCGAGGACCTGCGCGCGATGGTCTCCGACCTGGATTCGCAGGCGCCCGCCGTGCTCACGTTCGACCTCGAGACGCGCGGGTTCAACGACGTCAGGGTCGACGGGACGAGCTTCGTCTGGACCGTGGCGCTGACGCGCGGGCACCGGACGCGGGGCCTGATCGACTCCTACGTCGTGCCGTTGGAGCACCCCGAGTCTCCGTTCCTGGACGACGTCGGACAGCTCAGGGAGGCGGTGGGCTCGGTCGTCGGGCTCGTGCAGGGGTCTCGGTGCAGCGGGCACAACGTCAAGTTCGACTATCGCTGGCTCGAAATGCTGCGGCTCCGCTACGCCGAGTGCGGCGACGAGGCGCTCAGAGACGCAGCGCGACGGCTGAAGGAGCGCGAGTACTGGCCCGTGGTCGCTCCAAAGCGCCGCGGCAAGAAGGCGATCCTCGCAGAGCAGCCAGAGCTCCCCATGGGATCGGGAGCGATCGATCGCTCCAGCGACGACGATCCGCGCTCCACGCTCTCCGATGAGTTATAGTTGACTGGATGACCGAGCAACTCGTGCACTTCTTGTTCCCCACTCCAAAGGCCGAACGCGACCTGTTGGCGAAGCTGGCGTCGAGCGACGGCCAGGAGGCCGTCGTGATCACGTCGGGAGAACGCGAGGTCGCCCTCGCCGCGATGCAGCGGGCGCACCGCGGAGACCGCCTCGCCGAGAGCGTCGCCGCCACGCGACACGTCCTCTTCGCGGTCGACGCGCACTCGTGCGCCACCGTCGAACAGTGTCGGGACGACTTCGAGAACGATCGCCTCGCTCCCGGAGACATGTGTCCCTGGCAGGCGTCTCAGATCATGGGCTACTACGCCGATGACGATTCCCCCAAGGTCAGCGGCGTCAACGGTGAGCTCCTCGCGGCGCTGGTCGCGTACACGCTGTGGCCCGCGTGGGCGGTCGCGATGGGTTCGATCAAGCTCTATCGCAAGCGGTTCAGAAGCAGACCGGGCGGAGACCCGTTTGCATACGATGATATCGAGAACGTAGATCGATCAGGACGCATGCGCTCGGCTTCGTAGGGACGCGGCCCTGACGCACGAGGCGCTGTGGCGCCTGCAGAGGCGCGTCGAACCGCTGCTGGACCTCATGAGAGCGGCGAGAGAGGCAGACAGGCTCGCGTCCCTTGGAGACCACCCCGACGCCCGCGCGGCGCTCTTCCTGAGGGCAGCGATAGAGAAGTTTGAGGCGGACATCAGGCCGATCGGTTGAGCCGCCCGCCGGGACCGTCAGGTACCATCTCCGTATGTCCATCTTCTACGACACGATGCTGGCCGCGCACTGCCTCGGAGAGGAGCGCGGCCTCTCGCTGCTGAACCAAGCGAGCACCGAGCTTGGCGTCGACGACTGGGGCAAGGGCACCCACTCGTTCGGCGATGCGAAGACGCCTCCCGACCCGCTCTGGGGACCAGACGGACTTGCGTACTACAACGCCCGCGACGCCGGGTACACCCACCTCCTCTACGAGGCGCAGCGCGATCAGCTCGTGGCGCACCAGGACCAGGCGAGGCTGATGAAGCTGCTCGCTTTCCCCGGGATGAACGCTGTGTGTCAGATGGAGCTCAACGGCATCTGGGTCGACCTCGACCGCCTTGAAAAGAGGCGCGAAGAGCTCCTCGCCAGGCGCGAGGCGGCCAGGATCGAGATGCTGCAGTACGTGTCTGATGATTTTCGAGAGAGCGCAGATTTCGCCAACGAACACTTCCTGCGCAGATGGATCTTCGGCCAGCTCCCCGACGGGCTCGGTCTCGAGCCCGTCTCGTTCACCGAGAAGACGCAGAAACCGCAGGTCGACGAGGCGGCGCTCACGGCGCTCTCGGCGAAGCATCCCGCGATGGAGGTGCTCATGCGATTCCGTCGCGCGACGAAGCACGTGCAGTTCCTCGATGGGTGGAAGACGTTCATGGATCGCGGGCACCGACTGCACCCGAGGTTCAACATGACGGGGACGGTCACTGGGCGGAGGTCGTGTTCCGATCCGAACCTCCAGCAGGTCCCGCGCGACAAGTACATCAGGTCGATCATCGGTGCGCCGCCAGGATGGCGGCTGCTCGAGATCGACTATTCACAGATTGAGGTGCGCCTGTCTGCGTGGTTCGCTGAGGAAGACACGATGCTCGCCCTCTACGCCGACGACAAGGACGTCTACATCCACATCGCGTCGCTCATCTACGAGAAACCAGAGTCCGAAGTCACGAGGTCCGAGCGGCAGGGAGCGAAGGCCGTCGTGCTCGGGTTCCTGTACGGCATGGGTCCGCGCAGTTTCGTCATCTACGCCAAGGAAACATTCGACGTCGACTTCACGCTCGACCAGGGGCGCGCGTTCCGAGAGACGTTCTTCAGCGCGTACCCGCGCCTGCTGCCGTGGCACGATCGCCAGCGCAAGCTCGTCAGGCAGCACCTCCAGGTCTCGTCGCCGATCGGCAGGGTGCGCCACCTCAAGAGGGTGCTCAGCCTGGACGAATTCACGCGGGCGAAGGCCGAGCGCCAGGCGATCAACAGCCCCGTGCAGGGGTTCGGCGGGGACCTGACGCTCGCCACCAACCTGAGCCTCATGCCCGAGCTCGACCCCGAAGAGTGTCTCGTCGTGGGCGACATCCACGACGCGCTGCTCTTTCAGGTGCGCGACGACGTGTGGGAGAAGTGGGCCCATCGGATACTCACCGTCATGCAGGACCCGCCAGCGCTGAGCCCGTTCAACGCCAACGCGCCCGTCAGGTTCCTCGCCGAGGGCAAGATCGGCCAGCACTGGGGGCAGGGGCTCGAGTTCCTGCTGAAGGACTTCGGTCCAGACGGGACGCTCCCCGTCCAGTGGCACGAAGAGTGGGAGAAGCTCTTGGCCGGATACGCGGTGGCGTGACATGGCGATCAGGACGCGGAAGCCGGCGAACAGGGTGTTGCCAGAGCAGGACATCGTCGACAGGATATACGCCGACCTGCAGGAGACGGGCGTCCCGATGCCTCTCCATCGAGCGGTCGTCAAGCGGGTCTCGAGCTTCCTCCAGGACGTCGACGACAGGGCGCTCGTCGAGCTGGTCATCCGCGAGAGCGTGCGCGCAGACGGCGCGAACTTCAGCATCCCATTCACGCTCGACCCAGTGGCGTTCGAGCACACGCGCCGGCGGCTCGACATCCCGGACGGAGCGTGGCGATACGCGCTCTGGGCGTACGACTGCGATCGGCCCGATCTGAAGCAGAGCGTCGAGTACTGGATCAACGCGTGGCGCGACGGCATCGACGCCGAGGACGGGGCGATCGTCGAGCGCGCCAGAGAGATGCTCGCGAAGCTGATGGACTATACGGGCGACGGCACGCTCGAGGAGATCGTGATTTGACGGTCCACATCGGCGAGGCCAGCCCAGAGGAGGTCGAGCTGTACGTCCTCTCGTCGCTTCGGACGCCCGAGGCCGTCGCGCGCGCCGCCGACGCCGGCATAAACGACGAATCTTGGCAGGTCGACGACCACGCTGAGGCGTGGAAATACGTCCGTGAGCGCCTGCGCGGCGGCGGCGAGATGCCGAGCGTCGCAGACGTCGAGGCCGCGTGCGGCATCGCGCTCATCAGGGACGTCACGGACGAAGACACGTTCCTCTCAGAGCTAGTCAAGCGGACGATCGAGCGCCAGGCGACGCGTCGCATCTTGGAGGGGGTCGAAGGGCTGCGCGACGACCCGCGAGCGGCGGTGGCGAAGCTCATCGGCGACCTGTCTGAGATCTCGGCCTCGACGACGGCGCATTCGGCCGTGTACGACGGATCGATCCAGAGCCGGCTCGACTTGATGCGCGAACGGACCGATCGGAAGGCCAGAGGGGAAGTGATCGGCATACGCACTGGGCTGCGCGTGCTCGACGACGCCGGCTACACTTTTCGCCCGGGCGTGCTCGTCTGCCTCCAGGGGCCCATGAACGTCGGAAAATCGGGGCTCCTGCTCTGGTTCTGCGCTCGCGCGTACCACCACGACCGGGCGCGCATACTGTTCCTCACGCCCGAGTCGACGATCAACGACATCCACGACCGGCTCGATCCCATGCTCGCGCGCTTCAGGGGGTACGAGCTGTCGAACCACGACCTCCGCATGGGCACGGTCGACATGGACCTGTATTCGCAGTACGTCGCGGACGTCGCGCTCGACGGGCGGAACGACTGGATCACGCGCGACTCGGGCGACTCGGGCGTGTTCAGCGTCGGCGAGATCATCCAGCTCGCTCGCGAGCACAGGCCAGACATCATCGCGATCGACGGCGTGCACCTGATCAGCGGAGAGGGTCGCACGTGGGAGCGCATCAAGGACGCTGCGGAGATGCTCAAGGGGCTCGCCCAGAGCATGGGACTCGTCGTCATCGGCGGGACGCAGGTCACGCGCGAGGCCATGCTCTCAGACGACCCGGCCGAGCTCGGACAATCGGCGTACGGCCTCGCCTTCTTAGAGGCGTCGAACATGGTCATCAGCCTCGCGACGAAGCGCGGAGACTCGATGCAGCGCACCTGGAAGCTGGTCAAGAACAGGGACGGACGCCAGATCTTGGCGCGACAGTACCTCAGGTTCGACATCGACGCGGGGAACCTCGGCGACGTCCAGATCAACGTCGACGGGTCCACCGGGATCGTGGGGTTCGATTGAGCCAGACCGAGCTGCCGACGACAGAGGGCGGTTTCAGGACGGTCGTGGCGGACCCCCCGTGGCCGTACAACGACAGGCTCCCCGGAAAGGGCCGAGGCGCAGCGAAGCACTACGGACTCATGGACGTCGACGCGATATCGGCGCTGCCGGTCGCGGACGTCGCCGCAGACGCCGCGCATCTCTACGTGTGGACGACGAACGGTTTCCTCGGCGAAGCGATCGCGGTGTGTCGCGCTTGGGGCTTCGACCCGAAGACGGTGCTCACGTGGGTCAAGGTGTCGCGCGCCGGCAACGTGCGCATCGGCATGGGGAGGACCTTCAGGAACGCCACAGAACACGCGGTATTCGGCGTGCGCGGAAAGCTGCCGGCGCTGCGACGCGACGTCCCCAACGTCTTCTTCGCCGAGCGCACAGAACACTCGCGCAAGCCCGATCGGTTCTATGAGATAGTCCGCTCGATGTCCCCCGGACCGTACCTAGAACTGTTCGCGCGGCGACACGAGCCCGACTTCGTCGCTTGGGGCGATGAAGCGCCGCGATCGGACCTCGGCTGATGCAGTACGGGTCGGAAGTCGTCCTGATGGTCATCGAAGAACTCGGCATCGCCGAGGTCCGTCCCGACGCATTCGGGTGGATGGACGCCTGCTGCCCGCTCCACGAAGAGAACAATCCGTCGTTCTCCATCAACCTCAACCACGGCGGCTGGGTCTGCCGTTCGAGCTGCGGGACTGGCGGCCTGGAGTCGCTCGTCGCCGGGGCTACGGGAGAGCCGACCAGGGACGTGGCGCGACGCCTTCGCAACAGGATGCCGATGGACTCCTCGACCATCGAGCGACTCTTGGGCCGCACGGAAGGGGTCGAGATCGATTCTGCTGGGGAGCCGCTTTTCTACGAGAGGAACAGGGTCCCAAAATACATGGTCGACCGCGGGTTCGACGTCGACACTCTTAAGCGGTGGCAGGTCGGCTACGACGCAGAGAGCGATTCGGCTGTGATGCCCGTGCGCTTAGACGGAAAGCTCGTCGGGCTGATCAGGCGCCTGGTCGATCCCGGAGACGGTCCAAAATACCTCTATACGCGCGGCATGGCGAAGGATCAGGTCCTGTTCGGCGAATGGATGATCGGGCCGGACGTCAGAGACGTCATCGTCGTAGAGGGCCCGCTCGACGCGATGTGGCTCGACCAGCACGGGCTCCCCGCCGTGGCCATCCTGGGATCGGCGATGAGCGATCAGCAGGCCGCGATGCTCAAGAAGCGGTTCTGGGGGGCCGTCTTGGCGTTCGACGCAGATTACGCCGGAAGGCGCGCGACCAAGCTCGTGGCCGAGAAGCTCGGGCGGATGAGGCTGAGCGTGGCGGCGCTTCCAGACGGCCGAAAGGACGTCCAGGAATGTTCAGAAATTGAGCTGAAGACGATGTTTTCATCAGTCTCGGACGTGTGGTATGATCGCCTGCGCTCGAGACGCCGCGGTCGTCGAGAAGTGGATCGATGGGCCCGGCCAGCGGCGTCATGACGACAGCTTAACGCGTGGGGATGGAAGAGCATGGATGCATCGGATAACGGTCGCCTCGAGAGCGTCGCAGGACTGTCAGCGGCCCAGATACGCGGACTTAGCGACGACGAGTTCCTCAGGCTGATGCACCCGCTGATGATCAAGTTCGCCCATCGGTCATACATCCCCGGATACGAATTCGACGACAAGATGCAGGAGCTCGCGATCGTCCTGTTGCGGTGCAAGAAGCAATATGCGCCCGACGACCCGAGCAAGCTCGGTCACGGCGGGAAGCCGTCGGGCTTTATGAACTATACGATCAGGGCCGTGCGCAATTTCCTAGGCAAGCTCGACGAGGCCGGCAAGCGCGGAAGCTTCGTGGCGAGCCACATGGAGTGCAAGGCGTGCGGCAACGTCGTCATCGCGCGGCGCAAGGACACGTGTTCCTTCTGTAGCGGCCGACGCTGGCAGCTCGTGCGCGTCTCTCCCGCCTCGGTGGACGCGCTCAAGGAAGCCCTCGTCCCGTGGGAACCGATGTCCATGGATGACTACCCGATCGAGATCGAGGACCTCGTGGACAGGGTCCTGGCGCTCTTGCCCGCGGCGCAGCGCGACTCGGCCGTCGGCTACTTTTACGGGCACGCGTCGCTCACGGCGCCGCTCAGGCGATCGATCACGGAAGCGATCATTTCTCATCCCGGTATCCTCATGGGTGGCCCATTTGATGCGATTCGAAACGACGCAGACGTTGAGGGCCGGGAGCACTCAGAGAGATGCCTTCAGGTGGATTCGGCAGAGGTCTAGCATTCCTCAAGTCCCAGCAGGACAAGATGCCCAAGGGCTGGGGCCAGCGCACGAACAAGCTCTGGCTGAGGACGAACGAGACGGCGCAGTTCTATTTTCTGGTGGAATACGACCAGCTCACGAACCTGTTCCTCCACGTGATCGAGAAGCCGCGCGGCGGCGGGAAGAACCCGATCAAGCTTGACGTCCTGTGCACGCGAAGGGACTACGACGACGATTCGTCGACGTGCCCGATATGCGTCGAACAGGAGCGCGGCCCGATGCTCCGCATCGTCACCCCCGTCTGGGTGAAGCAGATCATCCATCCCAACAACGTTCCCGGGTCGAAGTGGCGCCAGATCAACACGCGCGACGGGGCGACGGGCGAGCAGAAGGCCATGTTCGCCGAGTCGATCGAGGACGTCATGCTGTGGAACATCCGTCCCAAGGTGGCGGACCAGCTCATCTCCTACTTGAGCACGGGTGGAGACGACGTGAACCCGACGCCGGTGGACACGATCCTCGACCGTGGGTTCCGCGTCCGCATCCTCGGCGAGGGGCAGCAGCGCAACGATGTCTTCTCGCACGAGCACGTCCCCGGCGTCCCCGACGCCGTGCTCGACGCTCGCAAGAACGCGCGCGACATCGACGAGTGGATGGCGGCCGAATTCACGGACGAGATGCCCAAGGCGACGGCCGCGGGCGGCGCTAAGAAGGCCGCCGCGTCGGCCGGTCAGACCGTGAGCTACGCGACCGGCCCAGACACCGACGCCGACGCCGACGAAGCCGCGTCGGACGATGAGGAGTTCAACTTTGACTGATGAGGCGGGCCGTTCTCTTACGGTCGAACTCGGCCTCACGATCCAGTGGGGCGAGATGAACTTCATAAAGCCGTGCATCACGATCTCGATCGACCCGGACGGGGACGTCGAGGCTCAGTTGGACCGCGGGCTCGCCGCTGCTGACGTGGCGTTCGCGCGCATCGACGGCCACATCGAGAACGTGATCGCCGACCTCATCGCGCCGAACGCGGGGCAGCCGGGGTTCAACGAGCGCGTCGAGAAGATGGAGAAGGCGCTAGAGATCGCTCGGAAGAACATCAAGACGATCAAGGAAAAGATCGACGAACTGATCGCCGCGCCGCAGCGCGGGGCCGGCGTGACGTGACAGCGAAGGCCGATCGGAAGGCGCCGATCCAGCCCCGAGCCGCGGCCGGCCGGAGCGTCGACCTCATCGGACCGTCAGACGGGATGCTCACGCTCGACGACCTGGCCGACCTGCGGAAGTCTGTCGAGAAGGACCTCGGCGCGCGCATCTATTTCGGCAACGACGAGCGGTTGAAGCTCAGGAAGCTCACCCTCGGGATCGCGCCGATAGACAGGGTGCTCGCCGGCGGGTTCGCCTTCGATCGGATGTCGCTGATCATCGGCGAGTTCTCGGCGGGCAAGACGCTGCTCGCGCTGTTCGCCCTCAAGGCGGCGATCGAGCTGGGCGTGTCGTGCGCGTACATCGACGGAGAGAAGACGTGGACCCCCGAATGGTCTGAGAGCCTCGGCGTTGACACGTCGAAGGTCCTCGTCGTGAGGCCCCGCTCGGGAGAGGACGCGTTCAACACGGCCCTGACGCTCGTGAAGCGGCGCGTCGGTGTGCTGATCATCGATTCTCTCGCGTCGCTCAGGCCGAAGACCGAGATCGAGGGGGACGAGAAAGAGATATTCGACCGCCAGCACGTGGCCGTGCACGCTCGCCTCATCAACCGCGGGATCGAGGACCTCGAGCAGGTCAATGACGGGACGCTCATCATCGCGATCAACCAGCTCAGGTCTGGCGTCAACGCGTACGGCAACCCCGAGACGCTGCCGGGTGGAAAGGCGCAGGGGTTCTACGCGTGGCAGCTGATCCGCGTGAGGCGCACCGCGTTCATCGAGGAGGGCGTCGGGGCCAAGAAGAAGAAGATCGGCTACAAGCTGCTGATCAGGGTGGAGAAGAGCAAGCAGTCAGAGCCGTATCGCGAAGTCGAGGTGTCATACTACTACACCGGCCAGATCGACGAGCTCATGGGCATCATCGAGATGTGCATCGAGGCCGGCGTCATCAGGCAGGAGGGCACCTATTACTTCATCGATGACGTGGTCGACGAGGCGACGGGAGAGCTGAGCCAGCTCAAGATCTGGGGTCGACCGCGCCTGCTCGAGGCGCTCAAGGCTTCAGAGGCGCTCCAGGAGCTCATCGTCAAGCGCGTCGAATCAATGCCATCGATCGAGATCTGAGATGCCGCAGTGGGATCGACCGGTCGAAGACACGACGGGGACGCGCGGTCACCGCGCGCTCCACGACGCTATCGTGGCGGTGGGGTTCGACGTCGAGGACGAGCACGCCGTGGGCCGATATTCGATCGATTGTTACGTGCGCGAAGCGCACCTCGGCTTTGAGTTTGACGGCCCCAAGCACGGCTGGAGGAGCGCCAAGAAGCGCGATTCAGAACGCGACCTGTGGATCCGTGAGAACGGCGGGATACCGATCATGCGCGTGACCGATAGAGACGTCTCACGGCGGAGCGAGCTGGCCGGTAGGATCCGACAGTTCATCATCGACAATGAGCACGACATCGCCGACAGGAGGGCCCAAGGATGGGCGCTGGTATAGCGGACAACCTCCAGCAGATCATGGACGCGCAGGGACGCCTCCAGGAGCGCATGCTCCCGAAGTGGGTCGCGATGGGCGAAGCGCTCGGCCTGGACTACATGTCGCTCTACCTCAAGGAGAACTGCGTCATGCTGGTTGACGAAGCGCTCGAGGCGATGCACGAGACGCCGTGGAAGTTCCACAAGAATGACTTCGGACGAGCGATGCTTGACGGCGAGCGCGACCGCTATCTCCATGAGACGATCGACTGCCTCCATTTCGTGGTGAACATGCTCATCTTCGCGGGCGTCACGTCTGCCGACGAGGTCTTGGCGCTCTATATGGAAAAGAACGAAATCAATCACGATCGCCAGGATCGGGGGTACTGAGACGCCACAGCTCCAGCCGAGGCAGACCCATAGCGCGATCGTGTGGATGCTCTCGGGCATGAGCGGGGTGTCGCGCGAGACGGTGCACGAGAAGTTCCAGGCGTTTCTGCAAGAGATATATGACAACCCAGACTTCAGGAAGAAGAAGGACGGATCGAAGATCAATTTCACGACGTTCAGGGGGAACGTCCACGACGCGTTCAGGATGATCGAGACGGTGATCTACGAGCTGGACACGGCGAACGGCGCCGTCCTGAAGGCCATGCACGAGGGATACTTCGGCGGCGGGAATCTGAAGTCGATCAGGGAGAAGGTCGTGAGACTGGTCCGCGAACGGAAGCGCATCCCGATGCGAGCGAAGCGCGAGGGGATCAGAGTCGACCAGAAGCACAGGGGCGCGATCATCACCGATCCCGCCGCAGCCGAAGCTCGACCGAGAGCAAGCTGATGGCGGCAGATGACATCAATCGGTTCGAGGGAGAGTTCGAGTTCCTGTCGAACTTTTCGACGTGTCGGATCGAATTCCGTGGACGGACGTTTCCGACCGTGGAGCACGCGTACCAGTCGGCTAAGACCGACGAACACCACTGGATCGACGCGATCCGGCAGGCGCCGACGCCGGCCGAGGCCAAGAAGCTCGGGCGGAAATCTCCCGTCCGGTCCGACTGGGAAGAAGTGAAGGAGGGCGCGATGATCGGTCTCCTCCGCGAGAAGTTCACGAACGAAATGCTGAGGTCGCTCCTCGTCGCTACCGGAGATCGGAAGCTCATCGAGGGAAACTGGTGGGGCGACCGATACTGGGGAGTCCATCGCGGCGAGGGCCTGAACCGGCTCGGCGAACTGCTGATGCAGGTCAGGAAAGAGATCGCGTCCGTGTATCCTCAGCCTGAGGAGTTTGTGTACTAGATGAACATCGCGCTCTTCAGGATCATGAAAAGCTTCAACTCTGGCCGCCAGGCCCTCGGAATGGGCGGGGGCGAGGAGTTCTCGACGATCGCGCGCGAGATGGCGCGACGCGGACACCGCGTGACGGTCTACTGTGAGGTAGCGCGCACGTCCCGCGACGACCTCCTCGAGTGGGGCCTCAGGCTGAAGCCCGACGCCGCGCGCCTCGACGACGACGAGAACTGCCTGATCGTGGACAACGGGGCCGGGATCAATCTCCTGTGGGCGCCGAACCAGCTCGTCTTACCGCGGAGACTCGCTCGGTTCTACCAGCTCGTGTCGACGTGCGACGTACCGATCTTCTACTCGCAGAGCGACCCGGCGGTCAGCATGGCGATCGTCACCGAGATCGACGACTGGCTCAAGCTCCCGTCGAAGGTGGGCGTGCTCGAGTATATCACCGTACCAGAACGGGCGCTCGACGGCAAGCAGGTCATCGTGATGTTCACGCAGCATTGGCCAGACGAGTTCGCCACCAAGATCAAGTCGCGCTACGTGCAGATGGCGAAACACGGCATGAAGTACGAGCACCTCGACCTCTCGCCGACGGCGCTCATCGGCCGCGAGCGCCAGAACCCAAAGCAAGACCCCGAATACGACATCGTCTACGTGGGGAATTCACGCCGCCGAAAACGGCTGATCCCATACGTCAATCGTCCCGACGCGCATGTGTGGGGCCAGTGGTCAGACCGCGTCCGCGCAGATCAGGTGCCGCTCGCCACGATGCACGGGAAGGTCGGCGTGCACCTGGTCCCCGGTGTGTACCACGACGGGCGCATGACGTTCGTCGTGCGCGACGACCACGAGCTCGGGTTCAACGCGCGGCCGACGCGCATATTCGAGTCAGTGCAGGCGGGATGCCCGACGTGGGTCGACGCGAAGACGTTCCGGGAGGGGTCTGAGCCGTATTGGCCGTGGCTGATCGAGCACGCCGACATCGATGCGCGGCTCGACGAGATGCGCGATCCGAATCGGCGTCGGAGCCTGGTCGGCCTGCAGCAGGACTTGGTCTCGTCTGTCGACCCGTTGCAGCCGATCGACGATCTTGAGGCCATCCTCGAGAAGCACCTGCGGTGAGGCCGCCGCGAAAGCAGGCGTATTTCGACACCGCAGCGGTGTGGGCGCAGCAGTCCACCTGCAATCGGAAGCACGTGGGCTGCGTCCTGGTCAGTCCAGATGGGTTCGTGATCGCGACCGGGTACAACGGGTCTGAGCGCGGCCGACCGCACTGCGTGGATGTCGGGTGCTACGTTGTCGAGGGGCACTGCGCGCGGACGATCCACGCCGAGAAGAACGCCCTGCTGCAGGCCGCTTTTCGGGGCGAATCGACGCGGGGGGCGGGCTGCTACAGCACCATGAAACCGTGCTTCCGATGTCAGATGGAACTGCGCCAAGCCGGGGTCGCCGAGTTCTTCTGGGTCGAAGACTACGACGACTATCCCGACAACCCGGGCGACATGTTCGACCTCGACGGGACGATTCGCGAGAGCTCAGAAACAGGATAATATCCGGTCCATACGGTAGACGAGGGTGAATGTCAACGCATGACAGCGCGATCGATGTCGATTGAGACTAGAGAGAAGATCAGCATTGCGACTCGGGGCCGTCCAAAGGGACCGATGCCGGTTGAGACGCGCGCGAAAATTGGTCAATCGCTCATTGGAAAGCCATGGGACACTGAGCGTAAACAGCGATATACGTCGCCGATGTTCGGTAAAACGCATACTGCCGAGTCGCGCGCCAAGATAAAGGCCGCCCGGGCACTGCAGGTTATGACGCCGATGAGCGAAGACACACGAGAAAAATTAAGGGTCGCCAAGATCGGGTGGAATCCATCGGTTGAGACACGTAAAAAGATTGGTGATGCGCATCGCGGCAAGGCGGCCTGGAACAAGGGAATTGCATGCCCTGATGACGTGAAAGAGAAACTTCGTCAGGCGAATCTCGGCAAGAAGGCGTCTTTCGAGACTCGTGAAAAGCTCAGTCTGTTCTTCAGGAATGTGCCACGAACGCCAGAGTGGTGTCAGCGCATAGCTGAAGGTAAGCGACGGCACATTGTTGCTGGGACAGATTGCGCGGGCGCGTGCTGTCGCCCTAAATGGAGCAATACGCTCCTCGAACAGGCCCTCGCTAGATTGCTTGGCGATTTTCCGCACGTCGTTCAGTGGAAACGTTTTGGACATTTCACGGTCGACGCATATCTGCCTCATCCATATCATTTAGCGTTTGAAGCGGACGGCTGGCATCATCAGTTCAGGATAGAGCGCGATCTTGAGAGAGATCAATGGTTGCTTAAAAATCATCAGTTGATCGTCATTCGCCTGACCACTGATGATTTGAAAGGAATATAAGTGAACTCTCAGCCTACGGCCATTGGGGTTCACATATACTCTGGCGCCTTTGTTTTAGGATTCCGTGAAAAATTCAAGGTGCTTGGAAAGTGGGAGGAGCTCGACGCTGGCGCTGAGACATTCAGAATAAACTTGGGTCACGAGATCCCACAGATCATTTCACGACAGGGATTAGACGGTTGGCCGATCGATCAGCATCGCGGCCGTGTGAACGTCGTGTTCGCGAACCCGCCGTGCTTTTCGGCGGACACTGTCGTTCTGACTGAGAACGGTTGGGAGAAGATCGGCAAGCTCGTGAAATCCAGATCCACCGATAGGGTCTGGGCTATCGGCAGCGACGGCGCGATGGGTTTTCATCGCATCGACGGCTGGCACGACAATCCGTATACAGGCGATCTGTACGCCGTGTCGTTGAAACACGGCAGGGGCGGAAGTTGGGGGAAGCGACCCGCGATCGCGACGTATAACCATCGCTTTTTGACGACGCGCGGGTGGGTTCAGGCCGCGTCGCTTCAGCAGGATGATCTGGTGGCCACCGGTGAGATCGCTCCCAATGCGCGGCAGCGCGAGCTCATCGACGGCATGATGCTTGGAGACGCCACTATCAAGGCACGACAAGCGCAGTTTGGCACGTCACAGACGTGTGAGGAGCTCGTCGCCATGAAACGCGATGCTCTGGGCGATCTCGTGTGTGGCGACGGTGTCGAACCGCGAGGGATGGGCGGAGACGGATATTTTCGCCGGCCGCTTCATGGCTTTTATTGCAAGACGTTGAACTGGGCGAAGGTCGAACGCGAGCGCTGGTACGGGGGCGACGGTCGGAAGATCGTGCCTGTCGACGTCCGATTGACCGACCTCGCTCTCGCCGTTTGGTTTATGGACGATGGCCACGGGATAGGTCAGAGATGGTCACATCGCCCCGAGTATAAAACTCGGTATCACGGTCCTTGGCTGTCGATGGCTACCTGCAGTTTCGATGCGACGAGCCTTGAGATACTCACGCGCGGTCTGGAAGCGATCGGCATAACGGCGGTTCAACACCGGCGAAAGAGCGGCTACGTGGATCTCGAGATAAGGGGCGAATCGGCGATCGCGTTCATCGATCGTATCGGGCGGTTCGTGCCGCCATCGATGCGCTACAAGCTGCCCGACTGGGCTCCGGGGTTTGAACAGGACAACTGGCAGCTTGGCGCGTCGATCACCGGTTGGGACAGTCCCGTGGTCGTGAATCGCGGTCCGGCGCCAGACAGTTTTAGAGCGTACTGTCTGGACGTTCCCGAAGCCCAGAATTTCGTGACGCGCGGCGGCGTCGTCCATAACTGTGCTATCTGGTCGACGATGGGGTCGCGGCTGGGCGAGAACGACCCGCGGATCGTGTTCACCAAGAACTGCGCAGAACTCGCAAAGCGGCTCGAACCGGATTTCTTCGTCATGGAGTCCGTCTGTAGAGCGTGGAGCCCGACAGGCGGCAGGCCGACCTACACGCGCATGGCGCAGGAATTTGGCGCTCTCGGGTACGCGACGACTATATTCATGACGAACACCATGCTCCACGGAGCTCCGCAGTCGCGCGAACGCTTTCACTTCATCGCGCATCGATACGCCATAGACCTCCACGGGCCAGACATGCGAACGTTCAGGCCGGCGACCGTCAGAGACGCGATCGGAGACCTCGAAGAGAGCGCGGTGTCGACGGTCTCAGGGAGGGATCCGACGCTCGCGAACCATGTCTATCCCGTGCTCTCTCCGAGCGAGATGAACGTCGTGAAGCGCATGTGCCCGGGCGAGGGCTGGGACGTCGGCATCGGACGCTGCATCGAGGACGGCGTCCCGTTCCGCAAGTCCAGGTTCCTGGCCGGACGCATGGAATACGATCGGCCGTCGCGCACGATGGTCGACATCTCGTGTGTGTTCCATCCCGCGCGCGATCGCATCATTACGATGCGCGAGGGGGCGAGGCTCTGCGGGTACCCAGACTGGTTCAGGTTCTCGGACTCTCCGTCGAACCGCACGTATGGGGCAGAGCACGTCGAGCTCACCCAGGCGGCCCTGCCGTTCATGGGCAGGTTCCTCGGAGACGAATTCGCGCGCGCCCTAGACAGGGCCGACGGCGTCCGACCGACGGCGTCCGCAGACGACATCAAGGTGGTGGACCTGAGGCCGCTCACGGCGCGGTTCGGGCCGCGTTCGCTCAGAGAGCTGCAGACCGACGACACGGTAGCATGATCGCATGACAGATCCCTTCGTCGTCATAGAGGGCATAGATGGAGCGGGGAAATCTACGCTCGCCAGGGCTTTCGTCGCTCAAGGGATGGCGTACGGACACTTTGGTCCACCCGACAGACCCGCGTACCGATTCTACTCAGAGATCTTTGACCGCCACCCACACCAGGCGACCGTCGTCGATCGGATGCACGTCGGGAGCTTCGTGTATGGCACGATCTTTCGCGGGATGGACGAACTGACGCCCTACGAGCACTGGCTCATCGAGGGCCGGCTCATGGGCCGGAACAGCGTCATGGTCTACGCGTGTCCCCCGGCGGTCGCCTCGGATCGCGCGCTCGACCGCGGTCCGCGCGACGCCGTTGAGGAGCTCTATGAGGACGCGAGCCGACGAGACGACGTGCGCCGGCTCTACGAACAGTACATGAGCAGCATGTCTGCATTGCCGATCTTCGCTTACGATTTCACGGCCGCTCCAGACGCGATGCAGCGCACTGTGTCTGAGGTGATGGCGACGCTCGCGTATTTCTCTGATGCGCCCCGCCCCGTGGCGTCGGCAGACCCATTTGGGAATGCCTATTCTCCACAGTACTGTCTCGTCGGCGCTGCGCCGAGTCGCTACCTGCACGGGGCGCTCGTCGCCGCTCGAATACGGTTGAATGCCACGTGCATCGTTGGGCGGCTGCCGGACGATTATGAACCGAGCGAGTTCTGGCTGTCGACAGTCTTCGTCGCGCTTGGCAGGAAGGCGCACGCGCAGCTCGATGAGATGGGAATCAAGCACGTCGCCGTGCCCCATCCCGGCCTCGTCGAGGCGGCGCATTACGCCGACATCGTCCGCTATGCGAAGGCGATCAGGGGCGATACAGACTTCCCGCTCGATCGCCCGACGAAGCGCGAAGAGCTCGCAGCGACCGCGTCTAGGCTCAGGAAGATCGGGCTTGTTCTGCCGTGAAGGTCTACAGGCTCGATGCCCTTGGCACGGGATACGCAGACCTCCTCAGAGACGTCGAGCAGAGCGGCGACATCGTGAGGCCGCGCGGGATGGAGGTCCGCGAGGTCAGGCCGCTCGTGCTCGAGATCTTAGATCCGACGCGATCGCTCGTGAAGCGTCCGGGGATCAACCGCGCGCTGATGTGGATGGAGATCGCGCAGCTCATCGCGGGTGAATGGGACGAGGGGCTCATGCGCGCGATGTCCGCGCAGGCAGCCGTACTCATGTCCGCTCAGGGCGCGTACGGGCCGCGCACGGCGATGCAGCTCGAGCAGGCCGTCCTCGAGCTGGTCCACGACGCGGACTCGCGTCGTGCGACTGTGATCGTGGCGCGCGAGAGCGACCTGTTGAAAGCGCGGGCCGGCGCGAATGAACAGCCGTGCACGCTGTCTTGGCAAGTTTTCGCGAGAGGCGGCAGGCTCGAGATGGTGGTCAGCATGCGCTCGTGGGACCTCGTCTGGGGGCTCGCAAACGACGTGCCGATGTTCACCATGATCCAGCGATGTCTCGCGTGGGCGCTCGGCCTCGAAGTCGGGACGTACACCCATGTCGCGGGCAGCGGCCACGTCTATAGCCGCCACTACGGGCTCTGGGAGCGGGTGTCGCCGACGACCGAGCGGCTCGCGCTCGTGATTCCACGCGATCTGCCAAGCGGCTTCATGGCGCAGGACAGGTGGGTCGGCGTCGTCGCTGGAGCGATATCGGCTCTCAGGCTCGCGAGGGTCGGTAAGCTTGACGAGCTGCCCGCGCATTGGAGCCACGTCGCTCCCCTCTGGAAGAAGAAGCTGGAGAATCATGGCTGACGCCGTGGCCGATCGCCGCATCGGGCTCGACAGGCTCCTCAGGCAGCTGAAGTCCAATGACTGGGTGTCGCGTGCGCTCGACGGGATCGGCGTCCAGCCGGAAGACGCGTGGGTCCCTCCCAAGCTCGAGATAAACCCGTCGGGGACGGGAGGGCCGTGCGCTCTCGACATCCAGTTCGGCATGCTCGGGCACAGGACGCCGATCGCGCCCAAGAATCGACGGCGCATGGACAACGGGACGATGGCCCACCGGAGGTGGTCTGAGTACTTCGAACAGACCAATCTGCTCGTGGTCGCGTCCAAGAGGCTCAAGCAGGCGGGCGTCTGGAGCGGAGAGATCGATGTCATCGTGAAGAGCCCGGCGACGGGGTCGTTCCATGTCGGCGAGATCAAGACGACCAACTCGAACAGTTTCGGTCGACTCCCGCGGCAGGTCGCCGACCTCGACGCGATGGCCCTCGCGATGGCGGGGCACAACAAGGCCTACCTCTTCCAGCTTGCGCAGTACGTCGTCAAGTTCAAGCAGGCGTACTCAGCGCTGTCAGACGAAGCGTTCTTCCTGTTCGAGAACACCGATGACCAGGACTATCGCGTCCTGTGGCTGCGGATCGGCGCGAACCTCAAGCGCGACGCGTTCCTCAACGGCGAACTCGCGCGACAGGCCACGATCGATGGGCGAGTCATCGAGAGGCCGTTCGCCAAGGGATCGAGCACGTGCAAGCGTTGCTATCGCAGGAAGGTCTGCGACGACTATCACGCCGGGATCGGGGACGTCGTCCAGCGCGTCGAAGAAGCGATGTTCAAGGCGGGACAGCTTCCTCCGCCGAGCACGGTATGGACCGAGGGGTTCGACCGCGATCAGTCTGACGAATTCGACGAGGAGATCGCGTGGTGACGACAGATTTTGAACTCATCGACACCCAGGTCGAGGAGGGGACTCAGCAGGCTCCCGAGGACGGCATGACGGTGGGAGAGCTGTTCGAGAACGGTCGCCGCTTCATGCGCGGTCTGAACATGCCGGCGATGCGCAAACCCGTGGGTCACGAGAGTGAGTATGATTTCCCCACCGACGTGACCGTGTTGAGGTCTCCTCAGCTCGGAGCGTTGCAATTGCGATTGGCGGCGTGGTACACCTATTCGCTGTCGATCATCGGCCGTGAGGAGTCTGAACTCGGGGTCTTCAAAGAGATCTTCGACGTGAAGGTCGGAGCGGCGATGGCGGTGGAGAAGACGAGGCACGACAAGCTGGTCGCGAAGGAGATCCTGCGATCGATCTGCATCCAGAACGTACTGGAGCTCAGGAAGCTGCACAAGGCCATCCTCGCGCGTCAGCACCGTGTGGACCTCATCAAGGCTCAGGCGAACGTCTATCACGAGCAGCTCGTGAGGCTTTCGCGTGAGCAGAGCAGGCGGGAATCCGAGGCCTCAGTCGGACGCGCGTACTGATGAGGGCAAGCGCTCGAACAGCCTCGGGTGGGTCGCCGGCGCGTTCGCGCTTACGACTCCGTCTTCGATGCTCTCGCAAATCACCTGCATCGACGACTGTCCAAACTGTCCGCTGTTCATGAAAGGATGCGCGGGCATGTGCGTCAGGTGGGACGAATTGGTCTGTCACAACTGTCCCTGTCTGGGGTCTCAATACGCCGACAAGGACGGCGATCCGACGACGGTCGACGCGGTCACGAACGAGCCGAAGGGTGCTCGCGCAGAGCTTCTAGAGATCCGTCGGATCAGGCGGTTCTTGTGGGACGGTGAACAGGTACCGCTAGAATTGATACTATCTACAAAGGAGTCAGTCCCATGAAGCATCCTACGATAGAACGGGGGTCAAGAAGGCGGGCGGCGAAGCCCGTCGACGGCGTCTCCTCGGTGGACACGCTGACAGAGATCGACGCGATCAGAGACGAATACATCGGCGCCAGCGTGGCAGCGATCGAACCGCCTAGTGCCGACGTCGCGGTCAAAGACGAGTCGACGGGACCCGATGAGACAGAATCGCTCATTTTACCCACGGCGCCAGGCGAGCTCGTGTCGAGCTGGTACGCGCTCAGGACAGAATACGACGCGGCGCTCGCGCGGACGACGACGATCGCCGGCGACCTCGAGAAGATCAGGAGCGATCTCCAGCGCTACTATCAGATCGCCGTGCCGTCGTTCGTGTCTGACGACCGGCCCGTGGTGTCGCGCGTCTCCTCGATATCTGAGAACGCCGACGTCGCCAGCGGCGTCAAGACTTCCGACGCCGTTCAGGGTGAATGGAGCCTTCCCGTGCAGATGCCAGTAAACACAGATCAGCTTCAGGACGCTGAGATCGCGAGGATCAGGAGAGAGGCGACGCTCGGCGATTCAGATCAGAGCTTCGCCACGGGCATCGCCAACAAATTCAAGATGATCACGGACGGAGGGAAATACAGATGAGCGACGGATTCGGACCGCCGATCACGGTGAGGCCGTCTGTGCTCCTCGACCCGACGGCACAGACGACGGACGTCCCGTACTACGAGATGATGAGCATGGAGCGCCTCGTGCCGCGGTTCGATCAGTACGGGCCAGAGCTCAAGACGCTCTCGGCCGCGGTGGCGATGCCAGCGCCAGACGCAGTCGCGGCTTCAGACCCAGAGACCATCGACTTCCTATTCGAGGTCCCGGGCGTGGAGCCAGGACTCTCGTTTGAGGACTTCATCAGGGGCGCGGCGATCGCGACGCGGACCATCGACAATCGCTGGCATAACGCGATACGCGACGCTCTCATCAGCGTTGGACAGAGCGTGATCGACGGGGGGATGTTGCCGACGATCGACGTCGACTTCTACGATTCGTTCAAAGTCGTAGAGCGGACGATTTTCGCGAACGGTGAATCGGTGAGCTGGAAGCCGCTCATCGCGTTCACGGAGGGCGCGTACTGGCTTCTCAGTTTCGTTCAATCGCCCGAGCGACGCCGAGGGAGCATGAGCCCGCTCGAGTTCGTCGAGCGCCGCGTGATGCTCTCGGCGAGCCTCGGGTACGTCCCGCGATAGGGAGGGAGACTGCCGGCGTGTCGCTCGTTTCATCGTCTAATATAGAGCGCTTGACGTTGGGCCACCCGTTCTGGGATGAGGCCGTCGCTATGCGACAGAATCAGTCGGCGATCGGAGCGATCGCCGAACGCGCGCACGCGCTCGGTTACGACGGACTCACCTACGGCGAGATATCGCGTGGGCTCAGGCGCGCTCCTGCAGATCTACATCTTCCCATCCAGACGTCGGCGTTCCTGCGCAGACGCTATCTAGAAGTGGCGCGCGATTTCAATTCGTTCAAGATAATGAAGGACCTCGTCCAGGAGGCGCTGAGCAAGATTGGTGAGTTGGAAGAAGAACTCATGGACCCCGGGATCTCTGGGTCGCGAAAGGCGATCATAGAGAGTGAGCTGTACCGCTGGTACGGGCGCGCATTCGGCTGGTCAGAACAGTGTTCTGTCCTCGCGATCAAGATGCAGGGCGTCAACGTCAGGAGCCCATTCGGCGATGACGATGTCCCAGATCAGGCGCGCGACCAGCGACGGACGACGGACGACATCAAGACTGAGATCGAGGAGTTGGCGAAAGAGTTTCAACGGCAGCTGCCATCCCCGCCGTCGCACGACGGCCTCGTCATGCTGTACGGCCCGGACAACGTGCGCCCCGTCGGGGTGGTCATCGACGGCGACACGGGCGACCTCGACGACGATGACGACGAGGGCTAGAGGGCCGATCGAGCCGTTCACCGTCCGCGAACGCGCGGTCATCCGCGCGGGTCAAGCGTCGTTCCAGTTCTTCCTCATGCACATCTACCCGCTCTCGTTCGAGAAGCGCATGTGGAAGATGGCAGACGGTCAGAAGCACGCGTTCTCGCTCGGCTATATCCACTACCTGTGGGCGAAGATCGTCGAAGAGAACCCGCGCGCGTGCGTATTGGCGCCGCGCATGCACCTCAAGTCCACTGTCTTGAATCACGCATTCATCTTCTGGAAGCTCTTTGGAGCCAACGAGGATCACGACGCGATCGTCATATCGTACAAGGACGAGCTGGCGTCAGACCACGTCGAGAAGATCAAGAAGGCGATCGACGCCAATGCCTTCTGTCGTTTTTGGAAGGACAATAAGCCGCTCGCCGAATCGATCGTCGACTACGATATCTCATTCGATGACGGGCACACGTGGAACGGTAAAGTGGACGCGCATGGCATATTTTCGACCGTCCGTGGACTGCACCCGCGCACGGTCGTCTGCGACGACATCTTGAGCGACTTCGCGAACGCGCTCGAGCCCGTGCAGATAAAGCGCATCGACCAGATATTCCGCCAGTCGCTCGAGTCGCTCCCCGACGAGGCCGACAGCCTCGTGGTGATCGGAACGTCGCAGTCGTACGAAGACACGCTCTTCAAGCTGAAGAAGAACGAGCAGTACGCCTGGTTCAGGTTCCCGGCTGAGCTCCCCAACGGGTCCGTCCTCTGGCCCGAGAAGTTCGACGCGGCTCGGCTCGCGCGCACGAAGCGCCGCGTCGGCCCGACGGCGTACCAGGTCGAGTACCTGCTCGTCCCGTTCATGGCCGTCGACAGCTTCCTGCCCATCGAGGTCGTGCAGGCGTGCCTCGACCCACGGCTCAGGCAGTTCGAGCTCGATGCCGAGTTCGACTCAGCTGGGATCGCCGGAGTGTACGGCGGCATGGACATCGGAAAGAACGTCCATCCGAGCCACATATCGATCGGGGCGCTCATGCCGACGGGCGACATCATCCAGATCTACCAGCAGTTCCTCGACGGCATGGACTATCGATCGCAAGCCAGGCACGTCAAACACATCATCGATCACTTCGGGGTGAAGCGCTTCTACTACGACTCCACGCGGTCAGAGATGGACGATCGCGACATGACCAGGCGGGCTCTCGGGATCCGTTTTTCGGCCCGGTCGAAGGCGCAGATGGCGCTATCGATGGAGTCGCGTTTCTTTGCGGGAGACGACGAGCCGGGGATCATCCTGCTCGACGACAAGCGCCAGACGGGACAGATCGTGGCCGTGAACCGCGTGCTGAAGTCTATCGAGAACGCCGAGGGGCACGGAGACTCGATGTGGTCGATCGCGCTCATGATCAAGGCCGCCGACGACGGCCCGATGATCCAGCTGCTCGGGAACGTTCAAGACATGTTCAACAGGCAGAGCCAGCGCCATTCGGGACTGTTGAACCTGATGCGCGCTCGGTAGGTTTCTGGGAGACCTCGGTCTGGCAGTACTATCAAGGGGAGGTGTCGCGTTGCCCGTATACATCAACCGCGTTCGCCCGCTCGATTACGCGACGTCGGTGAGGCAGAAAGCGCGCGCGAAGGCCGAACGTTACGAGGACCTCAAGCGTGGATTCGAGGACTGGGCGAGGCAGGAGAACAAGACGGACGGCGAGATCGCCGATGGCCTTAAGACGCTAGACGACCTCATCGCGTACTGGTGCGAGCAGGCAGAGACCGGCGAGCGATGACTTTTCCAGGGATGTTTTCGCCGTTCTCGACGCCCACGAACCTCCTGTCGATGACCGAGGACGAGTTCGCCGAAACGCTGAAGGAAGGGGGCTGGTCGGAACACGCGATCGGTCTTGAACTCGCCGACCTGCGCCGATATCGGGACGCGATCGCCCCGCGTCCTAAGGAAGATTCTGGCCCAATCGAGACGAACGAAGTGCTGCTCGACGCGATGTCTCGACGGCGCGTGAGGAGGTCTCCGTAGTGGCGCTCAAGCTCAGCGGATACACGCGCGTCGAGCGTGGGTTCGACGCGCTTCGCCTCTCTGCAGACTACATCGCGGTCACAGAGGAGCTCGAGCGCGCGATGGACTTTGGCGTGGTCCTGCCGTCGCGCGGAAACGCGACCGTGGGCGTCGTCGACCGCGTCGCGCCGATGGTCGAGGAGATGTTCGGCGTCGCCGAGGGAGACCGCGTGCTCTTCTCAGAGTGGCAGGGTGGGCGCTGGGCGTTCCTCGATCCGAGCCGATCAGACGGCGAGAAGCGCTGCCTCATCATGTCGAGCGAGTACATCCTGGCGAAGCTGGAGTAACGCGCGATGCCGACGGTCCTCGAACGCTTTGTCGACGCGATGATCGGTCCGCGATCGAGCCAGGTACAGAAGGCGCGGGTCGCCGACCCCTCGGATCTCGGCGGCTTCCTCGAGTCGACGATCAAACTCGGCGGACCAAACGCGTTCCACGCGACGATCGTCAAAGACTTCATGGAGAAGCAGCAATACGACCAGTCAGCGTTCGGCCAGATGATCAACATGTCGCGCAGCGCGACCGTGCTCTCGTCGAGCGGTGGGATGGTCGGGATCAATGACTACGGGGTCAAGGGACGCCGCCAATACGCCGCCGAGCGCCGTCGCCTCCTCGACCTGTACACGATCGTCTTGAACAACGGAGACATCCGCACCGCGGTCACGCATCTGCGCAACGAGATCTTCCGGCGCGGCCTCGAATGGGAGCCGGCATTCGAGTACAAGTGCGATCTCTGCGACGAGACGTACACCGAAAAAGAGGCCAAGCGCATGAAGAAGCGGTGCGCCTGTCCAGAGTTTGAAGAGTACGCCGAGAAGCACGAGCTCCAGGGAGACGACGCCGAGGGCTACCCGCTGCGGCGTCCCGACAAGAATGAGATCAAGAAGTTCGACAAGTTCCTCGACCGCGCAAATTACTTCGACCAGTCGTTTGAATCGATCCTCCGGATGGGAGAAGACGACATTAATGTTGTTGACGATGCGTTCATCTACCTGCGCAAGCACTACTGGACTGACGAAGAGATCATGTCGCGGGCCGAGGAAGACCCGTTCGACGACGCGTCCGAGCCGCGGTCCGAGGTCCTGCAGATCTTCAGGCTCGACCCCACGCTCATTGAATTCGACATGGATTCGCGCGGGATCCCCGGGCAGGCGCACCACGTGTGCGTCGTGCACCGCGACGAGCTGCTCACCGTCCCCTACGGCGAGGGCTGGGACGCGAAGTGGCGCGGGGTATGTCCAGACTGTGGGCTGCAGACGTACCCAGTCTACTACAAATACAGCGAACAGCAGTCGGGCACGATGGGCGCGAGCCGCCCGATCGTGCTCTACCTCACGCGCGACGAGGTCATTCACTGGTCGCGCTACACCCCGTGCTACGACTTCAAGACCGAGGTCATGACCAGGAACGGTTGGAAGCGGATCGTGGACGTGGACGTGAATGCCGACGAAGTCGCGACGCGATCTGAAGACGGCTTCCTCGAGTGGCAGCGTCCGCTCGACAAGGTGGTGCGGCCATACACCGGTCCGATGTGGGTCGCGAAGACGCAGCGCGTCGACCTCGTGGTCACGCCGCACCACAGACTCTGGGTGCGAGGCGCCTACGCTGAGGAACCGGGGTACACGCCCGTGCACGCCCACGACGAGTTCCCGTCGCATCACGTGGCCACGAAGCACCGCGAACTGGGCGAGCGCAATTCTGGATATGAGGCGCCGGTCCGCGAGAAGCTGACGACGGCCTTTGGGCTGGTCGAAGCGTACAGGGTAGACAACACCCAACGCATCTACATGTCGAACACCGCCAGATGGTCTGGGACCGACATAGACGAGTTCGAGATCCCAGGATACGCCGGTCCGTCGCCGCGCGCTAAGTACTTCGGGGACAGAGCGATCGCTTCGAAGACCGTCAAGATGTCAGATTGGCTCGAGTTCCTCGGGTATTTCTTGACGGGGGGTTCGTACGCGAAGTCGTCCAGCCCGTCGCGCTTGGTTGAGATCACGCAGAGCCGGACGGCTAACCCAGAGACGCGCGCGGCCATCATGAGCTGCGTCGAACGCCTCGGGCTGCGCTATTCGAGTCCCGGCGACAAGATCCATGTCTGGCACCCCGGATTGAGGCGGTATTTAGAGCAGTTCGGGCGCTCGAGGGATCGGTTCATCCCCGACGACGTCAAGCAGTTGCCAGTGCGGCGGCTCGCCGTGCTCTTCGACGCCATCATGCGCGGAGACGGACACTTCGATGAGCAGGGAAGACCAACCCTGTTCAAGTCTATTTCTCCGCGATTCCGTGACGACGTCGCCGAGATAGCGATCAAGCTTGGGTATCAAGTGGCGTTTCTTGGTGATGCTGCACTGCGGTTCGGGGTCAATCGAGAAGCTGACCTCTGCCTGAACTCCGGCACCTACGGCATGTCTCAGGAAGATCAGTCGGTGGGAGCGGTGTTCGGGCTGGAGGTCCCGAACCACGTGATGATGGTCCGCAGAAACGGAAAGACGGTGTGGTCTGGCAACACCGAGACCTATGGGTTCAGTCCTGTCTTGAGCATCTACGAGAAGGCGCTCACGCTGATCGGGATGGACCGCTACCTGTACGACTATTTCTACGAGCGCAAGATCCCACAGGGCGCAGTGGCCGTGACGACGGACGACATCGAATCGTTCAACTCGACGAAGCAGGACGTCGAGGCGCACATGCAGCAGGACCCGCATTATATCCCGTGGGTGGCTATCGCTTCGAAGACTGGCCAGGGTCGCATGGAGTTCGTGCGGTTCGCGTACTCGCTCGACGAGCTCGACTACCTCCCCGTCAGGGACGAGATCAGGGAGCGGATCTCCGGGCTCTACGGTGTGTCGCAGCTCTGGATGTCGTCAACCGATGGCATAGGCGGACTGAATTCGGAGTCTCAGCAGCTCACGGTCATGAGTCGCGTCGTCGAGGGCGCACAGCGCAGCTATCACGTGGACGTGTTCCCGAAGCTCGAGACCGCGCTGCACGTGCACGATTGGCACCTCAGGATCAAGACCCCCGAGGAGTCTAACGAACTGATCACGCTGCAGATCAGGCAGACCAAGGCGGCGATCGCGCAGTCCATGGCGGGAATGGGGTTCGGCGTCGAATACGACTCAGAGGAGGACGAGTTCATCTTCAGCGGGCGCGTGCTGTCGATGGAGGAGCAGCAGAAGCAACAGATGGCGCAGGCGAGCCCGTTCGATCCCGGCGGGGGCGGCCAGCCGCCGAACGCGCCAGGCGCCCAACCGTCGGCCCAGGCGGCTCCCATGGCAGCGGCCAACGGGAACGCCGGACGCGGGTATGGCGCGATGGGCGGAGGGTTCGGCGCGCAGCAGAACGCGCGCGGGACGGGGATGGTACCCACGGCCGGACGCCCGGCGATGCGCACCGCCATGCAGCAGGTCAGAGATCGTGGCCAGCGACCCACATGAGCTGGTCTTCGCCGACGAGCGCGATCCTCTCATTGGAGAGCTCGCTGATGGATGGTCGCCGAAGCGGATCGGCGTGTGTTCCGACGGGAGCCGCTGGGTCATCAGGCCGACCATCGCCGAATACTCGGTCTATCGACTGTCAGAGAGGCTCGACATGAGCGTGATCCCAGAGACGCGACGTTTCAGGGGCGGCTCTGCCCAGCGGCTCGTCGACGGAGCGCTGACCGCGCACGCCCTCGACGGCGACCTCTACGAAGCGGTGAGGACGCCCGTCGCGGTCTCAGACCTCGCGTCGATCATCGCGCTCGACGTGCTCATCGGAAATGCGGATCGCCACGCGAACAACTGGCTCGTGGGCGACGACGGGAGGCTGATAGCGATCGACAACGAGTTCAACGAGCCGACCCGCGTCATATCTCTCTATCATGCTGTCAGGCCGGCGCGACGCACAGGCATGCTCGATGACGCGGAGCACGCTCCCGCGCTTATCGCGGCGATCCGCGAGCGCTTCAAGCGCGCCGAGGAAGCGCTGGCCGTCGACCTCGCGGGACAGCGAAAAGAACTCGATGAGTGGGAGAATGACCTCGTCGGGGGGTCTCCTCGATGACTGAGAAGCAGCTCAAGGACTCGCAGATGCAGGTCATCAAGGAGATGGCCAGGTCGTGGACGGCAGCCGTCCAGGAGATGCTCGAGCGCTGGTATCAGATGGCTAGGGGCGGGCTGGTCAGGCTGAGCGACGCGGTCGGCGAGATGCGCGCGATCTTGGGGGAATGGCCCGAGCGCGTCTACGCGACGGTCGCGGGGCTCATCGACAGGATGTTCAGCGACAGCTACCGAGATGGCGCGTCTGCCGCCGAGGTCGAGGCATGGGGGATGGGGCCTTCTGAGGGCCAGGCGCTCGCGTGGATGAAGAACAGCCCAAACGGTTTGGTGCCGGCGCTGAGGGACCTCACGAGGGGCGTCCAGAGGCGGATAGAGCGCGGGTTGTCGCGGATGGGCAGCGTGATCCCCGTGTCGAGTGCGCTCAGGCTCGCCATGGACGTCGCGTCGCGCGTCGTGTCGCGCCCCGAGCTGATCGTCAGGACGGAATCTGCCAAGGCCCGCGCGCTGGGGCGCATCTACGCGTGGGGACACGACCGGTACCGCGATCGCTATCATTACTGGTGGATCGCGATGGACGACGATCGGACGAAGGACGTGAGCCTCCTGTTCGAGCGCGCGGGACCGTATGCGTGGCAGCAGATCAGACACCTCTGGGAGTTCGAGCACGACCAACCCCAGCTCGTGCGCAACAGGCACACGCGCGGGATGGAGATGCAGGTGTCGGCGTGGAACTGCAGGTGCACCGTGGCCAGGACTCCGCGTGGTGCCGTGGCAGTATAATCTCTCCATGGCGAACATCGAAGAACGGATGATCGAGGCGTGCCTCGAGGGGATCAGGGACGTCGCCCAGCAGGCGTTCGCCGGCAGCCAGCGGAACGTGCCCGTCCGCACGGGGCGCCTGAAGCGCTCGGGACGCGTGCAGTTCACGCGCGACGGAGCGGTCATCGTCTATTCGACGCCCTACGCAGCCGACGTTGAACTCGGTCATCTCAGGCGTCGCGTCACGGTCGCGCCGCGACTGCTGAAGGCGACGACGTCGCTCTCGAGGGGCAAGAGGATCCAGTACGCGGGATACACCTACGTGCAGGGCGAGCGGAGGCCGAGGTATTTCGTGGGAAGGGGCGTGGACGACGCGATGCGCAGCCTGCCGAGGATCGTCGCGGGGAGGCTGTCGCGGGCATGACGTCGCCGACTGGGATCGCGGGCGCCAGGCGGGCGCTCGCGAGGAACAACTACGTGTCAGTCATAGTCGACCAGCCAGAGGAAGTCGTCACCGGGAGGCACGGGATCGTGGTGCCGCCGAGGCAGGACCATCGCTTCAAGGCGACGGGCGTCGTCGAGTCCGTCGGACAGACGTGTCGAGTGCCCGAGCTGCGACCGGGGATCCGAGTGTTATTCCCGCCGTACGGGGTCGGCAAGCGGACCGTCGTGGACAGGATCGAGCGCGTCGCGCTCCTCGATTGGGAGATCATCGGCTGGTTCGACGAGGGCTGACGTGGTCGGAATCCCCGAGCAGACGTCGCCCATCCACCTCATCCAAGAGGACTACATCGGCCAGCCGTGGCCAGTGCTCGTCGCCTCGATAATGTTGAATCGCACCAGTCACGTGCAGGTGCGCCCGGTCCTGGCGCTGTTCTTGCGGCGCTGGCCAGCGCCGGATGGCCTCAGCGAAGTCGACGCGCCCGAGCTCACAGACATGATCAGGACGCTCGGCTTCCAGAACGTGAGGGCGCGTCGGCTCATCGATCTCGCCAAGGTCGTCTCTCCCGTGCTCCCGTGTACTATAATAGTGGATACGTTACCGGGGGTCGGAAGGTACGTCAGGGACGCATACACTCTCTTCGTGAAGCGTGAGCTCGTCCAGGGCGTCTCAGACGAGAAGCTTCGGCGATACGTGGAATGGACAAATGGATTTATCTCAGAGGACGATGCGGGGGAGGGGTCCCGATCCGGACTGGCACAAGAATCGATTGCTTCGCACGGTCGCTAAGCGCGGCAAGCGCGCGACGCTGCGGATAGAGCCCGATCACGGTGGGCTGGTGGATATCCTGGGATCGACGCAGCCGCTCGCTCGGTTCGTGTACCGCGACGAGTCGTTCGCGGTGATCGACGTCCCGCCCGGAGTCATCCAGGTCTATCGCATCGACAAAGTCATGGGGGTCAACCACCTGATCGTCGAATTCATGCTCGAGTACCTAAAAGAAGAATCAGATGCCGCGCATGCCGACGGCGACTGATCCCGAGCTCGACAACGCGATGGAGCGGCTCTCCAAGGCGAAGTGCGCCGAAGACGTCTTCGGAGCGTTTTTTGGAGGCAAGCACGCGACGCTGTTAGACGTGAGACGCGTCTATCGGCGCCTCGCCAAGGTCGCGCACCCAGACAGGTACCCGTCTCCCGGCGACCGCGAGGTCGCGACCGCGGCCTTCAAACTGTTGGACGCGTTCTGGCAGACAGCGCAGCGCAGGATCGAGAGCGGGATGTACGGGTCTCCGATCGTCGCTGTGATCAGCACTCGCCGACGGCGATACGAGGTGGGGTCGCGCATCGCGCGCGGCGACATCGCCGACGTATATGGGTGCGCGTATGCCGATGACGCGGGCGTCGCGACTGGGATCATCAAGGTCGCGCGCAGCGGCGTTGACAATGATCTCATGGCGAACGAGGCGCGCGTGCTCAAGATGATCGAGACGCAGACGGCCGACGTCGGACTGCGCGCATACGCGCCTTGCGTCGTTGAGTCGTTCGGGTACAGCGACGGCAAACAGCCGGTCAGGCAGGCCACCGTGTTCGCGGCGATCGACGGACTGCGGACGCTGATGGACGTGCGCTGCCAGTATCCAGACGGGATCGACCCCAAACACGCAGCCTGGATGTGGACGAGGCTCCTGATCGCCCTCGACGTCGCGCACGCTATCGGGGTCGTCCACGGATCGGTGATCCCACCGCATGTCCTGATCCATCCCGCCGAGCACGGGCTCGTCCTCGTGGACTGGACCAACGCGACGCGCGATCCCGAGGCGAGCGGCGAGAGGGTGAAGGCGATCAGCTCAGAATACGAGAGCTGGTATCCACGCGAGACGATCGCCGGGGAAGCGCCGACGCCGGGGATGGACATCCTCATGGGCGCGCGCTGCATGATCTACCTGCTCGGGGGAGACCCCGTGGAAGGGACGCTGCCGGACAGAGTCCCGCCCAAGCTGAAAAATTTCTTCAGGGCATGCATGTTCGAGAGCTCGCGCATGCGGCCGCAGGACGCCGGGAAGCTCCGTGAGGAGTTCCACGAGCTCATCGAACTGCTGTGGGGGAAGCGGAAGTTCATCGCTTTCTCCATGGCCTAAAGCAGGAAAGAGGTACAGGACATGGGAAGTGGCATTTGGAGCCACGACACCTATCGGTCTCGCGTCACGGCGGACGCCGCGGCGGGGAGATCGACGTTCGCATACAGCGCGTCTGCGGCTTCGACGCCGCGTGATTCGTGGAAGGCGCACGACAGCCTCGACCCGAAGGGGATCGAGACGCGCGAGTCGCGCGACAGCGCTGAACACCCGAACGCGACGGCGATCGCCGTGTTCTTCGACGTCACGGGCTCGATGCATGTCGTCCCCGAACAGCTCCAGAAGAAGCTCCCCGAACTGTTCGGGTTGCTCCTCCGCAAGGGGTTCGTCACCGATCCGCAGATCATGATGGGTGCGATCGGGGACGCGTTCGCCGATCGCGTCCCGCTGCAGGTCGGACAGTTCGAGTCTGACAACCGCATCGACGACGACCTGACGAACCTCCTGCTCGAGGGCGGGGGCGGAGGCGGCAATCACGAGAGTTACGAATTGGCGCTCTATATCATGGCGCGTCACACGTCGATCGACTGCTTCGAGAAGCACGGTCGGAAGGGTTATCTCTTCATCATCGGTGACGAGCGCGCGTATACCGTCGTGTCGCGCGGTCAGGTGTCCGACGTCATCGGCGACGGACTGCAGGAAGACATATCGCTCGCAGACATCGTCCGCGAAGTCGGCCAGCGGTACAACGTCTTCTATCTTCATCCCGAAGAAGCCAGCTACGTCGGCGACCAGGACAACGTCCGATTCTGGACGGAACTCCTCGGGCAGAATTACATCCAGCACGTCGAGACCGGATCGATCTGCGAGACCATCGCGAGCCTGATCGCGGCCAATGAGGGCACGATCGGCGACATGGCCGAGTTGACCACGGCGCTCATCGACGTCGGGGCGTCGCCCAGCACGGTCAGTTCTGTCGAACGCGCTGTCGGCTCTCTCGTCGGCGCCGGGATCGCCGTCGGGACGTCCGAGGGTCCTGGCCTGCCTGGTTCAGACGGAACGTCTGGATCGCGTCGGATCTAGGCGGTGATCTGCGGCGGTGTGGTGGGACACACTTCTGTCTAGTACGACTGCAGTTGGCCTCGGGGGTCATGCCCTTGACGAACCCAGCAGTCCGGCCGGCAGTAGTCGGTTCGAATCCGGCCCGCAGACTCCAAAGAAGGAGGAAAGACCGTGGGAAACGCGATCGTCATCGCCGGGCTTGGTTTCGGCGACGAGGGCAAGGGCACGACGGTAGATTACCTCGCTCGCGAGACGGGCGCGCGCCTCGTCGTCCGATACAACGGCGGACCCCAGGCAGCCCACAACGTTGTGACTGACGATGGGCGCCACCACACGTTCGCACAGTTCGGGAGCGGCGCGTTCGCCGGTGCCGCCACTCATCTCAGTCGCTTCATGCTCGTTAACCCAGAGGCGGTGTTCGTCGAGGCAGATCACCTCAGGCGCCGTGGGGTCTCAGACCCGTGTGCCGGCATGACTGTGGACCGCGATGCGCTGATCGTCACTCGCTACCACGTGGCGGCGAATCGCATACGCGAGACGGCGCGCGGAGCCGGTCGCCACGGGAGCTGCGGGATGGGAGTCGGCGAGGCGCGTGGAGACTCGCTTCGACCTGGTGGAGACGCCCTGAGCATCTTCGCGCGCGACCTGTCGTTGGGCGCTAGCCAGCTGCGCGCAAAGCTCAACGTGATCCGCGAGCTCAAGCTCGCCGAGCTCGCCGACGAGATCGACGCCGCTGGTGACGCGGCCGCAGCAGACGTTGAGGTCCTCACGTCGACGATGCGAGTTGACTTCTACGCCGCGCTGTACGTGCGCTTCGCCGGGTCGGTCAGGATCGTGGACGGAGTCGACCTGCTCAAGAACTCCCTGCGCGGCGATGGGACGGTGATCTTCGAGGGGGCGCAAGGAGTCCTCCTGGACGAATCGTACGGGTTTCACCCGTACACGACGTGGACCGACACGACGTTTGGGAACGCCGATCGACTGATGGTCGACGCGATGCACGACCCGCAGCGGATCGAGCGACTCGGGGTGCTCAGGGCCATGGCGACGCGGCACGGTCCCGGGCCGTTCGTGACCGAGGACGCCGACCTCACGCACGATCGGCCCGACGCGTACAACGTCGACACCTCGTGGCAGCGCGATTTTAGGGTCGGGCACTTCGACGCCGTCGCCGTGAGATACGCCCTCGCTGTCGCCCCGCTATACGGGCCCATCGACGGGCTCGTCATCACGCACATGGATCTCCGAGGCAGCGGCGATCGGGTGTGCGTCAAGTACGGGCATAGAGAACGCGGCGCGATCTCTGATATCGCGATCTCTGAGAAGCCAGACCTCTCGTATCAAGAACAGCTGACGTCGAGGCTATTCGAAGCGACGCCTGTCTACGAGACGCCGCCGTTTGACGATCGTGGGTTCTTCGAGTACGTCGAGGGCTTCACCGAGAAGCCGATCCGGCTCGCGTCGTTTGGACCGAAGCCGTCTGACAAGATGGCCGTGCATGGTCTCTCTCGTAGCCTGAGGGGGTAGCATGACTGCGTGTCGAGCCTTCTCTATATAGGGATCGATCCAGCCACGAAGTGTGGCTGGGCGAAGATCACGTCGTCGGGCGAACGCTTGGACAGCGGAGTGTGGAACCTTGAACGCCGTCGAGGAGACGGAGCGGGCATGCTCTATGTCCGCTTTGACAGGCTGTTCAGGGAGGTCGTCGAGGCCTCGCCCGGCGCGGTGGTCGCTTACGAACAGCAGAGCAATCGATTCATCGGTTCGGCGCACGTCGGCCTCGGGATCATCGCGCACCTGCAGCGGGCGTGTGAAGAGCTCAGCGTGCCGTACACCGGCGTCACGTACTCGACGATCAAGAAGTTGGCCACGGGTTCTGGTGTCGCCAAGAAAGAAGCGATGGTGGCGGCCGCGCTCAAGAGGTGGCCCGAGCTGCCGGCCGACACGACCGACGATGAAGCCGATGCGCTGTGGAGCGCAGAGTGCGCGCGGACGGGCATGGTCTGAAGTCGTGATCGCGCGTCGGCATGATCCGGAAGAATGATGTCAGGAGAGACCGTATCAGATGATGCGGTATGGTCTATCTGCCGTTCGGTTCTTTGAACGAAAACTGCTCGCGCTGAAAGGTCCTGTCTGATGTCAGATGTCATGGCCGATCTCGAGACGCTGAGCACGCGTCAGCACGCGCTCTTCATGTCGATCGGGGCGGTGGCGTTTGACCCACGTGGGTCTAGGGTCAACCGCGATCCGGGGAATGTCTTCTACCAGAACGTCGACATCGTGAGCGCCCAACGCGCTGGCCTCCACGTCGACGGAGAGACGATCGTCTGGTGGTTCAAGCAGTCTGATGCCGCGCGGAGCGCGTTCAAGGACCCCGCGCCGAGACCGATCGACGAGGTGCTCGAATCGTTCGCGCGGTGGTACAAACAGCACACCGATCGGTCCAGCTTCGTGTGGAGTCATGGAGCGACGTTCGATATCCCGATCCTCACCGAGGCGTTCCAGCGCGTCGGGATGAAGGCCCCGTGGTTTTATTCGAGGGTCCACGACACGAGAACGCTTTTCGACCTCGTGGGGGTCAAGCTTCCACCCGCAGACCTGCGCGCCGGTGGGCACAACGCTCTTCACGACGCGATCGCTCAGGCAGAACACGTGCAGCTCTGCACCAAGCGCATCTTCGCGCTGGCCGGCGCGATCCCACAGCAGTCAGAGGGAGATCCGCGAGACGAAGCCGTCGAACCGGTCGTCGACAGCGACGCTGCCGACGGCGCGAGCGCTGACGCCGAGATCGTGATCTAGGAGAGGTGGAGCGAGTCGTCCAAGTCATGCAGACTCTGCTCGTCCAGGGCCAACGCCAGCCAGACGGTGACGCGATCCCAGACGCGGTGCAGGTCATATGCTCTGACGGCACGGTGACGCTCTCGTTCAGGGCCGATCCCGATCCAAACACGGTCCCCGTCGTCGGCGAGCGCTACCTCGTCCAGATCACCAAGGTGCCCAGCCTCGGTGTGCGCGTCGGAGAATGAATTCTCTTGGGTTTTTGATGACGGCCGCTGCATTTCATAATGGCGCTACTGAGTCGGTACTATTATCTCAGGAGCAGCGCGCGATGGGCCCACACCGCATGGTCATATCTGAGCTCGCAGACGGGCACGTCAACCCGATGGGCGCATGCGAAGCGATCGCTGCCGATGGCTACATCGACGCGGCGCTCGAGACGCTGACGCGGGACGAACCGATTCTCGCGCGCTGGCTGCACGGCGACCCCGACCTCGATGTCGCGCTCAGGGGCACGATGTCGGCGATCTACGGAGTGATGCGGAGCGACGCCCAGTCGGGGATCCCGTTCGAGCTCTCGCTCGAGCGCATTCGAACAGTGATCTTTCGCCTGATGTGCGCCGTCGCCTGGGGAGCGGCCACGCGCGACCGGGCGTCGGTCAACTAGGCGCGTCGATAGGAGGCGTGACATGGAACCAGGGAAATATTGGATGGTCACTCACGATGGTCGCGAGATCTTCGCCGACGTCGTGGGAGAGATCGTGCTTGACGCGGGCGATCTGCTCGTCGTCTCGGCGTACGAGATGTCTGCGTTGCACGCGAGGGTGGAGCACGAGGAACCGATCATCGTCGACGGGAGGATGATCCCGCTTGGAAAGCTCGCCACGCTGCACGTCGTCAGCGACTCCGGAAAGCGCGCGTCATACGTCGTCACGAGCAGCAAGATCTCCGACCTCATCGAGGTCACGAGCGACCAGGCTTCAATCGCCGAGACCGTCGTTCGCGCGACGGTCCGCGTTGCAGACGAGACCGCTGTAGACGTGCTGATCGCGAGTGATCAATCAGATTCTAGTGATGAGAACGGCGATGGCGACTCGGGCGGCAGCGGCGAGAGCGACCAGGACGCTCGCCAAGACGAGGATGGCCAAGGCGAGCAGGCGACTCCGCCTGATCAGGGCGACCAAGACGCCGGAACGACGCTGTCTATCAATGAATCGTTCACGGTCACAACGGTCATCGATCAGTCTGTGCGAGATGCGCTGGCCGGTGATCAGTCGACCCAAAGCGCGCCAAAGATCGCGAAGAAGCGGGCGAAGGCTCCTGTGCGCGCGTCGAGGTCGCCTTCGAAAAAGTAGGTCGTCGGGTTTCATCGCGGCGAGCTGAGCGACGACAATATCGCGTACCAGGAGCACGCAATGGCCACAGAACCATGCCTGACGTTCATGAAGTCCGCGTCGCATTCGGGTGTCCCCGGATTCAGCATCGGCGAATCTGCGCGGGCGATCTGCCGCGCCATGGACTACGTGGTCGGCAGACAGCCGCTCGACAAGTCGGTCGACGCGGTCCGCACGAGCTACTGGCCGAACCTGTCAAAGCAGGTCGAGGGCGGGCTCCAGCACGTCATATCTGTCGACAACGCCGCCGGGTACGCAGAGCTCTGGTCGCGCGGCGGGAACTGGTATGCCGTCACGGGCGCGACCATGCCGGGAGACGCTTCTCTCAAGAAGTCGGCGAAGTGGGCGGTGTACGAGATCCCGAGGCTGCGCAAGGGGCTGGGCATCGAGGAGGCCACCGCGATTTTCCTCTCGCGCCTGTTCGGCGACGAGCCGCTGAAGAAGAGCGGCGGCTGCAACTGCGGCGGGAGACGGTGATGGGAGACTCGATCGTCGACGCGATCGACGCCGTCCTCGCTGCGGTCTTCTGGCTGCCGGCCCACCTGATCGGCTACAAGAAGTGCAGCAAGTGCACAGCGCGCGTGCGCTGGTTTCAGTTCGTTTTCATCGCGACTGCGCCGATACGTCGCGTGCCCGCCGTCAGAAGTCGAAGGATCGATTGGGGCATCAGGTCGCACACCATGGACGAGCGCAAGGCGCTTCGCCCAGCATCGTTCAAGGAGACAGTGACATGACTATCGCCTTCGGTCAGGTGATCATCGAGAAGGGTGGACGCCGGTCGCTCGGTATGCAGTCGGCGATCTCCAAGTCGGAGACCGCGACAGAGCTCGAGCGGCGCCAGGACGGCGAAGGACCGTTCGTCGAGCAGGGCCCGATCGAAGCCGAGACTGTCGACGAATCGTTCACGCAAGCGCCGATCGACGTCCGCGAGAACGAGCGCTCGCTCGAGCACCGGCACTTCGGGCACCCCGACGCGCACCCCGTCGGGATGCGGCACCGCAAGATCAGCTCTGACCCGAGCCACAGAGAAGAGGACCACCTGCTCGACGAGTGGAAGGACCTGTACGACAAGGCGAAATCGGGGTCGTGCACGCCCATGGAGCTGCGTCGGATCCGCGACATCAGGGGGCGGCTCGAAGAGCTCAACGCGACGCGCATCGAGGACGCGCGCCGGATCATCGGCGACCAGCTCGAAAACCCGATGCGGGGCGACGAGCGGGTCGAGAACGCCGGGGTGGGCGCTGTGCCTCCGGTCGGAGGCGCTAAGGCCGCAGCCGGACAGTTAGCCGCACCCAAATGGAACGAAAGGGCCGATGCGCTGAGACCCGCCGGCGATCCATATGCGTGGCCGAAGAGGCAGATGGGGAAGAATTCGGGCTTGCGAAAGTCTATGGACGCCGCGATCATGCTGTCGAGCGCGATCATCAACGGCAGAGACGAGCCGCCGTATCCGGCAGACGAGCCTGAGGACGATGGGACCTACGGGGCGATGCCCGATCCCGCCGACGGTGAAGTCGCGCACGATCTCGCGGGTTCGGCGCGCAACGTCGGACCGTACGCCGGGGACGTCAAGGAGCGCGGCGGTCCGGGGATCCCCGTCGAGAAGAGCCGACCGAAGGGCTGGACGAAGTCGTCCAGCAGCCAGTACTGGGACAAGGTGTCGAAGGGCTCGCACGACGAGTGCGTCGAACACGTGGGCGGGAACGTTGACGACCCGCACGCGTTCTGCGCGTGGGCCGAGCACGAGGGCACGGGGCACTGGCCTGGAGAGCGCCGGAAGGCGGAGAAGCAGATGCCGACGGCTGGGATGGCCCCGCAAGCGCCGCCGACTCCTCCCACGGTGTCGACGCGGCCGACGATCTTGGCCAGGTCGCAGCCAAACTCGGTGAACGTCTTCAAGGACGGGATCTCCACGGGCAGGCGGCCGCTCTAACTGGGTATCATCGACTTGCACACCTCCGCCTCACGGGGCGGGTGAGGATCGAAACGTGTCTCCTTCAGCCCTGACTCAAGACCAGATCCGCATCTTTCAGGACAGGTACGCGACGCGCGACTCGGCGGGTGAGCTCACCGAGAAGTGGCCCGAAGAGTCGTGGAAGCGGGTCGCGCTGGGCGTGGCCGAGGCCGAGAGATACTACGCCGCGAGGAAGATCGGCGTCGACATCGACGGCGCCGTGAGTGAGAACGCAGAGCGCTTCTACGAGCTGATGCGCGACTTCCGCTACGTGCCGGGCGGGCGCATCATCGCGGCGATGGGCACGGACGTGCAGGTCACCGCCCAGAACTGCTACGTCATCCCGAGCCCCGAGGACAGCCGGGGAGGGATCCTCCACAGCCTCTACGAGTGGGTCGAGATCCAGTCGCGCGGCGGGGGAGTCGGGGTTAACCTGTCGAGCCTCAGGCCGTCTGGCGCGCCCGTCAGGGGGGTCAACGGGACGTCGTCTGGTCCCGTGTCGTGGGCGCGCCTGTTCGCCGACGCGTCGCAGGTCATCATCCAGGGCGGGTCGCGCCGCGGGGCCGCGATGATCATGATGAACGACGACCACCCCGACGTCAAAGAGTTCATCCACGCGAAGGAGACTCCGGGAGTCCTTGAGGGCTGCAACATGAGCGTCTGCATCAGCGACGCGTTCATGCGGGCCGTGACCGACGACGGGCCGTGGGAGCTCAAGTGGGGCGGGAAGGTCTACGAGACGCTCAGGGCCCGCGACATGTGGCAGGACGTCGTGACCGCAGCGTGGCGCAGCGCCGAACCCGGCATCTACTTCATGGAGCGCGCGAACCAGGAAGCGAACTCGGGCTACTTCGAGACACTGATCTCCACCAACCCGTGCTTCACGGGCGACACCCTCATCGCGGTGGCCGACGGGCGCGACGCGGTCTCGATCAAGCAGCTGGCCGAGGAGGGCGCGGACGTCCCGGTCTACTGCTGCGACGCCGACGGCGTGGTCCAGATCAGGACGGGCCGCCACCCGCGCGTGACGCGCGAGCGGGCGGAAGTCTGGAGGCTCACGCTCGACGACGGGAGCGCGATCCGCACGACGCCCGATCACAAGTACCTGCTCAGGGACGGGACCAAGGTCCCGATGCGCGACCTCAGGCCCGGGGACCGGCTGATGCCGTTCTCTAAGGCCGTGCTCAAGCGCAGGACCAACTCGTATATGACTGTCAATCGGAATGATGGACGCGCGCCAGTCATGGAACATCGCATGGTCGTCGAATCTAATCTTGGACGCCCACTGCGTGGTCATCCGGAAGAGATCATCCATCACGCTGATTTCAATGGACTGAACAATGTGCTTTCAAATCTGCTTGTGATGAGCGATCGAGAGCACAAAGCACTTCATTATCAGACAGCGATAGGTCTTCAGGCTTGGTGGGCAGAGCAGGACTCTGAGGCAAAGACGCGACTCAACGGCATGAGCGGAAAGCGACATCGGCCAGAGTCGCTTGCTAAGATCGGAGCGAAGACGCGGGCCTACATGGCGGATCCTGAGGTCAAAGAGAGACAGCGTGCCGGAGTGCGCGAATGGTATGAAAACCACGGCACGGACTTTCTCAAGGGCGAACGCATCGAGCGAGAGAAGCGCGTCTGCGCTAATGGACATTGTAGCGTCCGGTTCGAGGCGCTTCCGAAGTCAACGCGGCGACACTGTTCGACCTATTGCAGCTTGGTCGTGCTCAATGAGGCGCAGCGTGGAGTGCCGCTCACGCCTGAGCATCGCGCGAAGGTCGGCGTTTCGTCTAAAGTGTGGGCGGAAACGCCTGAAGGACGCGCCTCGAAGGCTAAGGCCGGGCGCGAGACGTTCAGAAAGTACGCGCTGATGAACGGGAAGATTGCGTTCGAGCAAACAGGCGCTATCGACATGAATCGATGGGATGATTATCGCGAGCTGGCGAAGGGCAATGGTTGTACTAAATTCGTCAGCAGAGCGACGATCGACAGGTTGTTTAGTACACGTGAGCAATTCGTCGAACTGGCCGAGGCCTGGAATCATCGCGTAGTCTCGATCGAGCCCGATGGGTTCCAGGACGTATATAACCTGACCGTTGATGAGTTCCATACAGTGGCCGTCATTACAGTGCCTGACGGGGTCTCAAAGCGTTCTGGAGCGCGGGTGAAGACAGGTATCGTGACTGCCCAGTGCGGCGAACAGCCGCTCGGCCCCTATGGTGCCTGCCTGCTCGGCGCGTTCAACCTGGTCGCGTTCGTCAAGCAGTCAGACCACGGCGGCCGGGGCGAAGCGGGAGACGCCGCCGCGAACGCGTCGAACGCGAAATACTTCGACCTCGCCGAGTTCAAGAGGCTCGTCGCCGTCGCGGTCCGCTTCAACGACAACATCGTCGACATCAGCAGCTACCCGCTCCCCGAGTGCAGGGACTCTCAGCAGCGCATCCGCCGGATGGGCATCGGCGTCATGGGCCTCGCCGACGCGCTCATCGAGCTCGGCATGCGGTACGGCAGCGGCGAGGCGATCGAGTTCACCGGCAACGTGTTCAGGGAGATGCGCGACGCCGCGTACATGGCTTCCGCGCGCCTCGCAGAAGAGCGCGGGCCGTTCCCCCTGTTCGACAGCGAGAAGTTCCTGGACCGGCCGTTCGCCAGGCGGCTGCCCGAAGACGTGCGCCAAGAGATCGCTCGGTACGGCGTCAGGAACTGTTACCTCCTGACCCAGGCGCCCACGGGCACGACGGCGATGGTCGCGAACGTCAACAGCGGCATCGAACCGTTCTTCGACTTCCGCTATCGGCGCGTCGACCGGACCGGATCGTCGTGGATGTTGAGCCCGTACGCGCACCGCGTCTACGGCGACGATGGCCAGGGAGAGAGGCTCAAGAGCGTCGATCCGGTGTACGTCACGGCCAACGAGGTCACGCCCGCAGAGCACGTGCTCATGCAGGCCGCAGCGCAGAAGTTCGTTGACGCCAGCATCAGCAAGACGGCGAACATGCCAGAGTCGGCGACAGTCGGCGACGTCGGAGAGATCTACGCGATGGCGTGGGACGTCGGGCTCAAGAGCCTGAGCGTGTACCGCGACAACAGCCGCTCTGAGCAGGTCCTCTACCACGATAAGGAAGACGAGGCGGCCGCCCAGGCGCCGCCGCCGATCGCCGCGCGGCACAAGCTCCCCAACGATCGCGCGGCGCTGACGCACAAGTTCGAGATCGGAGACTACGAGGGGTACATCACGGTCGGGATGTACGAAGACGGGACACCCGGAGAGGTGTTCGTCAAGGTCAGCAAGCAGGGGTCGACGGTCAACGGGCTCGTGGACGTGATCGCGATGCTGATGTCGTTCTGCATGCAGTACGGCGTTCCCTACGAGACGCTCAGGGACAAGCTCTCCGGATCGCTGTTCGAGCCGGCCGGACGCACGTCGAACAAGGACGTGCCGTTCGCGACGAGCCTTCCCGACTACGTGGTGCGCTTCTTAGACAGGAAGTTCTGGTCGAGGGAAGCGGCCGAACCGGCGTTCGTAGAACGCGCGATCGCGGGGTCTCCGACGGGAGAGGCCTGTCCCAAGTGTGGCGGGACGCTGTGGAAGGCAGAGGGCTGTGCGTCGTGCCGCAACTGCACATACGAGCGGTGCAGCTGAGGTTTTCTCAGACGCCGCAGCTGTCCGATAATCACGGTGGGGGATCAGCCTATGGACGTCCAGTTGGTCTCGTCGGTCAACGTGTCGCACAGGTCGATCGTGCAGAAGGCGGTCGATGAATCGCCCGACGAACTCGTCAAGAAGCGCCCCCTCGAGTTCGAGAGCGGCGACAAGGCCGATCCGGGATGGAGCCGCTCTCCCGATTCGACGGAACACGGCGATCGGGGCCTGACTCCAGAGCAGATGCTGCGCATGGCCAAGCGCGCCGCGGACGCGTCGCAGACCGTCGAGAAGTGGGGGACGATCAATTACTCCGAAGACGGGAGCGCTTCAGACCTAGACAGGGACATGATCGAGAACATGCCCACTCCCGGGCAGAAGCTCTACCTCCGCGACTTCGAGGAGGCGCCCGAGGGGGCCGTCACCGGGGTCGGCCCGCGCGGTGGCAAGTTCTTCTACTACACGTCTGGCCCGCAGCACGACAAGTGGCTCGTCCAGCGCCGCGAGCACAACGGGTTGGGAAACGTGCCCGAGAACAAGCGCGAGGGGCACCCCGAGCTCGCGAAGCGCGGGCTCCTCGACAGGCCGCAGCCCGAGCCGACGCGCTCGGACAGGCCAGCGCCGGGCGAGGGCCCCGAGGGCTTCGACTATCCAGAGGACGTGTTCAACCCGCTGAAGCCGAGCCGGTACATGGAGACCGGCAAGAAATACCAGGTCCGCCTCGGGATGGACAGAAACCATCCAGGCACGTTCGCCGGGAACATGATGAAATTCTCAGACGGGAGGGTGGCCGCGGCGATCGGTGGCAACAAGCGCGCCTTCAAGACGGTCGACGACGCGCACGATTGGCTCGTCCACATGACGCGCCACGCTGGCAAGATGGGTCCGCAGTTCTATCGTTCGTTCGACTACATCAGGGGCATGACGAGCAAGGCGATCCTCGCCGTCGACGTCGGCGTCTGAGAAGGGGGGCGACACCGGATGGCAGCCATGCGCAATTTCGTCGTCGAATGCGGGTGGGAGTTCGACCTGCCGACGGGTTCGATGTACACGGTCGACCGCTGCCCGAGGTGCGGAAGCGACCACGGTTCGTTCATCGCGTTCGGCGGCGACGGACGGAGCGAACGCGAGAAGATCATCGCCGGGTTCTCGGCGCACGACAGAGCGGCGTGCGAGCGATGTGGGGGTACGATGTCGGTACCAAGCCTCGATGACGCGATGGGGTCGACGCCGTGTCCAGCGTGCCAAACGTAGTCAAGTTCCCGCAGAGCCGCCGGGTGTTCAGGCCCGACACGGTCATGCCGGCGTTCGGGCTCTGCGTGTTCGCGTCTAACGGGAACCTGATCGTCATCCCCGGCTGGCACAGGTTCGCGTTCGCGATCAGGGTGCGCGACCGCGCCGCGGCGCCCAAGCTGTACGACGCATTGGAGCGCAGGCGCAACAGGTAGCTCTGGAGCGTTCTGGACGGTCGAAGCCCCGGGTTTTCTCCGTCTCGACGGTTGCGCTACCATCCTTCGCATAGAACAGGTCGAACGAGGCGAGCGATGCCGATCCACAGGGTCAAGGGCGGGTACAAATGGGGCGGTCACGGAGCCGTGTACCCGACGAAAGCGGGGGCGCGGCGCCAGGCCGCCGCGGCTTTCGCTCACGGCTACCAGGGCAAGGCCATGATCGACCGTGCCGAGGGCCTCTCGACGCTGATCGCGCTGGGGATCGACGGGCGCGACATCTTCTTGGACGACGAGACCGAGCGCACTAAGGAAGACCTCTCGAGGGCTCTCGGCGCTTCTGTGCGGCTGTCGAGGGGGTCGTCTCTCAGGGGGCGGAAGGCGAAGGAAGACTACTTCGCTGTCAGCGAGAGCGCAAGCGGGAAGCGCGTGAAGCTCCCCAAAGAGCGCGTCTACGTCGAGACGAAGCGCGAAGCCCCGTCGGGAGCGTTCGTGCGGCGCGGTCCGCGCGGCGGACTGTTCTACATGGGCGACCCAAAGACCGGCGATCCGGCGCCGCGTGGGCCAGGAGACGGCCCCGCGGACCGACGGCCGGCCGGCGACCGCCGTACCCGTCGCGGAGCGCCCGACGGAGCTCCGACCCCCGAGTTCGGAGAGGAAGCCGACGAGGCGACTGCAGATGACACGCTCAGCCGCATCAGGCGCGAGCTCGCGCGGCACCAGATCGAGCAGGCGCAGCCGATCGAGAGCGGCGGATTCACGCCGGGGTACCGCATCGGAGAACGCGCAGGTGGATACGAGATCAGGGCGCTCGGCCCGAACCCCAAGCAGGCGAGATCGGTCGCGCGTCAGATAGTCGAAGCGATGCGCGACGGGCACCTCTTGTTCTCGCGCGACGGGAACTCGATCGTCGTCCGGCCGCCTGGGGAGCGACGCGGGGGCGACATCGACGCGCCCGAGCCGAAGGTCGAGCAGAGCGACGCGATCAGGTCGCTGGGAGACATCGTCGATCCCATCGGACCGCTGCGTCTTGACCGCGCGGCGCTTCCCGGTATCGTCGTCGATCTGTCCGCGATGATCAATCTCCAGATGGGCGGATCTGATGTTGAGCGGCGACCTGGTAGATATGGAGCGCCGTCTTATGGTCGTGTGTATTTGAGACCTGGTGAATATCCGCCTGAGGGCCATTCGGTCCAGCAGGGCCCGCGCGGTGGCATGTTCTTTGTTCCGCATGATGGTCCGGCGCTCACTAAATGGAAGAATCAGCGTCAGGGGATTCCAGATCCGTTTGCCGGGGGGAAACTGCAGCCGCAAGAGCAGACTCCTTCTCAGGGGTTGGGGCAGGAGCAGCAACAGCTGCCGGCCACGGTCCCGTCTGGCAGCGGCGGCGAGCAGACCTATCTTCCGTCTGGCCACGAGGCGGATCAGCGGAAGAGGATGGACGCCGACGCGGCCGCGCGAAAGAGGTTCGCGACGCGCCAGTCCGAGCCGCCGGCCGTCGGTCACGACGCGCTCATCGGGCACCTGACGGGGTCGAAGGGCGAGATCGCCGACCGGTTCGGAGACGTGGTGAACCAGATAGCGACGAAGGACCGCAAGCCGTCTGGAGCGTTCGGCGACCTCTACGACGCGTTCGTGCGCCAGAACCCAGAGACGCGGCGCAAGTTCGGAGAAGACGCCATCCGTCACGCGCTGTGGGATTCGGCCGTGCAGGTCGCGGGACAGAGAAATTCTTCAGCTCAAGGGAGATCATCCGCTGGCGGGGTCTCGCTGGACGCGCCAGTCAGCAGGCCAGAGCCGACGCGCTGAGATCTGTCCAAGACGTGCTTTCATCGACGCGCGGCGTGCGCACGCTGACCGATCAGAACACGGGCAGACCGGGGCCAAAAGTCGTCTTTGGGACCGATGACGACGGATCTGTCGGAGTCGGATACGTGCACGGGGGAGCCCCGTCAGCTGAATCGACGCGCGCTGGTCGCCGGATGATCGAACACGCGCGACAGGCTCTCATGCAGCATGGAGAGATGAACGTGCGCGGCGACCGAGACGGACTGACGCGGGTTCCACGGCAAGACTGAATGTAAGCGCTTTCCAGCGCGACGCCCTTCATGGGAAACGTCGCGCGTGAACGACGAAAGAGGGCGATGTACTCTTCTCCTCTGCGGTGGTACTTTGATCTCTAGGCGCGGGGATCGTTCAGCGGCAAGGATCCTCGACTCCAAACCGAGGGACCCTGGTTCGAATCCAGGTCGCCGTGCCAGAACAGGAAAGGACAGCAGGCTTGCTAGCGCATAAAAGTCCGTCACGCCCCGCTGACGCTGCGATCACGCAGCGTCAACCGTCCTTTCCTATCCAGCGCAGAAGGCATGAACCCAATACGCTGGATCCGAGGAACGGCCACGCCGGCTAGGTAGAAACCAAAGCCGCTGGGGTCGCAGAAGAGGACCCCAGAAGCTCAAATGGCCGAGCGCCTCTCTCACATAGAGGAAGTTGAAGGTTCGAAGCCTTCCTGGGGTACCAAAGGAATACCAGGCGTCAAGCCTGTTATCCGTACCCCGCAATGGGAGCCGACCAAGGGGTTGGGGCTCAACAGGATGAGTCCGGCCAGTCCAAGCGGAAGACGCATGAACGAAAGTTCGTGGGGAGCGCCAGCGCGCGCTCCCCACTCTCATCCCGGTAGATCAATCGGACAGATCGGCGTTCCCCTAAAGCGCAGACTGCGGGTTCGAACCCCGCCCGGGATTCCAAATGCCACGATGGTGTAGTGGTCTAGCACACCGCTCCTTCAAAGCGGAGATCGCGGGTTCGAAGCCCGCTCGTGGCACAAGTCTCGCGGTCTGCTAATCGGACAGGCACCCTGATTCTCAATCAGGCAATCGGGGTTCGATCCCCCGTCGCGAGACCAGTTTCTTCTCGATGCGACATGGGAATTCCAGCGCAGTGTCGCCTGAGGCTGCTGGAACCACGCGATCGATGGGTCAGATCGGCATACGCGGTGACGTTAGCTCAGTGGCAGAGCGACCGGCCGTGGCCCGGTCGACGCGGGTTCGATCCCCGCACGTCACCCCAGAAAAGAGCCGTGTACGCGTCGCTCCGCGGTGGTACTCTGAAGACAGATCAGGGAATGCCTCTCCATTTCCGGATGGAGATGGCGTTCTATGATCCATAGGGCCCCCGGTGCTCGACGTCGTGTCCGCTCCACACGTCGACTCGGGGGCTCTCTATTTTCCCAGACACGCGCGTCTGTCTGTAGCGCAGCCCGGTCAGCGCGCAGCTCTGGGGGAGCTGAGGTCGCGGGTTCGAATCCTGCCAGACAGACCAAGAATTGACGTGACAAATTGCCATTTTCTCACACCGACCTGGGGCGCGATGCGTCGGGTCTAGTAGAATCTAGATGTAGCTCAGTTAGGTAGAGCGCCGCGCCTGGGACGCGGAGGTCATCGGTTCGAGCCCGGTCATCTAGACCAATCAGTCTGTAGCTCAATTAGGCAGAGCGCAGCCTTCGGGAGGCTGAGGCAATCGGTTCGATTCCGATCAGACTGACCAGAGTGTCGCCAAGGTGTCATCGACAGCACGGTGCGTTGCCAACGCACAGGAGCGGGTCTGATTCCCGCTGGCGACTCCAACACTTCCGTAACTCAGTTGGACAGAGTCCTGCCTCTTAAGCAGCGAGACGCCGGTTCGATTCCGGCCGGAAGTACCAAGCCATCACCTGGGCCGCCAGGGGTCGCGTAGACGCGGTCGGAGCGTCGATAATGCGATTCCACACGGCCTAGCGCTCTTGGGTCACTGGTCATCGGGACAACGCGTGCCGACCGCGCTGCCGCGTTGAGCGGCTCACCGGTGATCAAACAGTCCGTGTCGAGGTGGCGAAACGGCAGCCGCGCTGGCTCGAGGGGCCAGTGCCCGCGAGGGCGTGTGGGTTCGACTCCCATCCTCGACACCACACCACGATCGTCCAATCGGTAGGACGCGCGGCTGTTAACCGCAGAATCGGGGTTCGAACCCTCGTCGTGGTGCCAAAACGCTGTCGAGCTCATAACGGACTTGAGGCCGGACTGTAGATCCGGTGCGCGAAGGCGCAAGAGTGTTCGATCCATTCCGACAGCACCAAAGGACTCGACGCGCACGCCTCGCTCAGTCGGGGTAACGCGGGAAAACTGCAGTTCGCCGCCCGGCAGCGGCGTGAGGACGGGCGAAGTACAAGCCCGTCTGCCGGATCCCTCGACGGCGGCGCTTCACGGCGTCGGTCAACCGTCGAGGGACCAGACACGGCGCCTCGGCCATGGGGCGCGCTCCCGGCTTGGTCCCCTATGGGGGCGATAAGATCCGGAATCGAGCGTCATCGCAACGCCCGGCGTCCAGCCGATCACTGGACGACTGGAGTGAGGAGAAGCCTCCTCAGGGCGCCGTTCAATCTCGCGGTCGTTCAACGGCTAGGATGACAGATTGTCGATCTGTGGATCGGGGTTCGACTCCCCGTCGCGAGACCAATGTGGGCCTGTGGTGTCAATGGGAGCACGGCTGCTCCGCACGCAGCGAGTCACAGTTCGAGTCTGTGTGGGTCCACCAAGATCATTGGTCCATAGCTCAGACGGACAGAGCGCGGCCCTCCGAAGGCCGAGGTTCGCGGGTTCGAGTCCCGCTGGACCAACCATGGAGAGAGCCCGGCACGGACGAGGACGTCGTCTCGAAAACGATCGCCGGTGAAGAGCCGGTCTGGAGTTCGATTCTCCATCTCTCCGCCACACGTATGCCCGTAGCTCAGCACGGACAGAGCGTCGGCCTGCGGAGCCGAAGATCGGCGGTTCAAGTCCGCCCGGGCATACCATCAAACGCCGCAACGGTTGAGTCGATGTGTACTAATATGAGCGGATGATGTACATAATAACAGACGAGAAATGTCGATCGATCGACTGGGAAGGACCGCGCCGTGACGCGTCAAGCCGCCGTAGCTCAAAGGAAAGAGCGCTTCGCTTCTATCGAGGGTGATGCAGGTTCGAGTCCTGTCGGCGGCGCCATCATGAGGACCGACCTGTTCGACGAGCCGCTCGAGAGGGCGATGGGCGCGTCGATCACCGTCCACCGCGACCCGTCTGGGCGCTGCGTGTGGACGGCCAGGCGCGGGAGCCGAGCGACCAGGTTCACAGAGCCGCGCGTCCCGGCGCTCCCCGTGCGTCCAGCGTCGCCGAGGAACCCATTCGCTCTCGCGCGGTACCTGGCTGCGCGCCGCGAATGGGAGGGAGAGGTCAGGAGGCTCCGAGAGGAGTGGGACCTCAAGCGCGCTCTGGGACTGCAGCAGATGAAGGCTAGGCTCGACGCAGACAGAGAGCAGACTCGGGCCGTATCCCCTCTGCCTTCGAAGCAGGCGAAAGGGTAATCGGAGCCCATGTGGGTTCGAGTCCCACCGGCCCGACCAAGTGTTGCCGTAGACCAACTGGCAGGAGTCGCTACGCTCAGACCGTAGAATGTGTGAGTTCGAATCTCATCGGCAACACCATTTCACCCCCGTAGGCAAACTGGAAAAGCCGCTCTCTTCAAAGGTGGGTGTTCTGCGGGTTCGACGCCCGCCGGGGGTACCAGACGCTGCCGTGCGTCCAATTGGCAGAGCGGCCCGGTTTAAAACTGGGCAGATTGCAGGTTCGAGGCCTGCCGGCAGCACCAAATGACCCGCTGGCCGAGTGGCTTAGGCGGCAGGCCGCAACCCTGTTCACGCCGGTTCGATTCCGGCGCGGGTCTCCAAACACGCCCGTGGCGCAATTGGTCAGCGCGGCCGACTTTTAATCGGCGGGTTGCAGGTTCGAGTCCTGTCGGGCGTACCAAATCGCGAAGGGGTGACACGGTCTCCACGCAGGCCTCATAAGCCTTGAGACAGCGGGTTCGACTCCCGCCTTCGCAACCAATGTCTCTGTAGCTGAGTTGGCGTAGCGCGGGCTTGAAGAACCCGATACGCAGGTTCGAATCCTGCCGGAGACACCAACAATCGACCCGTCTGCGCGATCGCGGTACTATAGACGCGTGGCAGCCAAGTGTCCGGTCTGCGGCGAAGAGATCCCGGCGGATCGAACGGGAGCGATCGACCACCTCGCGGAGGAGCACCCCAAGGAGCTCATCAGGATGTCGCGCGTCGACAACGACATGAGCTGGGCCGGGGGAGAGCTCGAGAAGGCGTTCGGCCTCCAAGAGGGGCTGGTGAAGACCGACTCGTCGGACCCGTTCGCCCCCAACCAGCGATAGCGCTCCGGTCGTCTAGCGGCCTAGGACGCCTGCGCGACCTGCAGGAGATCGCGTGTTCGAATCACGCCTGGAGCACCATTTCAGTACACGGAAGGTCAAGCGCTGAGGTAGCGCGCCCGCCTGCTAAGCGGTGCGGTCCTGTCATGGGGCTGTGGGTCGGGTCCACGGCCTTCCGCCATAGGTCCTTGGTTTAACGGCAGAACGGCTCTCTGATATAGAGCTGACGAAGGTTCGACTCCTTCAGGACCTACCAATTAATTTTCAGGAATCAGAGCCATGGCAGTTCTGATGTCTGCACACGAGAGCAGTCCTCTCGTCTTTTCAAAATGATGGTTCGGACATAGCCCAGCCAGGTTTTCGGGGAACACTGAATCCCATGGATTTTCAAACATAGATCTTGGGATGACGTGGTCTACTTGAACGATGCGCTCATAACCGCAGATACAACAGACGTGCGGATGCAACGAGAAATAGATATCGCGAGACACCTGACCGATGGCAACCTGTTTGCTGTGCGACGTGGGCCATGGTGACGTGAGATGGTTGAAACATAGAGAGCCAGTTCGTGTGGCAGTCGGCGATCCGCAGTGTTTGCAGACATGAGGTGCCCTAGTTCTTTTGTGGAATAGAGCGTTATTGACTTTGGCCGAACATGATCTTGAGCAGTATTTGAGCAGAGTTTGATTGTCACAGTCTGGCGCGTGACAGCAGTGGGTGACATGTTTGACTGCGGCAGTCTTCCGTCGTGACGCAACAGCTTTTTCGCGATGGGCGGCAGTCCACACGGATAGAGCTTACCGGCAATCAGGGTTCGATTCCCTGCGACTCTACCAATTTCATGATCCGCGGCGTGGCGGTTACAATCGCGCCAATGGACGCCATCCGGTTGCTCAAGGGAATCATCGAGATGACTGATGGCGGATATGAGTATGTCGCGCCAGGTGAGAAGCCGCCGCATGGAGAGCCTCTTGAGCAGGGCCCGCGCGGCGGCAGGCGATATATCCCCGGCGGTCAGCCTTCAGCGGTGCAGAAGCCGGTCAAGAAGGGACCGATCGACATCGCACGGATGTTCACTGAGGGGCGTAACCCGCGGATGCAGCCCGACCCGCAGTGGATGCTTACGTCCAAGCAGGCGAAATGGCTCAAGGACGTGATGGACCGCAGCAAGAAGTTCGGCGGTTCGGTAGGTAAGGGCGTGCTGTACGAGCTTGAGGACGACGATGGTCATATGCCGTTCTCAGTGATGTTCATGGACAACGGCGCGGCGATCCTGCACGGTCATGATCACGAGAAGCCCGAGCGTGAAAAGCCAGAGCAGCCGAAGTCAGAAGAGCCCGGCAAGACGACGCCGTATGATCAGGTGCGCAACATACTGCGGGGCGATCGCGGGCAGCTCTATCGGAACACGCTCCATTGGAAGCTCGATCCCAAGTGGACGGGCGTACTGAGAGACTACTTGACGGCGCGAGGGATCGATATAGATGCGGTCACCGGTAGGGCGTATGTCCCACCGGAAGGCGCCGGGAAGTACGACGGCTATCTGGTCGACTTCTATGACGACACCGCCAGGGTGTCACATACCTTCGATCGATCGCACAGTTAGACACAGACGTAGCTCAAATGGCAGAGCGCCGATCTCATAAGTCGGATTATTTCGGTCCGAGTCCGAACGTCTGTACCAAGCGATCAACGGCCCATCGGCAGTCATGGCCGCGGGATACTTCGGATAGCCGGTTCGAATCCGGTCGTCGTCCCGAGAGGGACGAATGAGTAGCCAATCCTAGCGGTTGGTCCCGCTCCGATTTTCCTCCGATGGGCCGTTCTCCACCGTGGTACTATTCCCTCGCTGCGGCAGTCAGCAATCCGGGTTCATCTTCGTCGATATCCCCGAGTCGCGATGATCCTCCGCAGCACGGATAGAACAAGAGCGGGTCCTGGCACTCACTTCTGGGATACTTCGTATGGTTCCGCGGGTCGACGGTTCGAATCCTTCTCGGTGGGCGAAAGCCCAACGATAGCTCAGCGGTAGAGCAGCGGATAAGACACCCGGTCGAATATGGTCCAGGGCTCATTTAAGAAGGAGGGCACGAAGATGCCGAGGTTCAACACGGCGACGATCTCGCGGACCGTCCCGACGGCGGTCAATCGCGCTGGCGGGCTCGCCTACGACGAATCGGCGAAGCTCAGGCTGGTCAGCCACGCCCTCACATCGTTCGTGAACGACCAGTATTACAGGTCGGCGGGAGACGGGATCGCCGAGATGCGCGGCCTGCTCGATGTGGTCGACCCGATGTTCGCGGCGAAGGCGGCGATCGTGGCGCGGACTCAGTTCGGGATGCGCAGCATCTCGCACGTCATCGCGGGTGAGCTCGCCGGCCGCGTCAAGGGACAGTCGTGGATGAAGCATTTCTTCCGCAGGGTCGCGCTGCGGCCCGACGACATGCTCGAGATCCGTGCCTACTACAACCAGTATGTCGCGACCGGCAAAGGAACCCGCAAGGACGGCCTGCCGATGGTCCCGAACCAGATGAAAGACGGCTTCGCCCTCCGCTTGAGGGAGCTCGACGGCTACCGGCTCGCGAAGTACCGCGGAGACGGCAGGACCGTCAACATGTTCGACGTCGTCAACGCGACGCATCCCGGCAAGACCGAGCCGATCGACGCCCTGATGAAGGGGACGCTCGGGTCGGCGGACACCTGGGAGGTCGCGCTCTCGGCAGCCGGGCAGGCGGAAGGGGAGGACGTCGATACCAAGGACCTCAAGGCCGACGCGTGGAAGAGGCTCCTGGAGGAGCGCAAGCTCGGGTACTTCGCGCTGCTGCGCAACCTGCGCAACATCATGAAGCAGGCGCCAGAGGTCGTGACGCTCGCGTGCGAGCAGCTGATGGACGAGGACGCCATCAGGAAGAGTCTCGTGCTCCCGTTCCGGTTCACGACGGCGTACGACACGCTCCAGAAGGAGGCCGGCGCGTCACAAGTCCTCCATGCAGTCTCGCGTGCCATGGACATCTCGGTCGGGAACGTCGCGATGCCTGAGGGCACGACGCTCGTCGCGCTCGACGTGTCGGGATCGATGGGCGGCCGACCGATCGAGATCGGGTCGCTCTTCGCGGCGGCGTTCGCGTCGCGCGGAGCAGACCTCATGCTCTTCACGGGCGACGCGAAGTACCTGTCGGTCCCGCTCGGGGCTTCGGCGAGCGCGATCGTCTCCGACATCAAGCGGATGATGACGCCGCGAGGCACAAACTTCCACTCGATCTTCGAGACGGCGAAGGTCGCGTACGACAACATCGTCATCATCTCTGACATGCAGGGGTGGATGGCGAGCGAGCGCCAAGCGCTGGGCGGCGCTCCGCGAAAGGCGTACGCAGAATACCGCAAGAGGACGGGAGCGACGCCGAAGATCTTCAGCTTCGATATCGCCGGTTACGGGACGCTCCAGTTCCCAGAGGACGACGTGTACGCCCTCGCCGGGTTCAGCGACAAGACGCTCGACATCGTCTGCGCCCTCTCTATCGGAGGCAAGGACGCGCTCGTCAGGACAGTCGAGGAGACCACATTCGACTGAGGGGAGTCAGGGCAGTCATCGCGAGCGTTCCATCGTCAGGCTTAGAACCTGCTAGCCGTTACGCTCCTGAGTCTATCCTCCCCCGACGCTCGAACGCCGCCGTAGCTCAGTCTGGAAGAGCGGCCGTTTTGTAAGCGGCAGGTCGCGGGTTCGATGCCCGTCGGCGGCCCCAACGCCAGCTTCGTCTAGAGGCAGGACGCCATCTTGGTAAGATGAAGACGAGGGTCCGATCCCCTCAGCTGGACCCACGCGCTACCGTAGCTCAGTTTGGCACGAGCGACGCTCCCGTAAAGCGTAGGTCGCAGGTTCGAGGCCTGTCGGTAGCTCCACCCGATAGTGATATAATGGCAGCATTCGACGCTTCCAACGTCGCCGCGTCGGTTCGAGCCCGGCCTGTCGGTCCATTCAGGTGAGTTTCAGGATGGTATAACGATAGCACGTCTGGCCCTGGACCAGAAGATCGGGGTTTGAATCCCTGTCCTGAAACCAATTCCTCTCTCGTCTAACGGAAGGACGCCACTCCCCCTGAAGGTCTGTTCAGTCTGTGGGCTGAGTCCAGAATGGAACGGGCAGTCATTAATTTTCATTCTCGATCACGTCAACGGCGTGAGGAACGACAATCGACTCGAGAATCTCAGGTTCGTCTGTCTTAATTGCAACCGCCAGCTTCCGACGTTTTGTGGCCGTAATCTCAAGCGTTCCTCCATAGTGTAACTGGGTAGCACATCGCCCTTTGAAGTCGAGAGTCCACGTCCGAACCGTGGTGGAGGAGCCAAGATCGCGTCTTCCCGCCGGCTCGCCTGTACAGATCGGCGCTCTTCCGTACTAAAATAGGGACATGAAGACGCTGGACATCGTCATCGGCCGCGACGGCTGCGAGACTGTCATCGCCACGGTCGACGAAGAGGGGCGCGTGTCGGGTTTTCCGGGGGTCGTCAGGGCGATCGACGAGACGATCGTCCGCGACCCGCGCACCGGGTCGCCGCTGCCCCACCGCGGAGAGCTTTATCTTGACGCTCTCGCGGGCGCGATGACTGACGGATACATACGCTGCCGCGTGCGGATCGCGGCGTGATGAAGGAGATCCCTGCGCGCTAAGCTGTCGAATCCACGGCAGCCGTAGTGGATGCTCGGTCCCAGACGGACACCTCAGACGGGCCGTCAGGGATGAGAAAAGCGCGAATCTCCGGTCGGCGCATCAGGGTTCTGCGCCGATCATTTTCTTGTCTTCTCGCTCTCTCGGGTTTATGTGCCCATCTCCATCACTGGTATGATGGTCTGTGCGATGACTGGCGTCGCGTTACATCTGACCGTGGAGAAGACGACTGACGGCCCCAAAGCAAGAGAAGATCTACACGGCGATCGACGTCTATGACAGGCGTGGGTTCAGGGCTCAGCTGCGCGTCGTCGCGATCAAGTGGAAGGGCCGATACAGGATCCACGTCAGGGACTTCTACCTCGACGACGAGAAGAACTTCCTGCCCGGTCGCGGCGTCGCGTTCTCGCTCGACCAGCTCGAGCGCGTCGTCTACGGCCTGCGCCTCGCGCACGAGGACTACGTCAACGGAGGTCTGGTGGACGATGGGCTCACGGGGGAACCCCCAGAGGATGGTATCTAGGGCGCTGATGCGCAGCCGCGATCCGCGGACGCGAGCGTTCGGTCGAGCCCTCGCTCGCGGGCGCGTCACGCCCGGGTCGCAGCTCGACCTGGCGATCAGCATCTCGGCCGCCGTGATGAAGCAGGCCGGCGGCAGTGGCGGTGGTGGCGACGGGGGCGGCGGCGCCGGTCCCGCGACGGGGAGCCCTATGATCGGGTCCGACGTCTACACGCCGACGCCGTCGTCTGGGCGCAGGCGGGTTTCACGGCTGTCGAGGGCGAACTATGATCTCGCACAGGAATGACAGTCTGGGCTAGCGTCATCGACAACACCCTCCCGCAGTACGAACTGCGGAGATACGGTGCCGTCTCGGTCATCTCTAAGGCGGATCCCGGCCCGCTCAAGGCCAGGCGCGAGGTCATCGTGGCGGGCTACGCGTCGCCGCAGGTGATCGATCGCGACAAGCACGTGATCACCAAGGAGGCCCTCGCGAAGGACCTCCCGCGCTTCATGGCGCACCCAAAGTATCGAAACGTCAATCTCTTACACTGTCTTGAGGCCGGCACGCAGATACAGGTGCCAGAAGGCGTGGGATCGTTCAAGCCGATCGAGCAGATCGAGGTCGGCGATCGCGTGTACACCCACAAGGGCAGAATCATGCCGGTCACCGAGGTGTTCAAGCACAAGGGACCGGACGAGCTGATCGAGCTGACGCTCGAAAACGGCGTGACCGTGCGACTGACTGATGAGCACCAGATCCTCGTCGTGGATCGCGGTTGGATCAGAGCTGGAGATCTCGCTCAGGGCGATATCCTGCATCATCTCGTCGATCATGAGCCGCCGGAGATGCTCGTCACTGGAGTGCGAGTCGTGTCGGCTACGCGGGTAGCCTTCGAGGGTTGGGTCTATAATGTCGAGGTCGACGGGGACCACTCATACGCCGGCGACGGAATCGTATTCCACAACTCGAACGTCCAAGTCGGCGAGGTCATCCCGTCGTGGACAGACTCCGAGACGGGCAAGCGCTACGAGACGAAAGTGGACGACGTCGGTCTCTTCGTCGTCGTCAAGATCCGCACCGATCCCTATCGCCCGCCCATCGTCGACAAGGTCATCGAGGACATCGAATCGGGAAAGATCGCCTCGTTCTCGATCTCGGCGGACGCGCCGTTCGAGTCGCGGAGGCACGAGTGCGCGAACGGGACCTGTTTTTGGGTAATTCACGACATCGTCACGTACGAAATAACTTTGGCCGCGATGCCGGGGACCGTCGTGACGACCGCGAAGGGCGATCTTCTGATCGAAGATGTCCAGGTCGGAGACCAGGTCTTCACGCACCGTCGACGCCGACGGATGGTCAACGCCGCTGGCATGATCTGGTACACGGGCGACGTCATTCGCATCACGACCGACGATGGTGCAATAGAAGTGACGCCAGAGCACCAGATTAGAATCATCCGTAAGGGCCAGACTCGCGCTCATTGGATCGACCCTACGGACATCAATGAGGGTGATACTGTCGTCAAGGGCGATAATTTTCGAGGGGGCATCAGGACTGTCGATGGTCGCAAGCGACAGATCGCTGGCGTGACTTCGCCCGAATTCAGGAAGAAGCGCGCCGAGATCATGCGTCAGGCGTGGGCAGACCCGAGCTATCGGGCAGCGATGGTAGTGAGGCTCGCCGAGACGAGGAGCAAGCACACGCGCGAGAGCTATGTGAAGCTCTCTGAATCGCTCAAGGCATCGTGGGACGACGAGCGCAGACGAGCGCTCAGTGAAGAGATGCGAGATCGTTGGCTCGACATCGAATATAAAGAGCGGGTCATCGATTCGATGAGAGAGACGGCGTCTACGCCCGAGAGACGCGAGGCGCATAGCATGGCTTCGAAGGCCGTCATGGCCGATGAGACCGTGCGGGCTAGAATCGGTGACGCGTCAAAACAGCGTTGGCAGGACGATGAGTATCGTCGGCGCGTAAAGAGAGCTCAACTCGACTCGTGGGACGATCGCGACGATAGGCGCGAGGGCGCGAGGCAGACGTTGAGCCGGCTCAAGCGGGATCCCGCGTTCAACGAGGCGCGGTTCAAGTCGTTGAGACTGTCGCCAAATAATCTGGAAAAATCGCTGTGGGCGAGGATCGGCGAATTCGGCTACCTCTACACTGGCGATGGCAAGCTCATCACGAAGAGCGGCCTGTGTCCGGACTTCGAGCATCGCGGCAAGCCCAAAGTCGTCGAAGTCTTTGGTGACTACTGGCACGCCGGGCAGGATCCTCTCGACAGGATTCAGCGGCTCAAGGGCGACGGCTTCGACAGCATTATCGTTTGGGAGCGAGAGGTGAATGAGGACATCGACGGGGTCGTCAGGCGGATAGAGGAGTTCACTAATGCCTAAGGTGCTGTCTGTCGAGCGCGTCCCATACGAGGGTTGGCTGTATTCGCTCGATGTGGATGAGGATCGATCATTCGTCGCTAACGGGCTGGTCGTCCATAACTGCAGCACGCCAGTCAATCAGGACGCTAACTTTGCCGTCCTGTCGAAGGCGTTCGACGAGGTCGGTGAATACGCAAAGTCGGCGTTCTGTCGGGGCGGCGAATGTCCCGTCAACCCACTGCAGGCGGCGGCGATACTGAAGGCCGAGGGGCGCACCTTCCGGTGGTCGCGCCCGTCCGTCACGGGGATGCTCGGCGCGGGCGACCTGCTCGACGCGGCCGCGAGCGGTGACTGGGATGAAGACCTCCATCCGCGCGACGAGGGCGGACAGTTCTCCGAGACAGAGGGAAGCGGCGCGGGAACGCGGGGACCGGGGGGCGGCGGCGGACCCGTGCGGTACAAGCGCTTCACGGTGAGGGTGATCGGGGAATCCGACGAGAGGGCGTTCGATGGGAGTCAGCGGTCTGTCGAGCGAACGCTCGACAAGGCCCAGACGGGTGAGCTCGGCCAGGCGATCCTGATGGCGTACCTCGGCCACGCTCACGGCGTGGAGTCCGTCCCGTTCAACGAGCGCGACCCGCACTCGCCCATGGATTTCAGGGTGGGCGACGTTGTCGTCGAGGCCAAGGCTGGGCTCGTCAGCAACAGTCGCGACGCGCAGAGATGGCGCGTCACGCTCGGTGAGCCGGGACCGGCCGAGAAGCGGATGATCGCAGCGATGAACCCGAGCGAACGCGCGGCGTGGAACGCGCGAAAGGGAGAAGACGCGATCGCGCGCAAGCGACGGGCCCTCGACGACGCGTCGGAAGCGGTGGGCCGATCGCTCAGCATGAGGACCATGACGGCGATCATCGATCCCGACCGCGAGATCGCCGACATCTTTGAGTTCGATGATGTGCACCCGCGGATCGGGTGGAACAGCGAAGCGGCGCGGAAGGGATACGTGGGGAGCGTTCGATATGGCGCAGCGTAGTGTCTTCAGTAGGATCGCCGCGCTGACGGCGGCGGAGAACCAGGAGAGCGCCGATCGCTGGAAGCGAGCGCTCGTCGGATCGTTCAACGCGGGCGAAGAGAAAGCAGAAAAGAATGGCGGTGGATCGAGCGGGACTACGGGGCTGCCCGTCGTCGCGAAGCCAGAGCGCGGACTGGTCAGCGCCGAGAGCGAATCAGAGCCGAAGTCTCCCGCGAGGAGGCTCGTACCAGACCCGAGCATCCCCGACGTCGCGAAGGCCGAAGCGGGCGGACCGATCGCGGCCGGGCTGGCCGTCGTGGCGGCAGACACGGGCCGCGTCCTGATGCTGCAGAGGGCTCTTGCCGACGGCAGAGACGACCCCGCTGCCGGGACGTGGGAGTTTCCTGGCGGCCACGTCGACGCCGGAGAGAGGCCGCTAAACGCGGCCAAGCGCGAGTGGGCAGAAGAAGTGGGCGTCGCGCTTCCAGACGGCGTTGTGGTCTCACGCTGGAGATCGCCCGATGGGGTCTATGCGGGGTTCGTCTGGAGGGTGGAGAGCGAGGGGCTCGTGCCGTTCGGCGACCGCGACCAGGTGACGAACCCAGACGACCCGGACGGTGACCGGCTCGAAGCGATCGCCTGGTGGGAGCCCGACGACGTGCCCGACAACCCGGCCCTTCGCGACGAGCTCAAGGGCCGTATCGGAGATGCTCTCGGACCCGTCATGAAGAAAGCCGACGAGGCCATCGCGAACGCCGTGAGGGATCGCCTCAGGGAGGACCCGCGCTACTATTCGGGGGCGCTCGCCGATGGGGGCGGACTGAGTTCGGCGGACCCCGAGAAGCTCGAGAACGTGCTGATGATCACGACCAGCGTCCCGCCCGAGGGCGCGCAGAGCGGCGGTGGGCGCAAGGACCGCACGGTCAGCAACGCGACGGCGGCGACTACGGGGCTCGCGACCACGGGGCTCGCGACTCTCTCGCTCTCGACGTACGCGATCGGGGACAACGGTGCGGGGGCGACCGTGAAAGACGTCGAGCCGCGACCCGCCGATGGGGTGGCGCCGCACGCTCCCGAATCGGACCTCAAAGACGAGGTGCAGTACCTCAACAAGGGCGCAGACCCGATGAACTGGACGCACGGGGTCGTGGACTTCACGACGGGCGAGGACGACAAGAAGAAGCCGGTCACGTCTGAGCCGCTGAAGCGCCCGAGGCTCGCGTACGCAGACTTCAACCCGGGCATCCGCAAGGACATCGTCGAGTCGCTCGAGCGCGCCGTCGTGTCGCTCGCGGTCGCCGATCCGTCGCCGTTCATCGCGCTCGCGGCGCTCGCGTCTCCGGAGCTCGGTCTCTCGTGGGACCCGGCGAAGAGCGACTACGCGGTCCTCGACCCGCGCGTCGACGACATGATCGGAGCGACGTTCGGGAAGCTCGCAAAGATGGCCCGTCGGATGGGCGACGGAGCGCTCGTCAACGATTTGTCGCTCCTGAGGTCGCGCGTGCAGCGCGCCCTCCCGATGGGGCCAATGGAGACCGTCGCCTCGATGCATCAGGTGGCCAAGGCGGCCCGTCACCTCGGGGTGCCGTGTGAATCACCGTCAGTGGTCTCAAAATCGAAGGACACGGCGGATTCGATCGGGCGCGCGGCCCAGGCCGTGTTGAGGGTCAGGGACAGCCTGGAGGACAGCGTCTTCGACAAGGGCAAGCGCCGAGAGCTCGACCCGACCATCATGACGGCCGTCGATGCGCTGTACGAGGACGCCGTCTCGCTCATGGACGGGCTCGAGCTCAGCAGGTTCGTGGACCACGGCGACGACGAGCCGGAACACGAGGTCATCGAGGCCGCGGACGTCGAGAACACGGTCAGCGACGTCGAGAAGACCGATATCTTGCTCGACGCCGTGAACAGCAAGACGAATAAGTCACATTCGCAGACGAAGTGCATGAGCTGCGGCATGGCGCCGACGAAGCTCGTCAAGTGGGCCGAGGGCATGGCGCTGGCGTGGTTCTGCGACCGCGACTTCGACGACTGGAAGAAGAAGAACGGCGGCGAGATCGTCTGGGTCCACGACGTCAGAGACGGCGACGTGGGGCCGATGATCAAGAAGGGCAGCGTGTCGGTCAGCGACACGTTCGAGGACCCGACCGAAGACAAGGGCGGTCCCGAGAACCTGCCAAAAAAGTGGGAGAAGCGCCACCTTGAGGCCGAGGTGGACAAGACCGAGCGCCCGATAGACAGGATCGGCGTTGCGATCCCCTCTGAACCGGAGCTCGAGCAGATGAACGACTCAGGACACCCCCTCCCGCGCAACGTCGTGACGGGAGACGCGCCCCCGCAGCACACGGGGACGATGATCGCGTGGTACCCGACGACGGGACAGTCGCGACAGATCGCCGAGGAGGGCGGGGAGAGCGCCGACGAGCTGCACGTGACGATCGCGTACCTCGGCGAGACGTCTGACCACGACGAGCGAGCCGTCGAAGCGATCAGGCGTGTCCTGCGCGAAGAGACCCTCAAGCAGCCCCCGATGGACGGGTCTCTCGGTGGCGTCGGACGCTTCAACCCGAGCGAGGGGGGCGACGGCAAGTCGCCTGTGATCGCCCTCGTGGACGTGCCCGGGCTCTCTGAGTTCAGGACGCGGATCGTGCACGCGCTCGAGCGCGAGGGCGTCGAGTTCCCGCGCGACCACGGGTTCACGCCGCACATGACGATCCGATACGACGAGCCCGGCATGGACGACCTCGCGGCGCGCGGGATCCCGCAGATCGAGACGACTCCGATCTCCGTGGACAAGGTCTGGCTCGTGCGCGACGGGAAGCGCGAGGAGTTCACCCTCGACTCCGGCGTCGGGCAGGTGTCCGGGATGGTCCCTTCGCACGTGAAGGCCGCCGACGACGACGCGCGGAACTTTGGCAGGTCGTTCGGCCGCCTGTGGAGCCGTTCGTTCCTCGATCGCCGCTACCGGCTCGCCGTCGTCAAGGACGCCGACGGCGACCGCGAGATACTGGAGCTCGACTGACGTGGGGCTCTACGACCAGCGACGCGTCCTCTCGCGGGCAGAGCTCAAGAAGGAGATCGAGCTCAGGCTGGCGAGGCTCGTCCCCGGGAACATGCGGACGGGGCCGAACGACTCGGCGCTGATGAAGGCGAGCAACTACCTCGAAGAGATCATGGCGCTGGTCGATTCGTACGCTCCGCCGCGCCGGTAGGAGCGTCTCACCGTCGGCTCACGGGTTTCAACGCCGCGGATCGCAGCGCTAGGATCCGCTGGACGAACCGAGTGGGGGAGATGACCCGTGCAGATAGCAGACCCGGTGACGCACCGCACAGAGTGGCGCCTCGAGAAGAGAGACGGCTCAGTCGAGGATTTCATCGCCGATCGACGCGCCGAGGCGCGGGAAGTCATCGGCGGCCATCGACCGAGCGGACAGATCGACGAGGGCGGCCTTCGCGGCGAAGTGGACGTCATCCAGCGGTGGCTTCGCGACCCCGCGACGCCCGAACCGGTGCGCGGTCTCTGGACGCCCGACAGGGTGATCGACGCCGCTCTTCAGCGGCTCTTCGAGAAGGGCGTCGACCCGTTCGAGGTCGTCGAGCGCGCCGGGAACCTCATGGTCACCGCGGGGATCACCGTCCTGCTCCACCTGCTCACGGGCGGGGCAGACACCGTGTTCTCGAACGCGACCGCGTACCTCGGTGTCGGCGACTCGACGACGGCCGTCTCCGTCGGTCAGACGGACCTCCAGGCGGGCTCGAACAAGCTGCGCAAGGCGATGAACGCCACGTACCCGATCGTCGCGGCCCCGAGCGTGCAGTTCCAGGCCACGTTCGGCTCGGGCGAGGCCAACTTCGCGTGGAGCGAGATCGCGACGTTCAACGGCCCTTCCGGTTCGTCGATGCTCAACCGCGTCGTCCAGAGCCTGGGCACGAAGTCGTCGGGCGCAACGTGGAGCGCGACCGAGGCAATAGCGTGGGCCTGACGGGATCGGCTTAGGGGTCGCCGAGAGATGCGTGGTGCGACGGATGCCCACAGGCGGCTCGACGCCGCGATCGCGTCTTCAGAATCGATTGCGAGGACGTACCTCGGGCCGGGCGAGCGACCGCCAGACATGTCTCCCGTCCAGACGGGTCCGAGGGGCGGACACTTCTACACGGGCGGCCGCGCCGCGGGGGGATCGACCGCTCAGAGCTCCGTGAAGAGGTGGCGGAGAAACATCGACGCGTACGTCAGGTCCCACGGGAGACGCGACATGGACCGTCTGGCCAGGGGCGTCGTCGAGCTGGTGGCGGGGAAGCCGACCGGCCCGAACGCTCTTCGGCGCTGCGGTGATTGCGGCGGACCGAGGGCGCGCCGGGGTGTGTGCCGATCCGAGAGCTGTCCAGCGCGAGCTGAGTGGAAGTTCGTCGGAGACCTCCTCAGGGGGATCGCAGAACACCCCGGTGACGAGATGATCGGGGCTCGCGGGAGATCCCCCGCGAAGAGCGCTCAAGCGGGCCGGTGAATCCATGGAGCACGGGCTCGTCGGGATCATGCTGACGGATCGGCCGGGGAGGCCGAACGTCGCCTGCGGATGCGGCCGCGTGGCGTCGGGCGCCGTCGGGGCGACCTGGACGGTCACCGACAACGGGGACGGGACGGCGTCGTGCTCGCCGTCGTTCGACTGGAAGGGACACTTCCACGAGACGGCCGTCCGCGTCCCGATCATGGACGGGCTGCCCGAGAACTTTCGCGACGGGACAGACTGATGGCGGACGGCATCGCGTGCTTCATGGTCGCGCTCACGGGAGAGATGCGCCGGTGCCTGCGCCGCTACGCGTCCGAGTCAGAGTGTCCCGTGGCGCCGGGCTACCACGACGCGCGCGGACAGATCGAGAAGTGTCGGGCGACGCGGGACGACGCGGGCCACTACGATGGCGGCGGGAGCGTCGAAGACTTCGCCGGAGATCCCAGGTGGCCGACCGATTGCGCCTGCGGGTACGTCTTCGCCGAGAGCGACGCGCGGCAGGTGTTCGTCGAGCTGCTGTACGGGGACGGCGAGGGCCGCGAGATGACGATCGCGGAGATGCCGCCCGGAGCGATGTTCGACGTCGCCTGGACTCACGAGAAGGGCCCCGACGGGAGGTCGCTCGCCGTCAAGCTCCCGGGAGGGCCGCACGACGTCTGGTTCATCGACGGGCCGAGCACGAGCGGGGGGTACTGGACGCGCACGGGTGAGCCTCCGAGACTCACGGTGTCGCCGAGCATCCTCACGCCGAAGTACCACGGGTTCCTCAGAGACGGGACCCTCGTCCCGACCTAGGTTTCGACTTTCATCCAGTTGTGTATTAATAGGCGCGAAGCCAGTGAAATGTGCGAGCAACAGCGTATCAACCGATCAACAAGAAGCTGTCTGTCCCCGGTGAGACGGAAGTCGCGGCGCTTGTCGACCGCAGGCACATGATGTCAGCCTCCAAGATCAACGTCACGGTGGACAAGGACGCGTACGTAGCGTTCGACCGCGACGGGACGCTCGACGCTTCGAACGCTCTGGAGCTCAAGGCTGGCGAGAGCTATTCGGACGACGACGTCTTCATCGGAGGAATGATATCGTTCGTCAACAAGAACGCGGATGAACGCCCCACCATCCGCGGGATCATGTGGGGGAATTGAGGGATTAGGATGCCTATCTACCCGAGGGTCAACGTCGTGACGACGGTCGTGACCGAGAAGATCATGGCCGACGAATCGACGCCGATCGACGTCACGCTCGCCGTCGCTGCGACCGCCGAAGATCTCGCCACGGTGCCATTCGGAAAGAAGGGGCGCTCGATCTCGCTCATCAACGAGGGACCGGGCGACGTCGCGCTCAAGTTCGACGGCGTGGCCACCGAGGCCGACGTGCTCATCAAGGAGGCCGAGGGCTACTCAGAGGCGAACCTCGAGATCGCGGCGAACGTCTCGTTCATCAACGTGACGCCCGCACAGACTCCACGAGTGCGCGGGGTGCTCTGGAGCGGCGCGATCTCCTGATCGACCTATGGCGTTCATATTCGGGGCTCACGGCTTCAACTTCAACTGGCAGGGGCAGTGGCTGACGGGGTCGCTCTACTTCGTGGGGGACGCCGTCTTCAGCGCCGGTTCTTCCTACGTGTGCGTCCAGTCGCACGCTGCGTCGCCCGGCAACGCGCCGCCGTCCGCTTCGTTCTGGTCCGCGCTCGTCGCGCAGGGACCGACGGGACCGATGCCGCCCGTCGTGCAGGCTCCCGCGGACATCACCAACTCGACGGTCACCCTCGCAGACGCCACGGGGCTCGCGTTCCCGGTAGCGTCGAGCAATGACTACTACTTCGAGTTCGCGGTCACGTTCAGGTCGGCCGCGCTCAACACCGGCATAACCCTGGCGGTGAACGGCCCGGCGGCCCCGACGTCGATCGTGACCATGACCGATATCTCGACGTCTCTCGCCGCACGCGTGCTCGGGGCAGCGCGCGCCTACAACGGCACGGTGGGGTCGACTGTCATCGACACGGCGAACGCCGACACGATGGCCTTCGTGTCGGGAGTCCTCCGCAACGGAGCGACGGCCGGGGCGCTCGTCCTGCGCTTCGCGTCGTCGCGCGGTGGGACCCTCGTCACGGTCAGGGCGGGGTCTGTCGTCCGGTACCACCAGTTGAACTAGGCGTGAGGTTTCATCGCGATGCGCGGCCGCCGTATGATCCTGATAGGTTTCCCGGGGCCTGTCCCCGGCGCCACGATCTCACCGAATAACGCGGGAGGCCCGTAGAATGTCCATCGTTGCGTCTGAACTCATCGCGTACGCGGCCGCGAATATGCCGACGGACGAGTCGTCGACTGTCGGTGGGGCGATCGACCCGCTGCGCCGCGTGACGTTCACGGACATCGCGGCGACCGACACCGTCCAGGCGCTCTCTGACTCGGCGTCAGACACGGCCGGTCCGACGGTCACGGTGACGGGCCGCAACGCGGGCGGCGCGACGGTGTCTGAGACGAAGGCGCTGACCGGCACGTCGGCCATCACGTTCAGCACGATGGGGGCCGTCGAGCGCGTCCAGATCGTGGAGCTGAGCGCGACCTGCGTCGGGAACATCACCGTCAGGCGGACGACGGGCGCGACGCTCATCGGGACGGTCCCGATCGGCGAGCGCGGCTTCAGGCGCATGTTCATCAACGCGTTCTCGGACGTCGGCTCGAAGAACTACTACGAGAAGTTCTTCTGGAAGAACACCAACGGGTCGCTGGCGCTCCTGAACGCGCTCGTCCAGCAGAACTCAGACCCGACGGGCAAGGTCACGCACCTCATCGCGGCGGCCGTGGGGGACACGGCGACCTCGGCGAACAGGCTCACGGCCCCGTCGGCGGCCAACACGCTCGACCCGGACACCTTCGACGACGTCGACAAGGCCGTGCCCGGCACGGACCTCGCGTCGGCCGCGGCGATCGGCGTGTGGCTCAAGCTGGCGCTGGGAGCGGCGGATTCTCCGATCAAGAGCTCGTATACGAGTCAGCTCAGCGGGCAGTCAGTTTGAGAGGTCAAAGGGTCTGCTTACATGCACAGAAACGGGCCCGCAGTTGCGGGCCCATTCGTTAGGAAGATCTCAACTCTCTGGGCAATCAGTTTATCCAACCAATTATCTAGTCTCTTTTGACTCTTTCATTGTACAATCTAGTACATGGCAGTCATCTACGCGCTCATCCAGCCGAAGACCGAGGAGATTAGGTACATCGGCAAGACAGAACATGACCAATGGAAGCGATACGGACAGCACATCGCTGGTGCCACGGCCGAGAAGGCAAGATCGCGCCGCCTGACGGCGTGGATCAAGTCTGTCCGTCCCGACCTTCCCGGTCTCATCGTCCTCGAGACCGATCCCGATGGCCTGAACGAAGCGGAGAAGCGATGGATCGCTTGGGCGCGTGCTAACGGGTATCGCCTCGTCAACATGACAGACGGCGGCGACGGCCAGTCGAGGAGCTACGTCCCGTCAGCGGAAGCGCGCGCCAAAGTATCGGCTTCGCTCAAGGGCCGCGTGAAGACCGACCTCGAGAGGCAGCACATCTCCGAGGCGCTCAAAGGTCATCCGGTCTCTGATGAGACCAAAGCCAAGATAGCCGCTGGACACAAAGGCAAACCTCTGTCTGACGAACACAAACAGGCGATCGGCCGCGGCGTCACCGGTGAGAAAAACGGGTTCTACGGGAAGATGCACACTGAAGAAGTCAAGGCTAGGATAAGTCGCCTCGGCTGGCATCATTCAGATGAGACCAAATCTCAGCTTTCTGTCACCAATAGGCAATACCGGCATTCGCCCGAGGCCAGGGAGAAGATGCGCCAAGCCGCCCTCGCGCGAGAAGCCGCCAAGAAGGCCCTGACCCAGGTTTCTGCGACCGACACGTAGGCGCGACGATTGTCCCATGGACGCCTCTGCTGCGAAGGAGCACTCGCCCGCCCTCGTCCTGCAGCGCGAGGGGCGCGCGGCCGTCCACGGCGCGCACCGCGTCGGGAGGCTCAACGCTCGGCTCGCGGTCGCGGTCACGCGGCGCGTGGGCTCGATGTGGGCGGCGTACGCGTTCGCGCTCCTCGCCCTGATCTCCCTGCCCGCGGCGATCGCGACCGGCGAGCCGATCGTCATAGTCGCCTGGATCGCGCAGACCTTCCTGCAGCTGGTGCTGCTGCCGATCGTCATCGTGGGGCAGAACGTCCAGGCGGCCGCGAGCGACGCGAGGGCGACGGCCGACCACGCGACCCTGAACGCGGTGCATGCGCTGACGGCCGACGTGCACACGATCAACGAGCGGCAGAGCGAGATCCTGGAGCGCCTCGACGCGCAGACGGGCGGGTGAGGCCGGTGGACGTCGGGCAGGCGAAAGAGCACAGCCCGGCCGCGGTGCGCCGCAGGGACGTGTACGTCGCGGTGCACGGCAACCACCACGTCGGCCAGTTCAACGCGCGCGTCGCGGTGGCGATCAGCAGGGCCGTCGGCTCGATGTGGTGCGCGTACGCCGTCGCGCTCTGTTCGGTCCCGCTCGTCGCGCTGGCGCTGAAGACGGGAGACGCGCTCACCGTCGCGTGGTTCTCGGTCGGCGCGATCGACCTCGCGCTCCTGCCGATCCTCCTGGTGGGGCAGAACGTCGAGGCGGCGGCCCACGACGCCCGCGCCGAGGCCGACCACCTCACGCTCACGGCGCTCCACAGGCTGACGGCGAACGTCCACGAGATCAACGAGCTGCAGACGAAGATCCTCGAGCAGCAGAGCGAGATACTGGCGCGCCTCGACGCCGGCGCGTAGGTTTACTAGCGGCGTAGGTTAGACCATGATGGGCGCATGGCGACTCGCGCCGGCGCGGCCAACCCATTCTACGGCAGGCACCACACCGTCGAGGCGCGCGAGCGCATCGCCGTCGCGCGGCGCGGGCGCGCGCACGACCCCGAGGTGAGGGCCAGGATCTCGGCGTCGGTGAGGCTCGCCATCGAGTCGCGCCGCGCTGTCAGGAGCGGACCGCTGTGACGGCGTTCTACGTGAGGAAGACCGGGGTCAACACGAACGGCGGGACGTCTCCGACGGTCCGCTCGACGGGCACCGACGGGCACTCTAACAGCAACACGACGTTCACAGCGGCGTCGGCTTCATGGACGTCGGCCGACATCGGGCACTACATCCAGGTCAACACCACGACCGTCTCGATCAGGAAGATCGTGGCCGTGCCAGACGGACAGACGTTGACGCTCGACTCTGCGCTCGGCACCACTCAGACGGGTAGGACGTGGACCGTCGGCGGGGCCTTCCTGACGCTGCAGAAAGCCGTGTTCGACCTGAAGACGGTCAACGGCGCGCCCGCGTCAGCGCAGGGCGACGTCGTGTACGTCGGTCCCGGCGACTATCGGTCTGACGCGTTCGTCGTGGGTTCTTCGCCCGGTCAGACGGGCCTAGTCCTGATCCAGGGCGACTACGAGGGCGACGAGACCGGAGACGCGCCGGGAGAGATCCAGCTCAGCAACGCGGATCTTCAAAATGCCACCGCTCTGGAAATCAGAAACGTGTCTTTTTACGGCAGCGGCGTGAACATCCGAATAGGCAACGCCGCCGCCGGCAACGTGTTCAGGTTCATAGACTGCGCGTTCATATCGGCGGTCGGCGCCACCACTGGATTCCCCAACAGCAGCATAGGGCTCTTCAACGTCTTGCTCGGCGTAGCAGCCCAATCTATGGGAGAGATCCTCATCGACCGCTGTTATTTCAGCAGCATAAGCGCGAGAGGCGGATCGGCAAACCCGTCGATCTACATAGGGTACAACGTGTCCGGCACGACGACCGAATTCTCGTTGGCCATGACCGTTCGAAACACGATGATCCTCCATCTTCGCAACGCATCCCCTATACAGATAGCCTCTAGCAACGGCGCGACTGGCGCGGACAGCGCCATAAAGCTGTCGGATCTCACGGTGACTCATTGCACGTTCATCACCAGCGCTTCAGACACTGGCGTCGCCGGTGTCCTTCAACTTCTTTCGACGAGCGGCAAGGTCACGGGCGTGCCGACCAGGAACTGGAAGTTCTTCTACAACGTCGGGATAGTGGCTGGAGCCGGAGGCGAAGTCTACGGCAACATCACCACCGGACAGATCACGGAGAACAACAACGTGTGGGCCGCGAACAAGGGCGCGGCGCCGGTCATAGGCGCGAACGTGACTGCCGGCGGCAACACGTCGCTATTGGCCACCACGGCGACGAACTACCCGTGGTTTCTATTCGGTCAGGAGAGGACTTACGGACAGTCGCCCAAGCCGTTCGGCACTCCGGTGCTTGGGATCTCGACGGCCATCGGGCTCGCCGCCGAGAGCACCGTGGCGTCTGCCGCTGAGGACGCGACGAGGGCGTCGAGGCCGTCGTCGGCGAAGGTCGCGATCACGTCTGGGGCTCTCGAGATCCCGATCGCGGCGCGTGAGACCTCGACGGTCCGCACGGGGGCGAACGCGCTCAGATTAGACCAGAGCGGTTCACAAGAGTTCTTGCTGCCGGTGAACGCCGGTCAGACGACGATCAGCGTGTACGCCAGGTACGACTCGAACTACGCGGCGTTCAAGTTCGGCAATCAAGTGGCCCCACCGCAGGTCGTCCAGGCGTCGGCGCCGACGAACATCGCCGTGCACCCGACGGGCAGATGGATCGCGATCGTGGGCGGGACCAACAACATCCTGGTCTACGCCCTCGATCCGTCCACGGGCGCGATCGGCGCGCGACGCGCGAGCCCGGCCACGATGCCGGCCGGCGGCGCGACCCACGCACAGTGGAACCCCGCCGGGACATACCTCGCGGTGGCGAGCACCAGCAGCCCGTTCATCGAGGTATACCCGTTCGACCCCGCGACGGGAGCGATCAGCGACAAGGTCGCCAACCCGGGCACGCTCCCGACGGGTGCCGGGAACTCGGTCGCGTGGAGCCCCGACGGCGCGTACGTCGCCGTCACCCACACGACCAGCCCATTCATCAGCGCATACCCGTTCTCGACTTCATTCGGAACGAAGGTGGCAGACCCCGGCACGCTCCCCGCCGGCATCGGCCGCCAGGTGGCCTGGAACCCAGCCGGAACGTGCGTAGCGGTCGCCCACGACACGAGCCCGTTCGTCACCGCCTGGCCGTGGAGCGCGGGGTTCGGGACGAAGGTGGCGGATCCCGGCACGCTGCCGTCGGCGGCCCGGACGGCGATCGCGTGGAGCCCCGACGGATCGTACGTCGGCGTGGTCGGGGGGACGACTCCGTTCATCGAGGTGTACCCGTTCACCACGGGCTTCGGCGCGAAGGTGGCGGACCCAGGCACGCTGCCGTCTGGGTCTTCCACCGAGGCGGGCGGCATCCAGTGGACGGCCAGCGGCAACTACGTCGTCAGGACGAGCAACAGCAGCGCTTTCGTTGAGATCTGGCCGTGGAGCGCGGGGTTCGGGACGAAGGTGGCGGATCCCGGGACGGTGCTCGGCGGCTTAGCCGGCGGTCTCGGCATCGTCGGCAAGGGCAAGTTCATCTTCAGCCAGAACGAGTCGGCCGCCGCAACCGCCTATTCGACGTTCGGATACCGGTTCAACCACGCCCCCACGATGTCGGTCAAGGACGGGCTCGAGATCGGAGTGGCCGACGCAGAGACTCAGATGGTCGGCGCGGCGAACCAGTGGGAGCAGCTCTCTCTCGTGTTCACCGCAACGGCGGCGGGGTTCGTCACCGTCAGGTTGGCCGCCCCCGGGTCTCCGGGCAGCACGACTGGGAAGGCGTTCTTCGACGACTTCGCGGCCGCGTAGGCGGCTGTGACAGACACGAAGGGCTTCGACTTCTTCAGGGTCGGTGAACCGTACCCGGCGCTCGGCAGCCTGGGAGCCATCGGCTTTGACCTGTGGCGCGTCGGCGAGCCGCTCTCCGATTTCGTCTCGGCGCTGATCAACGTCAGCGGCTCGGCTGCGATCAACGTCGAGGCGAGCGGCAACAGCGTCAGCAGCGCGGCGGTCGTCCCCATCGAGCAGGGGGCGACGGTCCATTCCACGGCCCTGACTCCCGTCGAATGGGATCGCGCTGTCGCCGAGGCGGGCGCGTCGCCGATCGAGGCAAAGATCGAAGTGTCCGGTCAGAGAGCGCCGCTGATCGAGGCCGCCGACCGCGTCGCCGGGCTGTCTGTGACAGAGATCGAGGCGACCGGATATTCCGCCAGTGATGGACAGATCAACCTCGAGACCGCGCTCTTTGGGCTCGCAGCGCTCCGCGTCGAAGCGACCGGATATACAAAGAGCGACGGACCGATCAACTTCGAAGCGCGCCGGTCAGAAGCGGCGACAGCAGAGATCGAAGTCGAGTCTCTCAGGCGATTCAGCGTCATCGTCGACGTCGTGGCGACGGCCGAGATCGGCGTCGAGTCCAGCAAGAAGATCGCGCCGAGCGCGGCGGGCATCCGCGTCGAGGCGAAGAAGACCGTCGGGCCGCAAGTTTCCATCGTCAGGCTCGAGTTCGGATCGGCCTTGACATTCCTGCACGTCCAGCAGACCGTCCGCTTCGAGCACCTCACCGCGCCGGGGGCGGTCGTCCGGACCGCTAGGGCCAGCTTCGAAGCGAACGCGGCGATGGACCCGCCCGGCGCTGCGGAGGTGAGCCTCGAGATCGTGAACGCGATGAACCAAGCGCTCATCGCGACAGAGAGCGCCGCGGTCGTGACCCAACAGCTGAGCGTTCAGATCGAGAGCCTCCCGAGCAACATCGCGCAGCCTAGCGAGATCGCCGTAGAACAGCTCGAACTGGTGCTCGGCGTGGCCGTCGAGCAGATCGAAGCGGTCAACCTCACGCCGCTCGCTACGGAACTCGCCGAGATCAACGTCGAGTCGTTCAGGCGGGCCGGGACGGCGTCGGCTGCGCTCCCGATCGAGAGCCACGCGACCGTCACGCGGGTCGCTGGCGTCAACATCGAAGCGATCCTCGCGCGCGCCGGCGAGACAGAGATCGAATCGCTCGCAGCCATCGCGGTCGCGAGGGCGACAGCGTTCGAGGAGACGACGGCCGCGGCCCAGTCGGCCGCTGTCGGAGTCGAGTCGTGGGGGCCACCGATCGACCAGCAGGCCGGCGTCCGGTTCGAGGTCCTCGGGCCCGAGATCCGTGGTCTGAGGAAGATCCCGATCGAGAGCCGCAGGTGGTCGATCCAGATCGAGTGGATGGAGGTCGTCACCGGCCTGGCGCTGGTCCCTATCGAATCCAAGGCGGTCCAAGGAACGACCGCCGAAGTGCCCATCGAGTGGCTGCACGCGGGCAACGTCTCGGAGACGCATGACCTGCAGTTCGAAGAGACTCTGGGAGCGTCTGAATCGAACGACGCTCCGCTTGAATCTACGGGGTACGTCGCCAGCGCTCTCGCCGAGCAGGTCGAATCGGTCGAGACGATCGACGCCGCGCGGGAGTCAGCGTTCGAAGAGACGACGGCCGCTGCCGTGGCGTCTGAGGCGCTCGTCGAGTCGCTCGTTCAAGTGGACGGCGTTGAGTTCGTTCCGATCGAGAGCGTCGAGCTGCTGGGCGTTGCCGTCCAGATTGCGGTCGAGTCAGAGACCGAAGTCGCGACCGACGTAGACGAGCAGTTCGAGCAGTTCATCGCCGCCGTCGGGACGAACGAAGTCGAGATCGAGCAGCTCATCGACATCAGGGCGATGGACGTGTCGATCCCAATTGAGTCAAAGAGAGCGCTCGCCGTCGCTGGGGCCGCCGCGCTCGAAGAGACGCTCGCCGTCGCGCTCGCGCTCGACGCGCAGGTCGAAGCGAACGTCGCGGCCGATTCGATCTCCGAGATCGGCGTCGAGGCGTCTCCCGGACTCGTCTCTTCGACGTCTGACGTCAACATCGAGTCTTTCGGACCGCTCGCGGCCGCGACCGTCGCCCCGCTCGAGTGGGACACCGGTCGCAGCATGCTCAGGCGTCCACCGATAGAGTGGCTCGCCGAGGTCTCTGCTCGGTCGGACATGCTCATCGAAGCGCGGGGGGTCGTCTCCGGAGCCGGCGGCGTCCAGCTCGAGGGAGAGCTCGCCGTCGCGCGACAGAGCCAGATCGGACTCGAAGAGACGCTCGGCGCTTCTCGAGCGGCGGCCGCACCGTTCGAAGAAGAGGCCTCTGTCAAGAGAGCTCCCGTCGCGCCGATCGAGGCGCTCTCTCTGCGGACATTCATCGCGGCCGACCCGATCGAGGCTCTGGGACTCGCCGCGGGCGTCTCTGACACCGCGATCGAATGGCGACACGTGGTCGTCACAGTCGCGCAGCAGGGCACGGTCAACGTCGAGTGGGTCGCCCCCATATCGGACGCGCGAGCCGCCGATCTCGAAGCGCTCAAGGCCGTGCGCGGGCGCGCCGTCGAACACATCGAGTCGCGCGCTCCGGTGTCTGTCGCGGTCACCGAGCCAATCGAATCGACCGCCGCAGCAGCGCGACTGGCAGCGATCGTGATCGAATGGCGCACCGTCGGCGTCAGAGCGACCGCGCGCGCTCAGTTCGAGGTCGTGAGGGGACCGCGCGGGACCGCCGCGATCGGGCTTGAGTGGACGCGTCCCGGGTCGCAAACGCGCCAGTCTCCGCTCGAATGGACGATCGCAGCGACGGCCGCGCCCGCAGCGAAGATCGAATCAGCGACGCCGTCGGTGGGACGGCGGGAGATCGACTGGGAATCGGGAGACGCTTCTGGACAGTTCGCCGTCAGGCAGGCTGAGCCGACGACGGTCGGCGAACTCATCGTGGACAGGCTCGTTCTCGGTGAACTGGAGATCACGGTCGTCACGGTCGGCCAGCTCACCGTCAAAGCTTTCGACGAGGAGGCGACATGACGATCGCGTTCCGTGTCGCCTTGGGGTCGTCTGTCAGCTCGGGTTCGCCCGTGACGCTCGTGGTAACGGTGCCCGCCGGCGTCCAGAACAACGACGTCATGGTGATGGGAGTGACCGTCTATAACGGGTCGAACAGGTCTGTCTCGACCCCCAGCGGGTGGACGCTGCTCTCGAGGTTCAATCAGGGGGCGTTCGTCGCGCAGGTTCTCTTCTGGCGCAGGGCGAGCAGCGAGCCAGCGTCCTATAGCATCTCTATCGCCGGTTCGGGGACGACCTTCGCCGCTTCGGCGATCATCATCGCGCTGTCGGGAGCAGACACGTCTGCCCCGACGTCGGCCCAGTACGGCGGACAGGCCGGGCACGACAGCTCGAACACGATCTCGGCTGGGTCGATCGGCGCGTTCGCCGTGAGGAACGGCCTGAGCCTCTTCTTCGCCTCAGCGGAGGTGGCTTCGGCGCGCACGCCGGTCCCGCCGACGGGATACACCCAGCCCGCGGGCGGGAACGTCTTCGTAGCGCTCGCACAGACAGAGGTCGCGTACAAGGCGCTCTCGGCCGTGACGAGCGTCGGCGCACTGTCTGAGACGTGGGCGGGCACCACGTTCTCAAGCGTCGGCGGTCAGGTATTCATATTCGAGCCGCCCAATCCGATCGGCAATTCTGCGACGATCGGCGTCGAAGCGCGCGGGTTCGTGACGGCGGACGCCGCCGTCCCGATCGAATCGAGAGAGGGCGCGGCCATCGTCCCCGCGATCGTGAACTTCGAGTCGCTCGCTTCCACAGTCGCGCAGACGGCGCTCGCCGGGCTCGAGTCTCTCGCTCGCGCGCGTGACCAGAGAGCGCCGCCGATCGAAGCCATGGCTGTCGCGCGCCGCGCCGCGAGCGTCCTCATTGAATCGAAAGCGGGCGCGACCGTCTCCGCTCAGGCGAGGGCGAACTTCGAGTCGCTCGCCACGACGGTCGCGCGGACGGCGCTCGTCCCGTTCGAGTCGCGCCGGAGCGCGCGTCGCTCCGCGCTCTTGCCGCTCGAGGCCACTGGCTATTCGGTCAGAGACGCTCTGGAGAACGTCGAAGTTGTCGGTCCGGCCTCTAGCCCGATCTCGGTGGACGCGAAGTCTGCGCTGGAGGCGAACACCGTCGTCCGCACGGCGCTGACTGTGGTGCTGGAGGTCAAGCGCGAGACGCGCGCCGTGGCCGGCGACCAGATCGAAGTCGTGCGCGTCGTCGGCTCGCTGCTCAACGTCGTCCAGTCGGGCATACACAACGTTGAGGCGACGCGTCGACCCGCGCCAGACGGTGCGATCAAGATCGAGGCGCAGTCTCGACTGGCGACGATCCCGGCGTCGCGTCCATTCCCGATCGAATGGATCAGGCGGGACGCCGTCCATCCCGACGCGCCGCTAGAGTGGTTCTTTGCCGGGATCGCGCCGGAGGCAGAGATCTCTGTCGAATCGGAGACGAGGGTCTCCCGAGCGGACGGGCGCGCTTTCGAATCGCTGGTCTCCGTCTCCGCCTCGGCGAAGATCCCATGGTCGCGCGACACGACGCAGCCGATCCCACCGACGCGCCTCGTCGCGGCGTCGACTATCGAGATAGACAGGTCGAACGCCGGCCGAGACCTGGGCGTCGTCGACCGTCCCTAGGTTTCTGGACGGACCGTCTGGAGGTAGGTTCTGAACTATGCCAAGTGAACGTTTCCCCGAGGGAACTACTGCGAGGTTCCTCTACACGCTTCGAGACAAGCAGCGTCGCGTGATCGACCTGACGGGGGCCCAACTGACGTACGCCGTATACGCGGAGGATGCGGCTGTGACCGGTTCAGTGCCGCCCGCGTTCACTCCCAAAGAAGTGGGATCGGGAGTCGCTCTCGTCAACGCGGCCGGCGGAGTGATCAGGATCGACTGGGACCCGGCCGAGAGCGTCGATCGGGCGGGCATATACGATTGGGAACTGCAGCTGCTCGAGTCGAACGGCGACAAGTGGCTCGCCGGTGAGGGGAAGGTCGTCATCAGGCCGGCGCGCCGCCTGGACACGGCGTAGATGCCCCGCCTCGAGAGCTCGAGCAGTCTAAGCGGCACGTCGACGCTCTTGGTGTCGTCGCCGATCGCCGGTTCGGGACGCGCGCTGATCGTCACGGTCTCTTGTCCGTCGTTCGCGCTTGGGTCGACGCGTTTTGTGTCGGCGATGGACCGCGGAGGAGTCCCGCTCACGCTGATCGCGATCAGGGACGCCAGCGGGCCATCCGCGAAGGCTCACGTCGAGATATGGGGGCTCAACAACCCGACTGCGGGCGCGGCGACGCTCACGATCACGCTCGCGGGGACGAGCGCCGCGTCGGTGACGGCGGTCACCTCTGTCTGGACCGGAGTCGATCCGTCGACGCCGTGGGTCGATCCCGAGACGTACGCCACGACCGGACCCGGCGCCGGAACGACCGTTGCGACGTCGCAGGGCGACGTGGTGATCCACGCTAAGTCGCAGGGAGTGCCGAGCCTGACCTTCCCCGAGAGAGCGATCGACAGCGGCGCGTACGTGTCGATGCGCGGGGCCGACGCCACAGACGCGAGCACGACAGTGCTGGGGAATGCCGGGACGTCGTACACGGCCGGCGCCGCGATCGCTCTGAAGGCGGCCCCGGGGACGGGACTGACGCCGCTCCTCGTGGGCGCGACGTCGCACGTGGAGACGAGCGCGACGTCGGCCTCTGTCGCCGCCCCCTTGGGGATCCCAGACGGCGCTCTGGTCGTCTTGGTCGCTGCGCTGTCCCCGGCGACGGGATCTGAGGCGATCGGCCCTCCAGTCGGGTTCTCGCTCGTGATCGACCAGCTCAGCCCGGGTAGCCTGAGCGTCCAGCGGCTCGTCGTCTACACCAAGACCGCGTTCGGCGAAGCTGGGACGTACGCCGTCGGCGTGAGCGCCGCGAGGAACATCACGCTCGCGTGCATGGCGTTCGCCGACTGCAACAGCGTCAACGCGATCGCGTTCGGGAGCAGCTATTTCACGTCTCTGGCGAACACGAACGCGAGCCTGCTCAACAGCTTTCAAGACGATTACCTCCTCAGCGTCGCGGCGAGGTTCGCGGGTTCCGCATCGGCGCAGGAGCTCACGCTGCCGGCCGGGTGGAAGCAGCTCTTTGACGCGCAGAGCGCGGCGAACGGACAGGGCCTCGAAGCGTGGGGAGCCCAGCTCTGTACGACCCGCGTCGGGAACAGTTGGACGTACGTGCCCGGGAGCGGGACGGTCCCGTACAGCGTCGCGTGGTTCGCGCTCTGTCTGTCGACGGGACCGACGCTCAACCCGGCCGTCGTGGCAGAGATCGGGTCGGCATCGGATCCCGATCTCATCGCATACCCATTCGCGGGCGGGACGCTCGGGGCGACGTATCGCAGCTCGGCGGCGTTCATCGCGAATGCGCTGGTGGCCCGGTTCTCCCCGGATGGCCGATGGGTCGCGATTGGGTCACTCACTGCTCCCTATCTCAGGATCTATCCGTGGAACAATGGTCTCGGCGACAATCTGGTCTCCCCCAGCGCATCGTTAGGCGGTACGGTCCTTGATATAGCGTGGTCGCCTGACGGAAAGTTTATCGTGGCGATCGTCGGTGGCGCGATCAAGGGTTGGGTATGGACTGGATTCGGGTTCGGCGCGCAGCTCGCAGATCCCCCCGGCACGATCTTCGGCTGCAACTCATTGGCGTTCTCTCATGACGGACAGGCGCTCGCTGTGTTGGGTAACGCGTCCCCATTCATCCATGCGTGGCATTTCTCGAGCGCTGGATGGGGGGCGAAACACGCTAATCCAAGCGCGGCGATCGTGGGCACATTTGCGATTCCAAAAGCGATCTCTTTCTCGCCAGACAGCGCTTATCTCGCCGTGCCGATGGCAGACACGCTCTCGTCTGTCAACGTGTACAATTGGAGCGCATCGGGTGGGTTTGGCGCGAAAGTGACGCTTCCGTCGACGACTCCGACGCAGGCCCGTGCGGCGAGGTGGTCGCCCGACGGCAAGGCCATCTTCATAGGATCTGGGGGCGGCCTCCTCTACGCCTGGAAGTGGTCGGCCGGGTTCGGGGCGGCGTTCACGGGCGCGACGGTATCTGGGATCATCCAGGACGTCGCGGTGGCCCTGACCAACCAGCACGCGGTGGTCGCGTATGGCACGCCGAGCGCGATCTGCGTCTACGCTATCGACACCGTTGCCGGCACGATCTCTCTGTCGCAGACGGTGAGCCAGAGCGTGGCCGTCGGTTCGGTCACGGTCGCGCCCGTGACTGGCAACGCGGTCGCGCGAGCGCAGGCCGTCGAGCCCGTCGAGGCGCGCGGGAGAGTCACCGCGACGGCTCTAGCGCCGATCGAATCGCGGAGCCCGGCGGCGGGTGCGGTGTCGCGCGCGTCGGCGCTGCTCTTCGAGAGCGCGCGCCGCGTATCGGCCCAGGCAGCAGAGCCGTTCGAGTTCATCCTCAATTCGCGCGTGTCAGACTCGGGTCGCGGCGTCGAAGCTACGATGTACATTAACCACATCCTGAGGAGGTTCCCGTGAGCCTCTCTTCGATCTCGAAGGCGACGTATTTCCCCGCTGGCGCAGCGATGTTCGCGCACCCGACGACGCACGAGATCATCGCTGTCTATCAGGCGGGATCGCTCGGAGTCACGGGCCTGGCCTACAGGACGTCGAACGACTTCGGGGCGACGTGGTCGTCCGAAGCGCAGCTCTCGCCGAGGCAGAACGTGGTCCCTTCGGGCGTCGTCAACCCGGCGACGGGAGACGTCCACCTCGCCTACGGTCAGTACGGAGATCCGTCCCTGTCGGCGGCGTTCGGCATCTGGGCGCGCTTCCTCGTGTGGAACGGGTCCGGATGGACGATCGGCGGCGAGTTCACGATCGAGGCCGGTGACGGGACACAGGGGCTCTCGAATCCGTCGCTGGCGGTCGATCTAAACGGTTTCATCACGGCACTCTACTATCGCAAGACGGCGTCGGCATCGGTCGTCCGCTCGGCCGTTTCGAACGGACCGTGGGACCTCACAGCGTCCACGACAGCCGACGCCGTCACGCTCGCGCTGGGCGGACCGATCTCGATCTCGACGCGATTCCTCTCCGTCCTCAACTGGTGGGCGGCGACGTTCCATCAGGACGGCGTGCTCAGGATCACTCGCTCGTCGGCGATCCTGTCGCCGGTGCAGCACGCGCACTCGTGGATCGCGTCGCAGACGATCTTCTTGCCGACGGCGACCGACGAGATGGACACGTCGTGGAACCCGGCGCCGACGGGGTCTCCCAATGGGCAGCTTGGGATCGCCTATCGCAAGGGGACGGCGGGGATCGTCTACAGGACATGGACGGCTTTCACGAACTCCCTGAGCGCCGAGGTCGCGCTGTCGGCGACGGGTCGCTATCCGGCGATCGCGAAGTACTTTAAGGACTGGATCGCCGGTTGGTTTGAGCCCGTGTCTGGCGACAAGAACAAGCTCCAGACCGCGTACATGAGCGATCCTGCAACGGTCTACGGGCTGGACGTCGACCCCGGCTTCGACGGCTGGGGCAACTTGCGGATGCCACTGGACGTCGAGGGTTTTGAGATCCTGCTGTTTCAGTGGTCTGACACGGCCGATCCGGGCGTCGACGGGTACACGGTCTATCTGGCGTCTGTGGCGGTCGCCATCTTCAAAGACGTCGTCGACGCGGCTCGCGCGACGGAGTCGTTCGTTCAGGGCCCATTTGTGTCTGATTCTGCGACGGGCACCGACAGCGTTGTTCAGGCGGGGATCGTCGGCGTCCCGATCTCGGTGTCCGATTCAGCGCTTGCCGTCGAATCGCTCGTCGTCGGGCCAGACGTGTTCGACACCGCTACGGGTGTCGAGGACCTGACTCAATTCGCGATCCGATTGGCCGTGCCCGACTCGGCGTCTGCCATCGAGACGATCTCGCTCGTCGCCGACATCGCTGTGGACGACGTGGCGACGGCGGTCGACACGGCGCTGGCGAACGTGCCCGTCTCCGTCACCGACGCGGCGGCGGCGACCGAATCGATCTCGATGAAGACGGCGCTCATCGACGCCCTAGCGTCGCCCGTCGAATCTGTGGAGATCGGTCTTCACGTCAGCGAGACGGCGACTGGCTTCGAGTCTATCGTCTCTGGCCCAGACGTCGCCGATTCTGTTGCAGCGATGGAGGGTCTCGCGATCGGTGTATCTGTCGCTGACACGGCGTCTGCGACGGAGTCGTTCGGCAACCTCGCGGTCGACAGGATGCGTCGCGCGATCGCCGTCGCGACGAACTCTGTCGAGGTGTATCCCGGCTATAAGAACGGGTGGACGCGCCGCGGACGGGCGCAGTTCGAGGCGGAGCCGCATTCTCGGATGTTCACGTTTGAAGACGTCGATCAGTCGTACGCGGGGATCGTCTTCATCTGCACGCCCGAGACGCTGTCCGCCTGGAAGAGGATGCAGCGGAGCGTCAACGGCGGAGTCACGTTTTCGCCAGTCGGGCCTCCGCAGATGGCGTGCGTCGCGCGCGGCGCCGACGGGGCGCTCTGGGGGGTCGGAAACGACGGGAGCAGGCCCGTCAATACCCCCCAGCCGCCGATCGCCGCGGCCGACGGGACGGGGGTCATGGGATGGGCAGTGACGCAGCGACAGATCTTCCGTTCAGACGACAGGGGGTTGAACTGGATACGGGTCTACGACGACGCTGATTACGGCAATCAGGGGCGCTTCCCGTCGTACGTCCACGTTGCCGCCGATCCGTCAGACCAGAACCGCATCATGGCCTTTGGGGTCGCGCGCGGGTCGGCGTTCCTCGACGACGTGCAGATCGCTGCGTCCGTGGACCGTGGCCGGACGTGGACGGTCGCACGGCCGTCTGTGTCGCAGCTGTCGAACTTTCCAGTCTTTGAGTGGGCGCTCCATTCTGATTCGATCCTGACGGCGCTCGCCGGCGGTCGATTCATGCTCGGGTGCACGACGACCAAGCTTCTCAGAGGGCAGGACCTCGCTTTTTTGGGCGTAGTCGCCTGGCAGAGTCCGTTCTCATTCGCCGGGTTCGACCAGAACCATTCGACTGCGTTCTGGTCGACGACGTACGCGACGGGCGACATCTGCGACGCGTCCGAGTTGGCGGATGGGTCTGTCTACGCGATCACAGACGTGGGGTTCTTGGTGAGCGTCCGCAGCGGAGTGTTCCTGAACGTCGGGAGGTCGCTGCGCGCGATCGCTTCTGACGGGACGAACGTCTTCGTCGGCTCGTCCGTCGGTGGGCCGCCGACCATCTACGCGTTCGATTCGGGCTTCCACCTCCTGTCGTCTCTGCCGTTAGACGCGGGTGACTCGGGGATCGTCTCGATGGCCTACGCCTCGGGCAGCCTGTACGCCTCGGTAGGCAACTCACCGGCGCGGCTCGTCCGCATCGACGTGAGCGACCCGCACAGCATGTCTCGCGTGGGCGCGTTCGACCTGGGAGCGGGCGAAGTCGACCTCCGAGGGCTCACGCTCGGGATCGACGGCTTCGTCTACGGCGTGATCTCGAGCAGCCCGGCGCGCGTCTTCCAGTTCGACGTCAGCGGCGCGGTCCCGGCGATCAGTTCGCAAGCGGACGGCGATGCGGGTGAGAACGTAGGCATCGACCTCGCCGTCCAAGGATCGAACGTGTACGCTCTGGTCAATGGGAGCGTCGTACAGTTCGTCGCGGCTGGTCCGACGATCGCCCGCTTTCAGGCGACGACCTTCTCGGGGATTGGGGTCGGAGTCGGCGCGTTCGGCCAGTTCGTGGCGGTCCTACAGAGCGTCGGCGGGCGCAGCGTCCTCTCAAAATATGACTCGCTCTCGGCCCTGGCGCTCATCGTCAGCGCCGACGTCGGGCCGAACCCGTTCAGCATATATGTGTCGGCGGCGGGCAGCGCATACATCGGCGTCCTTGAGTCGTTCTCGGTCGCGGGGACGTCGCCGGCTGGGGCGACTTTCCCGACCACGTACACGACACGGGCGCAGATCTCGGCGTACATCGTCTACGCGATCTCTGGTTCATCGGCTGGGAACCATCAACTCGGTCCGACGGCGATCCTGATAACTGACGATATGGGCATCGCGTGGCTGGCGAGATGGGTCGACGGTTCGTTCGTCGGGCAGGACGTCGCGCCGTTCGTGGACGCCGCATTCAGAGGATCGAAAGCGTTCGCAGTCCGCAACGACATGGGAGACGCTGGGCTCGGGCAGCGCGCCCTGTTCAGCGTCGACAACGGGATGACGTGGGATTACGTGCCCGATATTGGCCAGGTGGGTGACCCGACAGCCCCCAGCGCATACGCGGCGGTGGCCTATGATTTCAAAGCGAAGACGCTCTACATCGGGACGCTCACGGGCGGGACATCGGTGTTCATGATGGATGATCCGTCGTCAGGCCGATGGGTCGACGTCACAGATAACCTCGCCGACGCCGCCGGCGACGCGACGCCGCAGGTCTCATTCCGTGGTCTCGGGATCCTGTCAGACGTCCTCTCGGTCATCGACCCCGAGGTCTCTGACGCTGCGACGGCGGTCGAATCGCTGTCGGTCGACGTGCGTGTCGCCGATGGTTTCACGGGGCTGGACTTCGCCGGGGTCGCCATGATCGCGCTCGACGCAGCGACGGCCACCGAGAGCTTCAAGATCGACATACGGACTGGGCTCACTGTGCGCCTCGTCATGTCGCGCGGCGGCCGTACGATCCTCAGGGTCTCTGGGGCGCGCGAACCGGCGGTCATAGCGAACCCAAATGGATAGGAGGAGCGCGTGAACACGGTCGCTGAACTCGTCGAGATCGGTCCATTCTTCGCGGGGAACACGGGGCCATCGCTGGATTTCATCCTGACGTGGGACACGGGCGGATACGTAGACCTGACAGAAGCGGACGTGCAGGCGTTGATCAGGCGTTGGGACCCGCGGCGCAAGGTGCCGATCGGTCCCGCGGTGACCAGCGGCCCGTGTGACATCGCGTCAGCGAAAGGCGGAGAAGTGACCTACGAATGGACCGACGGAGATCCGATCGATACCGTGCCGATCGACCCGGGATGGTACTACGTGCAGATCGAGGTGACCGACAACCGCGGAAGGCTTCAGCTCGGTCAGCGCGCGATCTTCGAGGTCCTGCCGTCGTGACGCCGGTCGCTTCGCTCTGGGGTTTCATACACTCTAGCGAGTGATCTAGGATGCTGAGGATACGCGTCGGTCCATCCGGCGTAGACCATCCAGGAGCATCTGCGTGGGCAGTCGGAAGCCAAGCGGTCTTATCAAGCTCGCTGAGAACCCTGACGACGAAGAATACTTCGACGACGATGACGGGTACGGGGACGGCGACGAGCTCGGCGACGACGGCGGAGACGCCGAAGGGGAGATGGAAGACACCGAGATGAAGGGCCGTCGGGTCGTGGGACCCCGGACCAAGCTCGCGTCTGCCGATCGCCTCGGTCGCATCGAGAACTCGGTCAGTTCGCTCGCGAAGGCGGTGAACGCGATCGCTCGCGTCCAGAAGGCCATCATCGAGAAGGACATGGACGAAGACGACGTCGACGGCCTTGACGGGTACGAGGACGACGATGACGACGATGACGACGGAGACGGTGGCGGCGGCGACGAGTCGCGGCTCGACATGAACCGAAACGTCAAGAAGGCCAAGATGAAGAAGGCCAAGACCAAGGCGTCTTCCACGGTCGCGAAGGACGACGCCGCGTCGTCGTTCGGCGAGAAGGACGACGACACGCCAGGGAACCGCCCGTTCGACCAGACCGGCGTCGGCGACGACGACACGGTCATCCAGGGCGGACCGGGCGCGGGCCCGGGCCCGATCAGCAAGTCGCGCGAGGCTTACGTGACGCGAAACGAGATGCGCTCGATGATCAGGAACGCGGTGCGCGAGTCGCTCGGCGCTGCCGGACTGACGGCCATCCACAAGGCCGACGGCCCCATGATCGACGGACCCTCGTCCAAGATCGACAAGTCCGCAGAGCCGGTCGACCTGAGCGACCTGTTCGTCCAGATGAAGGATCGCTCCTTCAAGCAGATCAACTCCATCCGCGAGGAGATCGGGGATCTGCCGCGCGGCTGGTCGATGCAGTAGGCACGGGCCAAAGACACCGAGGCAGGAGAAGGCACGACTCAATGACAACGAAGCTTCCGCTTTCCACGATCAGCAAGTCCGCGATGAGCGGCACCGGCGTCTACCAGCCGAGGAGCATCCTCGACTGGCTGCAGCGGATGCCGGGCGGCGGGCCCGCTGCGGACCTCAACTACGGGTACTTCGGGCCGCAGAGCTCGATCATCCGCAAGGACATCACCACGGCCGGCGACACGTTCGTCGGCACAGACTTCTTCACGAACACCTTCGGGGCGAAGGTGTGGGACTCGCTCAACAGCCAGACCCGCCTGTTCAACCTGATCAGGAAGGTGGCATGGGGGAACACCACCGGCTACCGTATTCGGTCTGGCCGCAACACGTCGACGCAGCCGGTCTCTGAGACCGCGGCGCTGCCGACGATCGACAAGCCCGACCTCCAGACGATCTTCGTGCAGCCCGGGTTCATCGTCACCTCGCTCGGCGTGAGCGCGCTGGCGCAGTTCCTTGGCACCCTCGAAGGCGGCATCGGAGACGCGCTCGCCGTCGCCCAGGAATCGGCGATGATCGACCACGTCAAGCGCATCAACCAGATGCTCACGGCGTCGAACAACCAGCGCGTCGTCGCCGGCGCTTCTGGCAACAGCAACGTGACCGTCGTCGACGCGACGTGGGCGTCGGTCGGAGACGTCTTCCGCGAAGCCGGACAGTCGCAGGACATCGTCTGCACGGTCGGCGGCCTCGCGCTCACTCTCCAGTTCGACCAGACGACGACGACCGACAGGATCCTGTACACCAGGTCCCGCGCCGGCATCTACTCGGTCGACGACGTCGTCCAGCAGACGGGGCTCCACATCAACGGTTCGACGTTCTCGGGCGCCGAGGCCGGCGGGTACGGCAACCTCGTCGTCGCCGACCGCGACCCGCTTGCGTGGAACGCGGGCAACGTGTTTGAGTCGGGAGACGCGTCGCTTCGGCACCTCTCGACGGGCATGATCGACCAGGCGATCGACACGGTCCGCCGCAACGGCGGCGAGCCAGACCTGATCGCCACGGGGATCGAGCAGCTCACGCGGCTCGGGACGATCCTGCAGGCCAACCAGCACTTCATCGGCGAAGGCACATTCCAGGTGAAGCAGGGCGGCGAGGGCACGCTCCTCGGTTACCCGACGGGCTTCCAGGTCGCCACGTACAAGGGCATCCCCTGCTGGCACGACTTCGACATCGCCACCAGCTACCAGCAGGCGGCAACGGGCGACGCCAAGCGCGGCGCCAACGCCTACGTCCTCGACACCCGATTCATCGAGATGCCGGTGCTCTTCACGACCCAGTACCTCGAGAGCCGCGACTACCTGCAGAACAATATGCTAGGCGTGAAGGGAATTTTCCTCACGGCCCTACAGACAAGGTGTTACGATTTTCGCAAGCAGTCGAAAATCTCCGATTTGAGTGACGGAATCAATCTCACGTAGCAATACGCGAACAACAGTCACCCTTAGAGGGCGCCAGAAACGGCGCCCTCTTCCGTTGTATGATGGCATTGATGACGCGCGAGGACGGTCGGTTCGAGAAGGGCCACAAGGCCGGTCCTGGTTGGAAGAGGAATGTCGGTCATGGATGGACTGACGAGGATCGCGCCAAGCGAAAGAATCCAGGTGGACGCGGATTTAAGCACACGCCCGAAGCGAAGGCGAAGATCTCCCGGGCGTCGCGCGAACGAGCCCAGGATCCGGAGTACAGAGAGCGCCACGGCGTCGCACTGAAGAAGGCGTGGGAGACGCGCGATCGGACAGTCTCCGAGGAGACGCGCCAGAAGCTGCGGGCCAGCCGGCTCGGCAAGATCCCGGCCAACAAGAGGGGCCGTGAGGCGGAATGCGCCAGGTCAGGATGTACTAATATCATCTGGATATCGCCGTCGCGCGAGGGCACGAAGCGACACTGTTCGACGCCTTGCGCTCTCTCGGATCGCGCCCCTGAGATTGTGTCGAGCACGATCGGCAAGATGCACGCTGCCCTCCAGGACGGTCGGCTGATCAGCGACCCAGAGCTGCGCCTGGGAGCGTTCCTCCTCGTCTGCGGGTTCGACGTCCACGGGCAGCGCGAGGTCGGCGCGTATCGCGCGGACTGGCTTGACGACGAGAACGGCCTCGATTGGGAATGCGACGAGCCGTACTGGCATTCGCGGCCTGAGGTGATGAAGAGGGCCGCGAACCGCTCATACGCCTTCCGTCGCGCGGGCTACGCTCGGATCGGACTCGAGCCGTCAGAGATCCCCTCGTGGGACGACATAAGTGATATTGCCACCTTCTCATCCGGCATGATGCTCTGCGCTGATGAAGGCGAGACCGTCTGCGACTGCTCGCCACGCTCTCGGCTCTCGCGTGATAAAATACGAGCATGAAGAGATTGTTGAGAGCGGCGCTCGCCGTCCTGCTGATCTACACCGTCGCGCACGAGGTCATCGCGCCCGCGTCGGGCGGCGAGTACCCGAAGCGCATCTACACGGGCGAGCTGCCGCCGGCGGTCTCGGAGCTGAGGGCCGGAGCGGGGGCGCCCGATGCGAGAGCTCGATAGCGCTCTTCCCGCGTGCGCCCATCGGTGGACGATCGACGAGCCCAAGGGGCCCACGTCTCGCGGCGTCTGTCGCGCGTGCGGGGCGTCGCGCGACTTCCGCAACTGGGGCGACGACCCCGATTGGTCCGATCACAAGCCGAAGCGTCGCGGGGCTCGGGTCCCTCGCTGAACCGTCCTCGGGTTTCTCTCTGATCGGTCACGGCGTATCTATTCAATAGCCTGGACTTGCTGAAAAGCTCACGTCCGCAGAGAGCAGGCCATGAAGCGACCGCTCGTCGCCCTCGCGATCTTCGCCGTTGCCGCGGCCGCGCTGTGGTTCTTCATCGAGAGCACTGGTCGCGCTTTCGGCTACGGAGTGGGGCGATGAACGAACCAACCGCCCTCTGGGAGCGCTTGCCGTGGCATCCCGACTGCCCCATCACGCAGCCGTTCGGGGGCGACCACCTCGGCGTGGACGCTGGTCCGCGATACGGCGTGCCTGAAGACGAAGAACTCATCTACGCTCCCTACCCGTGCAAGGTGAAGCTCCACGTACCCGGCGACGGGTACGGCAACGGCACCTTTGGAAACCATGTTGTTCTGGACGGCGGCGACGACTTCCCGACGACGCTCGCGCATCTCAAGCGTTTCCTCGTCGCTGACGGCTACGAGGCCAAGACGGGCGATCCACTTGGTGTCATGGGCTACACCGGGCTCACTCGCCCTGCGGGCCCTGGAGGCCGCCATACGCATGCCCAGCGCGACGCCGCTGGGAACCTCACTCGCGACATCGCCATCTGTCGCGATCCACTTTTGTACTTGGAGGATGACTTGCTGACCGCGAACATGAAGGCGATGCTGACGCTCGCTACGGGCAATTTCGACAAAGCGAAGGATGTTTACAACGTCCTCGTGCAGAAGGCCGTCATCGACGAGATGGCGCTCACCGGCGGCCACTTGGACCCAGCCTCCGATGACCTGAACAGCGTCCTGACCCGCTGGCGAGTGTTAGAGAATGTTGCCTACACGAACGCCGACGCGGCGGTGGCGGCCCTGTCGTCGTGAAGGCTCTGGGAGAGTTGGCGTCCACGCTGGTGCGCCCGCTCGTGACGCTGCTCTTGGTGGGCGCGCAGGTGGTGCTGGGCGTCGCGTGGGCGCACGGGTGGGAGAACGCCGCAGCCGCATTCGCGGGTCTCGGCACGTTCACGATGTTCGTGCTCGTCTTTTATTTCAAAGAGAGGTCCGATCAGCGCAACGCCGATCGCCTCGCGCGACCGCTCACCAACAGCACCGCGCCACCAGACGGCTGAGCAGGACTCCTTCTGGCGTCTCCGAGCGTCGGGAGGCGACGATTCACGCGGCGCGGGTAAGATTGAATAATAGAGGCACTTCGCTGCGGCGACACAAGAAGAGGGGGGACACACCATGGACCTCGGTACGTCGACCGTACGCAGCCTGAACGACGTCGTCCAGGCGTTCGACCCCACGATGGTGTTCTGGCTCGGCGCCATGCTGGCGCTCGAATTCGTTACGGGCGTCGCCATCGCGTTCAAGGACAACGCGTTCGATTGGGACAAGGTGTTCGACATCGCCAAGAAGAACGTGTGGATGATGGTCGGCTGGGGAGCCGCCTTCGTCTACAGCCGACAGGCCGGCAACGCCGTCTATTACCTGGCGCTCGCGTGGGCGTCGGCGGGGACGGCGCAGAACGTCATCGCGCTGGTCGGGGTGAACGCCAACGGGATCGTCGGACAGCTGCTCACCAGGGGTCCGGGAGACGCGAGCGCGCCGAAGGCCTGATCCGGACCGCGCCGACGACAGAGAGAGGGGTCGCGTCAGCGCCTCCTTCTCTTCTTGCCCGTGAGAGAGGTAAGATCTCGAGCAGTCGAGTTCTCAAGGGGGTCCGCGTTGACGCAGGTCCAGACGACCGTGAAACCGAGCGTGCACATCGTCGGCTACACCGCGATCGATCGCGACGGGATGGACGCCTACCTCGAAGAATTGGGGACGTCTTGGCGCCCGCCCATCGGGGCGACCGATCAGGAAGCGCTCGTGGAATTCTACGGTCGCCTGTGCTATCGGAGCTTTGAAGTTGGCCTCAACCCGAACGTGACGCGCATCAGGGAAGACCACGCGGCCTACATGCGGAACGTCCTGGAGAGCCGACACGGGTCGGTGTTCGAGGCCGTGACCGTGAACTTCGTCCTCTCTGACGTGAGCCGAGTGTTCACGCACGAGCTCGTCAGGCACAGGGTCGGGACCCACTTCTCGCAGGAATCGATGCGGTACGTCAGGTACACAGACGAGATGCCGCACTGGGATCCGTCGTGCGTCTCGGAAGACGAATGGGCGAGCGATTTCTTCGCCGACAAGTGGGAACAGATGGCGTCCTGGCAGAAGGAGCTCGCGGACCACTACGGGATCGACGACATGAAGGCCTTCCAGAAGAAGAAGGAGCTCACGTCTGCGTTCAGGCGGCTGATCGGCAACGGAGTCGCGACGACGATCGGGTTCAGCGCCAACTTTCGCGCGTTGCGGCACATCGTGGAACTGCGCACAGCGCCGGGCGTCGAGGAGGAGTTCGCGCTCGTCGCGGGTATGATCGCAGACGCGTGCCTGAGCCGGTGGCCGGTGACGTTCGGCGACTTTTGCCGCGTGGACGTGGACGGACGCGAAGGCTTGCCGGCCTACGTCCCCGCCTGGAGCAAGGTATGAGCCGAGCGCGACGCCTCGCCGACGAGGCCATCGAGAAATACGCGATCATGAGCGGCGATTTCGCTCTGTCGAGCGGCGCCAGATCCGACACGTACGTCGACTGTCGGGCGGCGATGCTGAAGGATCAGGCTGCGTTCAGTCTCTACTTATGGGAAGAGCTCAATCGCTATCGCAACGCGGCCCCCGTCGCGACCGGCACCAGCGGAGCCCTCATGCTCGGGCTGATCGGTTGGGGTTACCTCTGGAACCCAAAGGGACACGGCGTCGAGTGGAGCCCACGGCCGGCGAAGGGCACGTCGGTCGTGCTATTCGATGACGTCGTCACGACCCACGGGACGCTGGACAGGCTGCGCGCAGCGTGTGAGGCCGCGGGACTCGTGGTCGCGGGAGAGGTGGTCCTCTACGACCGGAGGGAGAAGGCGAGCGGTGTCGATCGACGTCCCTGACGGGTACATCACCCCGCCCGAGATATCGCGCTTCCTTCGCGTTCACTACGAGACCGTCAGGCTCTGGATGACGAACGGATCGCTCGACACGATCAGGCACGGTCGCTTTCACGTGGTCTCGATAGTCTCGGCCGTGCGCGTCGCGCGCGAGCGCGACGCCCCGCAGTCGGTGATCGACGAGATGCTCGGAGCATCGCGATCGAACCGCGCTCCGCACCTCGGAGACGGCAATCGGGCGAGGGCTACGCCGCCGAAGACGACGTACAAGCCGACCGAGTGGATCGCCGCGTCCGCCAAGAACGCTGGCAAGCGATGCATCAGATGCAGTGGCGCCCTGGTGCGCGGACAGTGCATAGCCTGCGGCTGGGATCCTTCGCCAGACTGACCGTGGGTTTCTCGAGACAGCGACGCGCGTGTATGGTCTGGCCATCGCAACAGGAGCCAGACGATGCCAGGCAGCGTAGAGTTCAGTCAGATCAACGGCCAGGTGCCGATCGAAGTATTCGGCGTCGACGATCCCGCCATCGCTCAGGCCTATTTCTACGTGACGCGGGGCGGCTTCAGAGACGGCCTGGCGTTCAATTTCGCTCGTCTCTTCACCCAGCCCAGCATCGTCTGGGTCGACACCGTCAACGGCGCCGACGGGCGCAACGGAGCGAGCCCCGAGCAGGCCGTGGCAACGATGGCGGCCGCGTTCGCCCTCGCGTCCACGAACGGATTCATCTACGTCACGGGCGACGTCCGCGAACACGTCACGGCTCCGTTGGGAGTCTACGGGGTGAAGATCGTCGGGATCACGGGCGGGCGCGCGCGCCACGATCACGGCGTGCGATGGCGCCCGGCCGCGGTGGCGGGCGACGCGCCGCTCCTCACCCTGCGCGAGCAGGGCTGGGAAGTGCACAATGTCCTGTTCGTGCCGCAGAACACGCACAGCGCGATCCGCTGTTGGAGGGCCGAAGACGCGGTCCATCCCGACAGTTCCCACTTCATCGTCGCGAACTGCAAGTTCATCGGTCCGAACGACATCGGCGGCGCGCAGGGAATCGGCGTCGAGGACTGGGGCGGCAACCACCATTACCTCATCCAAGACTGCGAATTCAACGACCTCGAGTTCGCCATCGTCGCGCCCGCCGGCTCTCCTGGGATCGCGGCCCCGCTGCGCGACACCATCCAGCGGTGTTATTTCGAGAGCAACAAGCACGACATCTGTATGGACATGAGCAAGGGTCGCGTCCTCGACAACACCTTCCGGACCGCGTACCACGTGACCGCCCATCCGAACACCATCAACTTGGCGTACACCAGCGACGTCACCGGCCGTAACCTCGTGAAGGGGAACTCGCTCGCCGACATCGCGACCGACGTGACGATCGCGCACGGATACAAGCCGTCGACGGGCGACACCTGGCGAAACCAGGTCACGAACACGGCGGCAGACATCGTGGCCGTGCCGATATAGGCGTGAGCCGGGACAGGCGTTCATGTCGCGCCACGAGCACGGCACAGGAGCAGTCGCGTGGCCGAGAACGTGAACCAGGTCATCTACCTGGAGACGGCCAGCTCCGAGAGAGAGACGTCGCGACGACTGCTTGGCGCGAAGTTCGCCCTGTACGAGACGGCCCCCATGCCGGTCGGGCTCGGGACCAACACGATCGTCAACACGGTCCGCGTCCCCAAGAGCGGGTTTGAACAGTTCCACGTCTATCTGCGCGTCGCCGCCGCGGCCAACACCGTGGCAGACACGCTCGATCTGTACGTAGACTGCTCGATAGATGGAGTCTTCTGGTTCAATTTCATCCACTTCAACCAGCTGAAGGGCAACATGGCGATCCCGCTCAAGAACCTCGCTATATCGCAGGCCGGATCTGGGAGCTACGCCAACGTCAGCGGCACCCAGGCAGCCGGGCTGCCGCCGGCGAATTGGTTCGGTGACACGATCAGGCTGCGAGCCACGCTCGTGAACAACAGCGGCCTCGCTAATTTCTCGTTCGGCGTATACGTGAGCATCCACTGATGAAGACGAACCTCGATCAAGTGATCTATGGAGAAGACGACCAGACCTCCAGAGAATCTCTCCTGGTGCTCATCGGGCGAGAGTTCAGCCTGTACAAGACTGCTCCCATGCCAGCTGGCCTCGGTACCGACACCATCATCGGCAGTCCCATCAGGCTCCCGTTGGGCGGATGGCAGCAGCTGCACGCATACCTGATCGTCACGGCGGCGGCGGCAGCGGCCGGCGATAAGCTCGACCTCTACATAGATTCGTCCATGGATGACGGGGCGTCGTGGTTCAACGTCATCCACTTCGCCCAGATCATCGGCACCGCTAGCGTCCCGTACCAGGCGCTCGCGGCCACGAACGTGACGGCCGCGACCTACGCCAACGTGACGAATGACATATCGGCCGGGGCGACTCCCGGCGCGTGGTCAGGAGATCACCTGCGACTGCGGGCCACGCTCGTCAACGCGGGCGGAGCGATGTTCACCTTCGGTGTGTACGGAGAGGTGCACGGTTGAGAGGTTTCTCGTCAGGAGACGACCGATTAGTTTTGCTATCACGGGAGTCCCATCGCCCGGCCGCTCCGGCGGCGAAAGATACAATGGCGTAGGAGTTTTCAATTGACTGTCACGAGAAACAGGATCAGGCTTGAGCTGGGCAAGGGCATCGAAGCCCTCAGGCACGAGGAGTGCCAGATCCTCGACGGCCTGAACGCCAAGACCCAGGTCGCGATCATCGGGCCGTTTGAGACCGACATCGACGTCAAGGAGGTCGAGGTCACGGCGGGCATCGTCCCGGCGTCGTCCACGAACACCATTGACCTGTTCAACGGCACGGTCTCGGCGAACAAGCCGATCATCACTCAGTTCGATCCCGACACGCTCACGGCGCAGGTCCCGCTCGCGGCGACACTCACCCCGGCGAACGTCCGCGTCAAGGCGGGCACTCCGATCTCGGTGCGCTACGTCAGCGGCGGGGACAACTCAAGCGCGCCCGCTTCGGTGCGCGTGCGCGTCGGCTACGACATCCCGATCGACGGCTACTCTAACGCCAAGGTCACCACGTACGGAGGCTACACCGACGGTCAGTAGTCGCTGACCGTCGGGAAGCGCGAGAACCGCCGATCGACGGTCGCGATGCCCGCCGCGATCGAACCTGAATCGCCGTCAAGGCACGGTGGCGAGTTGCGTCCTCAGCGGAGACGCGATGGCTCATCGGTCGTCGCTTACCATCGGGAGGATCGCCTGATTCACATACCAGCATCGCGCCTCATAATCGCTTGACGCAACGCGCACAAGGGTACAGGTGAAGGGAAAGCAATCCGACTCGGTGTAGCAGTGCAGCGGGTTCGTCGGCGAGCCGGGGGAATCAGCATGCGCTACGCTCACGCCGCTGATCGCGACTACCGCGAGGACTGTCAGCAGAAGAAAGCGCTTCACGCCGCCGCGTAGTACATGAGGTCGGCGCATGGCATGACCAGCGTCGGCGCGCCGGGCGTCGTCGCCATCGTGGGGCAGGTTGCGCCGTTGGCCGCGATCGTCGCGGCGTCGGCGTCGCTCAGCGCCTCCGTGCCCGTCACGATCCAGTTGAAGGCGGAGTCCACCCAGAAGTTCGCTGCGAGCGACGAACTCAGGTAGCCCATGTCGAATAGCGTTGCGTCGAGATTCGGCAGGTAGTTGTTTGCGGCCACGGCGAAAGCTGCCCCGTTGATGGAGAACTTCAGCTGCGTCGCCGTCCACGCGTAGATGAGTATCTGGGGGGTGCCCTTCGTGAATGTCCCCGCCACGTCCAGCGCCTTGTCATTCAGGCCGCCGATCTTCCTGTCCATGTGCCACGTCTGCGTTGGGTGGTAGTAGGTCAGGTGGTTCGAATCGTCGCTCGGTGTCGCGACCATCGACTCGTCGAAGAACCAGTGGTAGTTCTGCCCGGTGGGCGCGACGTTCGACGACCAACCGGGCGTCCAGCGGAAGGCGATCCAGCCCTGCGTGGCGTTCATGCCGCTGTCTGCCGTGGACAGCTGCAGCGTCCCCTGTACACGCGATGCCGGCGCTCCGTCTGTCGCGATGAGGGGCGTGGCGATGGCGTTGTACTCTACCTGAAAGCCACTGATATCGTAGGTCGCGGCGGTGGCGTCGGCTTTTTTCTGGATGCCGAACAGGGGCGATTCAGCGGTGGCAGATGTGTAGGTCACGGTCACCCGCTGTCGTGCGGTCGTCTTGGCGAGGTCGACGCGCCCGTAGTACACCGTGTCCGCCGGGTTGCGGATGATGAGTTCGATGTCCGCCACCGCTTCGGCGCGCGTGATGTACCCGGATAAGGTGACGATTGTGGAAGCGCCCGTCACGGCGGCGGCGATCTTGGTCGCGCCGAAGCTGGCGGCGTTGTTCACGATGCGCGCGCCCCAACCACCAAACTCAAGTGGCATCGCCGTCCGCGTCATGGAGAACGCGTTGGACGCCCATCCGGTGGTGTTCGTGCGGAACCCGCTGTTCGGGAGGTAATTCGTCGCCCCCTGCCACACGCCAATGCCGCCGGGAGCCGCCGCACCGTCACCTTCCAGGTTCAGGTTGCGGGCGACGCTCGGCCCCTGCGACCAGTCGGTCATCAGTCCGCCAGAAAAGACGGCGCTGTGATACTTGCCGACGGGAAGCCGCGTGGCGGCCATGGCGCGGGTCGCGGCAGCGGTGCGAGCCATTAGAGCCAGTACACCCCGACGCCCATCGTCGCCCCGCCCGTGATGACGGTGATCCCGATGGTCGCGATGGCGTCCACTTCGATGACGATCGGCGCATCATTCTTGAATGTGGCGGGCAACGTGATCGTCGGGATGAGCTTCGTCCCCGCCCCAGAAGCGTGATCGTAGACGTCCACCACAGCATTCGCTATAGGGGTCGAGATGACAATCCTGCCGAGGATGCCGGAAGCGTTCTTCACGACCGTCGTGGTCTGCGTCGCGATCTGCGTGGAGTTGTAGGCGGGCATGGTCCGCATCCGCCCGTAGGTCTGGTCCTCGCCCGCGATCAGCGTCGCCAGGCTGACCGAGAGGAAATGCGACGTGGAATTCCACACGTCCGCAAAGATCTTCACCAGACCTCGCAGCTTCCCAGAGATCGTGCCGGTGGTGTCCGTGGAGACCGCCGCGTCTGTGGTGGCTCCGAGGACGATGTTGCCGCCGTCGGCGGTGGTCGAACCGGTCTGGAACCAAGCGGCGCCGTCCCAGAGGAAGAGTTTATTCGTGTTGCTTTCGCGGAATGACGAGCCGACTTTGTTCGGTCCGAGCGAGGGCTTCGCGTCTGTTGACAGCCCTATGTAGTGATCGGCTCGATATTCGACATTGGGGATGGCGAGAGTAACGGCCATGCGCGCGGCCCTCCGTATGAGATCGTATCTTCGGGCGCCGCGCCGCTGAAACCTCCGTGGGTTTTTGATCGTCCCCCGGTAGGCGTAGGATCGTGGCATGCGAAGAGCCGACGCGATCATGCTCTGGCATGCCGGAGCGATGTCCGACGTGACTGATGCGCTCGGCGATGCAACGAGTCCGATCACGTTCGCGGCCGGCGATGCGCTCTACGTCGCCCATGGAGAGTGGCTCTCTGGCCTCTATGTCCAGGTCGATCTGGCGCCCGCTGGTATACCGACAGTCGCCGCCGAGATGTGGGACGCCGCGACGGCGACGTGGAAGAGTCTCCCCGTTCAGGAGAAGATCGACCAGGTGCAGGTCGGACACGTCCTCCACCCGAGGGCGTACGATTTCACCACTCCGGGCGTGATCTACTGGGGCACGTCGCAGTGGCTGTGGGTGCTCAAGGTCGCGGGTGGAGGTTTTCCAGAGAACGCGGTCACGCCCGTCGACGGGATCCCGTATTACTGGGTCAGGCTGCGCAATGTCGGGACCGTTGACGTGCAGGTCGCGCGCGTGCTGCCCAACCTGTACAACACGTACGCGACGCACCAGGACGTGGCCCATTTCCTCGGACTGAGGGAAGAATTCACGGACGTCCGCGCTCCGCTGCAGATGGCCATCAGGAGGCGCATCAGGCAGGCAGAAGACTGGGTCGAGAACTACACGCGCAAGTCCTGGCGACTGCGCGCCGCGTACAACGAGCGCTACGTCTTCAACCCGTTTGGGGTGAGGCTCAAGAACTATCCGGTGTGGTACGTCACCCACCTCGGCGTCTGGGCGGGCAGCTCGTTCGCCGACATGCGCGAGGGCCGCAACCAGGATTTCTGGGTGTCGAACGACACCGGCATGGTCTATTTCACGCGCATCCTCTACGGGCGCGGGCTCCCGTGGAGCTCGGTGGCGACGCGCTACCTCAGGGCGCCCGACGCGCTCCAGGTGGACTACATCTATGGGTTCGACTTCGACATGGATCGCCGGCGCGACGTCGTGAGCGATATCGTTATCAAGCGCGTCGCCGCGCAGATCGTCGACTCGCAGGACTGGGTCGCCGTCCTGACGAACAACCCCGACACGGTCCCCAAGGCTGAGAAGGCGCGCGCTTGGAAAGAAGAAGCCGAGGCGCAGGCAGCAGAGATCCGCAGCCTGCTGGTGGTCTGACGTGGCGGACGTAGACGGCAACCCCGACGCCCAGATCAGGGACAGATCGTTCCCGATAAAGACCACGTCGCTCGTCCAGGCGGGGAATGAGCCCGTCCCAGACGAGATGTTCAGGGACCTCCTCGACCGCGAATGGATCGAGACAGAAGCGGCGAAGCGACCAAAGGTGCTCGTCAAGGACGACGCTCTCCAGTGGGACCTGCGCTTGTCAGACCTGGTCATGATCGAGGTGGAGAACTACCAGGAGCAGCCCATCGGGCACCGGCACGAGTTCGTCGACCTTGAGGTGCCGCTCGCGATCACGATCCGCTCGGCCGTGTCGCGCCAGCGCGTGTGGAACGTCATGGCCGAGTGTCGGCGGATCACGTATCGCTGGATGCTCGCGTTCCAGCCCTACCAGGTCCTCTATTTCGACGGCTTCCAGCCGGACTACGTCGGCGCGAACCAGTGGCAGGGCGTGATGCGCGTCCGCCTGACGGCCGGGACGATCCCCGCCATCGGTCGCTTCATCACGGGCGAGGAGGACCCGGCGTCGTCGCCCGGCATGTTCCCGGACGGCGTCCCGCGGCCGTGACCTCGGAACAGATCGCTTTCGGCGCGGTCGAGTCAGACGCGCTCGCCGCAGATCTTGACGCGGCGTTCGACCTGGCGTCGTTCGAGCGCATCGCGCGGGGATCGTCAGCTTTCGGCGTCGCGGTCCAGTCTTGCCGTCCAGAGGGGCTCAAGCACCGGATATTCACGTTGGCGCGGGATCGCGGTGAACGCGGGGCCGAGCACCCACACGACGCGGCGATCGCAGTCTACCTGCTCGCGCTCGAGGGCCTGGACCGCGCAGGGTGTCGGGCCGCGGCGCGCTACGCGCTCGGGCGCGTCGGGCTCGGGTGGTGGGCGCCGCGCGTGGCGGGACGGATCGTCGAGAGCCTCGGAGCCCAGGTTTCTCGGTAGGCCGTCCTTCGACTAGGATCGACTCGGGATCGAGCGATCGACGCTCGCCCGCGGGTGTCTGTAGTGGCTGGACCCCTTATCAGGACCGAGAACTGTCTCGTCGGCTGGATCGAGGAACCGGTGTTCCGGGGGACCGGGACAGAGATCCCAGACAAGCGGTTTGGCCTCCACGAGACCGTGAGCGCTCCCGACCCGACGATGGACTGGTACCCGTTCTACGGCGTGGGATCGAGCCGGAACCGACAGACGATCCTGCGCGGCAAGTGGATGCTCAACGGCTCGATCCCCGACATCCGCCTGCGGTCGTCAGACCCCATCGGCAAACTCCTGGCGATGGGTTTTGGCCGATTCGACGGGACGAACGTGCTCGAGGGACTGAAGGACAACGGGAACGGCACCTCCGATGAGCGCATCCCGTCGTTCACGATGCAGATCGCGATGCGCGATACAGACGGCGCTTACCCGCTCATACGCAACTGGGAGGGGGGCAAGATCAACCGCCTGACGCTCTCTGCCGCCGAGGGCGAGGAGCTCAGGCTGAACCTCGACGAGATGCTGTTCGCGAACATGGCGCACAACATCGAGGGAGTCTCGAAGTCTGGGTCTCCGCACCTGATGAACGACCCCGGAGCCGGGGCCGGGGGTCGATACGTGTTCGCGGGCGCAGAGATGAAAGTCTTTGGCGTGACGATCCTCAGGATCAGGCGCTTCGCGCTGACGCTCGACAACCAGATCGAACCGAGGTACTACCTCGCGAAGGTAGACCCGAACGGCGCGATGACGCAGGTCCCGACGGAGTTCGTCGAGGGGAAGCGCAAGTACGTGCTCACGATCGACATGGACGTGGCGGACCCGTCGACAGACCTGACGCTCTTCAAGTTCTTCATGAACGAGGGCGCTCAGGGCGGTGGCATCGGGGGCACGAGCGGCCCGACAATCGGCGGGCAAGTGATCGCAAAGTTCAACCAGACGCCGGGCGAGGGCGGTGGCAGCATCACGATCACGTGTGGTGGACTGTCTCCGAGCCCGGTTCAGCCCGCCGGAGTCGTGACGGCCGGTAAGATCAACGTGCCGGCCCCTCCGACTGGGTTCTTTCCGAGCACCTGGCAGCTGGACGTCGACAGCACCCACATCACGATCATATAGGAGTCCAGATGACGACACCCACCCAGAAGCGTCAGGCGCCGGGCGCCCGCCGGCCGTCGGTGACGCTGCCCAGGCCGAAGGCGTCGGCGCAGGAGATCGCGGCCCTGCTGCTCACGGAGTCGTCCGCCGAAGACGAGCTGACGATCCGCATCGACGACGAGCACGAGTTCACGGTCGTCTACCGCCCCCTCAGCTGGCTCGCGAAGAGCCGCTGCGTCTCGGCGGCGACCAAGTACGAGATGTCGACCGACTCGAACGCGCAGGAGGTCAACGCGAGCTTCCGGCTCGACGTCTACTACAAGATGGCGCTCAAGGAGATGATCGTCAGATCGCCCGTCCCGCTCACGGACGTGATGATCGATCGCCTGCCCTCGCGCGTCGGAGAACAGTTCAACGCGATCATCCCAAACCCGTTCACGGACTCGGCGATGGTGGAGACGCTGGGAAAAGATACAGGGAGCTCCTCCACGGAGTGAGGCAACCCCAGTTGGAGGATGTGGACCTTATGCGCGGAAAGATCGAGACGCGTCTGGTGAGGGCCGGCATCCCGTGGGAGACCCTTGAGCGAGTTCCCGAAGGTAAGGTCCTGTCTTGGTACGCGATCATCGTCGCGGACGATCAGATGGCCGAAGAGCGGCAGGCCGACGCGGTGAGGCAGGTGCGGTCGCAGTGACATGACGATGGCGCGATCTGCCTCCAACGAGTACGTCTTCACGATGCGGCTCGATGCCTCCGATTTCAGGCGGCTGTTCTCCGCCAGCGGCGGCGGCGGCGGTCCCTCAGGCCCCGGCGCGGCCAAGGGCGCGGGACCCGGTGGGACGCCGCAGAAGCAGGGCGGCGGCCTGTCTGGTCCCGGGCTCCTCGCAGTCCTCGGGATCGGCAAGGGCGTCATGGGCCTCGTGCAGAACTCGAACGTCGCGAACGCGTACTTGGGCGCGATGGGCAAGATGTTCGGTGCGGCGATCGACCTCCTGCTGATCCCGTTCATCCCGCTCTTCAACCTGATCATGGTGGGCCTGAGTATGCTCATCCGGTGGCTCGTCACTTCGGGCGCGCTCGAGTACATAGGCAAGGTCATGGACCGCGCCGTCGGGTACCTCATCGACATAGCGAAATGGGTGTCCCAGTTCATGGGTGCTCTCCACGACATGGATTTCACGAAAGCCGGCGGGATGATCGTCACGGGCATATGGAGCGCGCTCAAGGCGCTCGTGCACGACCCGCTCGGGGTGATCGTCGCGACTCTACTCGCGATGAAGGCCGTGCAGATCGCCGCGAGCGTCGTCGGTGGCATCTTGAACTTCGCGACGTTCGGAACGGCCGGCATGGCCGGGACGGCCCTGCTCGCTAAGCTGGGGATCGGCAGGGCCGCAGCGACCGCAGCCGAAGTAGCCGCGCCGGCGGCCGCCGGGACCGCCGGCGGAGCCGGCCTATTGGCGACGCTTGGCCCCATCTTGGTGTCTCTCGGCACGGGACTGATAGCGCAGAAGGGCACCCAATGGGCCCTCGACAAGACCGGAGTCGCCAAGCCGGGCAGCATGACCGGCGACGTGCTCAGCTACGCCGCCGGTGGAGCGGCCGCGGGAGCCACCTTGGGGCTGTTTGGGGGTCCCTTCGCTCCGTTAACGGTCACGGGCGGCGCGATCGCCGGGGGACTGATCGGCGGCGGCGTCGGGTTTCTCAAGCACCAGCTTTCTGGAGGCGGCGGCCAACAGCAGGGCGCTCAGGGCGGCGGGAACAACGTCCAGAACTCGTACAACACGATCTACCTCAGCCAGCAGAACTATTTCAATAACCAGGACGCGCAGCAGGCCTCGCAGCGGATGGCAGACGACCTGGCGAAGCGCCTGGGGTTCACGCTCAGCCGATCGGCGGGGGCGACGCCCGTCGGCTCCAGCATCCAGGCGCGCCCGTGGCTGCCCGGTTCATCGGGCGGCGGTGGCGGTGGTGGAGGCAGCTGGTGAGCGATCTCCTGGCAGTCGTGCTTGAGGTGCTCAACTCTGACAATGCCGTGGACGCGCACCACCGGTTCAGGCTGCCCGTCTCTGGGATCACCAAGGAGATCACGCGCAATCCCGTCGTCTTCCCGCTGCCCGTGACCAGGATCGATAACGACTTGAGCCTCAACAACCGGCCTGTCGCGTGGGCCCTTGACTTCGGCATGATGAGCGAGAATATCATCCTGACGGGCACGCTCCGAGACAACATCTCGGAGATGAACGTGGGCGAGATCACGAACGAAAATCCGCCCGTGTGCAACCTCTCTGAGCTCAGCGAGATCGTGCGCACCCACTGGGCGAACCTCACGCCCAGCCTGAGCGACATGGTCGACAACATATTCATCAGGTCGAAGGGCGGGGCCAGGCTCGTCGTCGACGAGGGGCAGGGCCAGGCGCCCACACCGCAGTGCTACCAGGGCGTCATCACGACGTTCCGCGCCACGCGCCAGGGCGGAAACCTCTATTGGGACTACACGTTCGGGCTCACGGTCACGGTCTGGCCGATCGGGATGCGCAAGCTCTAAGTCAGAAGGTTGAAGATGGCCCAAGGCGATCTGGTCGTCCAAGTGGGCGACGCGCAGACTAACACCGAGTGGCTGACGCTGCACGGGATGATCTCGTGCAAGGTCGTGCGCGGCAGCCACGCTGCCCCGGGGACGTTCGACTTGAGGGTGACCGTCCAGGACGAAGACTCGGCGGTCGACTTTAGGCCGGCGTCGGTGACCGTCGCTAACCGATACGTCGCGTTCGATCCCGGAGAGGACGACGCGACCTTCCACGCGATGTCCGAGGACGGGACGAGCGACTACGCCGTCACGCGATCCGATCCCTCTGTAGTCGTCAAGATCGACCCCCGAGATCCGATGTCGCGCCTCGGTTCGCTCACGCTCGATCCGGGCGAGTCGATGGCCGAAGCGGTCGCGATTGACGGGGTGGGCGTCTATGGATACGTCGCGGTCCCGCTCGTCGTCCCGGCGATCGGACCCAGGATCGTCAAGTTCCGCTGTTCGGACATGACGCGCGTCGCCGAGGCGTTCATCCCGCAGGGGACGCGGGTCACGTTCATGGTGGCTTCAGAGGCCGGCGACCACCTCTACGCGGCGAGTGACGCGGGCGTCTTCCATCTTGATTCGTCGGGCGCCGGGCTCTCGTTCCTCGGTGGCTGGGTGGCCGACATCGGCTCGTTCCCGGTGGCGATGCGCGGCTTCGAGGATTTCTTGGTGGTCGCGTGCGCGCAGCCGACGATCCGGACCGGGTTCGCCCGTTTTGGAGTCTTCGGACGATTGCGCGTGGTCAAGCTCCAGCTCGGCGGCGGAGCGCTCGCTTCTCCGACCGAGGTGAGCTCGACAGAGATGGACGTTTCTGACGATTCGCCGCACTCGATCGACATATCGCCCGCCGGGCACGCGTACGTGCTCTGCCAGCCGCGCGACGGCGCGTCCGCCGCGCGCGTGGTGGTCGTCGATATCGCCGCGACCGCGCCGACGCGCCTGTCGCATATCGACCTCCCCGTGGGTGGATACGGCGAAGCGTATTCGCTCGACTACGCTCCTGAGGACGGCTACCTCTACGTTCTCTTCGGCTCGCCGATCACGGTCATGCGGCTCGACGTCTCACAGGACACGCCGCGTCGGATCGGCGACTCGAGGTCCATGCTGTGGATCGACGGGCGCGGCCTGCAGGTTCGTGACGGGTCCGCTTACGTGTCGACGGGATCGAGCCCGGCCGCTCTCGTGAAGCTCGACCTGTCTGGGATATCAGACGTGATCACCCAGAGCGCGGCGCGAGCCAGGTTCTACCCGTTCCTCAACGTGCGCGTCCTCGAGAACAACGGCGAAGTCGACATCACGGATCCCAATTGCCGGCAGTATTTCATCGGGCGCATCGACACCGCCAGCATCGTCGAGGACACGCGCTACGGACGCGTATGGCAGATCAGCTGCCGCGACAGGCTCGCGTGCCTGTCTGACAACTTCATCGGTCTGGGCGCGTGGTTCCACATCCCCCAGGGCCGCGGGTTGCGGTCGGGCATCATAGAGGGCTCGGTCTACGTCCCCAAGTACACGGGCAACTGGTCGAATGACCCCTCGGGAGTCACCGGCGAGCGCCGCCAATCGATCGTCTCAGACCTGGCCCTAAACATCATCGCGAGCGACGATCTTGGGCTCACGTCTGTCGATTTCTCGAACGCTCCAAACAGCAGGCGGATCGAAAAAGACTGGTCTGGGACGAATGACTCCGAGATCTTGGCGGCGATCCGCGAGATCGCCGCGCACGATCCCTGGTTCGATCCAGAAGCAGATGGGGCGCCATCGCTCTCGCTGCCCGATCCAGGAGATCGCGAAGGCGGAAGCGTCGACGCGCAGTTCTTGCAGCAGAACGGCTTTCCGCCGGGGAGCGGGTTCGGCGGAGAGTTCCAGATCATTTGCAACACTGCGGACGACGACGGCAAGCACGCCGAGTATTTCAGGCGGGGCTTCCTCAAGTCTAACGGAGCCCCCGAGGGTTTGGGTCGCGGCGGGTTCAACTATGTTTTGTCATACGGAGCGCCTCAGGGGGTCGGCGTCGCAGACCTGAGCGTCGTGCGGTTCATCACCGCGTATCGGTTCGACAAGCAGGGCCTTGACTTGTTCTCGCGGGTCAACGTCCAGGGTCGCGGCGAGGCGACGAGCGGTGTCCAGGGTTCTGTCGGACAGACGCTCTTGTCGCCGGGAACAGATCAGACGACCGTCCCTCTCCCCGAGATGGAGCAGTCGTGGTTGCCCGAGAGCGGTTGGTTCAAAGTGAGGCGTACGATCCCCGTCGGGTCGGCCGGGATCGTCGGCGAACCCGAGCAGTCCGGACAGGCAGACGGCAACGACGCGACGAACGCGCGCGAAGCCACCGACGTGGCGTACGGCAGCTTCGCATCGCTCGGCACGGGGAAAGGCGGCGCACACGTCGGCATGAACCGCGGCACGATTGCCGTCGCCGGGCTTCCAAACGGAGCGCCAGGACAGGTGCTCAGGCCGGGCACGGCGATCGACGTCTACATCCCCCAGGTCGGGGTCGTCGACACAGACAACCCGTTCAGCCAGGGACAGGAGTTCGTCATCGAGAGCTGGACGCTGATATGGCCAGACAACACGACCACGTTCGAGATCGGACGCATCGGGTTCAGCGACGTGGGAGCGCGGCTCATCGACCTCGTCACAAAGACTCAGACGAACTCCGGCAAGATGAACAGCCGGTACGACACGGGTTGGTTCTTCGCTCCTTCCGACGGCAAGGTCGAGGTCACTCACGGTCTCGGGGTGAAGCCCAAGATCGTCGGCATAATTGTGGCACTTTGGGACGGGGGGTTCTCGCCAGACGGGTCTCCGCGCCCCGTGTCGGCCACGGTGGTGCACGTGTCTGGGATGGCGTTTGATTTTCAGAGCGGGCAGTACTCGGGAGCCAATATCAGCAAGTCAGACCGCCAGTCGGTCGCGTTCCAGCTCGCTCCGTGGATCGCCTATTCCGACGGAGCCGGCCAATACCTGAGGCTCGGCGACACCGTGAAGCAGCCGATCATACGGGTGATCGCGCAGCCGTAGGTTTTAGTCCATGCCGCGGCTCGGGTAGTATATAGACACATGCCCGCAACGAATACGAACATCATGGTGCCTGCGCAGGCCGATCAGCTTACAGATTTCGACCTCAGCTATCTGATCCATCATCGGCTCGGCTTAGAAGGCGTCCCATTGCCGTATGCGACGCGTCTCGACCTGTTGCTCGGGCACGAGATGCGCTCCGAGCTCGAGATACGCGGGGTGTACGAGATCCAAGTTGGCTGGGAAGTGATCGGTTACTTCGCGACGGTCTACGCACACGTGGGCACGAGAGCCGGCGACATCGCGGGAAGCGCGATCGGTCGCGCGACTCCAGAGAGAGCGGCGGCCGAAGCGATCGCTCAGGCGACGCGTCGGCTCGCGGAGAGGAGCGGCGATGCCGCATCCAAGTGAGCATTCGGGCGAGTCTGTCCCGTGTCCAAGCTGCATCGGAGGGACGTTCACGACCGCCGCGCTCGTGCGGCACGACGACGGCGTGTGCAGGCTCGAAGAGATCGAGTGTCGAGTCTGCGACAACGGGGTCGTCTCGCGTGAGCGTCTCGATCGCATCCTGACGGGCAAGAAGCTCAGGCGTGGAAGGCTCGCGGCTCGTCGCTCGCTGAGCGAAGAAGCGACACGACTGGGCGTGACGATACCCCAACTGTCGGCTGCCGAGCGCAGCAAGTCGACGCTACCGGTGCCAGAGGGCGCTAGAGCCACGGAGTGACGCGTGCAGACGTTCGGTTGGAGGATATCATTACCAGACCAGGAGATGCGTAGGCGAGCGATCGCCGAGCTCCCCAGGCTCTGCTGCGAACGTCTCAACCTATGTGCGTCAGTGGGCTGTGGGTGCGTCGCGGGCGGAAGGACAAACGTGTGCTTCGCAGAACAGACGGGCGCGCGACTGGCGACCGTGCACATGGACGGGCCAGAGTGGGTCATACGCGTGAGCGAGTACCCTGAGGCCGTCGCGGTCACGATCGCTCTCGATCGCCCGGCGGTCGGAAGAGAGGTCGAAGAGCTCTATAGAGCGATCTCGCAGATCTGCCCGGGGCGCGCGATCCACGCGACGTCGGTGACGCTCTGATGGCGATCGACCGGCGCAGGCTGTTGATCGAGATGCACGGCGCTGGGATCGCGACTCCCGAGCGCCTGCGCGCGGTCCGCGCGATGGCCGACGCACAGATCCCCAGAGAGGTCATGTCGTGGAGCGCTCCTCCGCCCGTCAGGGAAGCCGCCGGCATCCCCGCCATATCGAAGAAGGCCGGGTCTATGAACCAGCGCGACGTGCACCGCCTCGCGCAGCAGCACCTCGCGCTCATCGGGAGAGACGCGATGCCGATCGTCAGGTTGCCGTGGTACTCGGGGTGGGGCGCGGCGGCCTCTTCTGACTGGGAATCGCTTCTGGGCGTGGACGCCGAGTCGTGGGCCGTGACCGTCTACGGGCCGAAGGCGGCCAGGATCATCTACAGGCGCACAGACCCGGCGTGGGGGTCGCTCTCTGACATCGTCATAGCGACGGGACAGGTCCCGATCGGCCCGATGGGAGACTCGTTCGCCATCGCCGACGCTCGAGAGTAGGCGGCCGTGTCGATCACCAACCCCGACATCCTGGTGCCGTACGGGATCAGCGGAGGGCTCGGCCAGTTCCCCGCGGCGCAGGTGCCGATCTCGCGGAACGGCGGATCGTTCGTCGCCGACGGCGAGGTCCTGATCGCCCAGTTCCAATGGGACAGCGCGGTCGCCAACGCCGACAGCCTCGCGGCCCCTCCCGGCTGGACCAAGCTGGACTCGAGCATCAGTGGGGTCCACCAGACGGCGGTCTTCACGCACGTCGCTTCGGGCGAGCCGAACCCGGTGTACACGTTCGTCTGGCCCGTGCCCATCGCGTGGAACGCGGCCGAGATCTACCGCTTTCGAGGCGCGACGGGGATCGGGGCGGTCGCGGCGATCGACGGCCTCACGGCTCAGAGCGTGAACCTCCCGACGCCGAACAGCGCCGTCCTCTGTCTCTACACGGCGTCGAGCACCGTCGGCGACCAGGTCATCGTTCTTCCATCTGGACTGACGGCGATCGTCGGCATCTTCCACACGTCACAGTCCACATACAACATCCGCGCGGCGGGCATCGCGCAGCGTGCCCAGATCGGGCCGACGCCGATGTTCACGGCGCAGGTGGGGTTCGTTGTGCACCCTCCGCTCGCCGCGTCGCGGGCCGTCACGATCGCGCTGGTCGCGCCCGTCCCGCAGATCGTCTGTCCGTCTGTCGACACGCCCGTCGTCACGTACGGGAGCTTCACGCGGACGGGACCGAACAACCCGGCGTGGGCGCTGACGTTCCACTGCGTCGACACGAGCCTGTCCGCCACGCTGGGCGTTCAGCTCAGAACACAACCGAATCGCAGCGGGACGCTCGTTGCGAGCGGAACGGTGTCGCTGTCGAACGGCGTGGCGACCGGCCTGCTCAGCGTCGCGTACAACGCGCCCGGCGTGGTGAACGGCTTCAACAACCTGTTCCTCACGGTGAACAACTCTCAGTGCGTCTCGCCCGACCTGCTCCTGGCAGTGCGCAGAGACGACTTCCTCTTCCCCGTCAACCAAGCGATCCAGGCAGCCGTCGGACCGGCCGGGCCGGCGAAGCACTACGCGCTCTTTGCGACGCTCGCCGACGACCTGTCATTCGATCAGCTCGAGCTCTACTGGCGGCTGCGGACGGGGCCGAATGGGAGCGGCGTCCTCGTCCTCGACGGCCACGCGACGTCGGGCGCCCCGTTCTCTACAGACGTGTACGACCCGGGGCTCGTCCAGGGCGCGAACGCGCGCTACCTGCGGCTGCGCGACGGGGCGAACAACATCGTCGAGCGAGCGATCACTGTCACAGCAGACCTGACGACGGCGTCGCCGCCGTCGGTCTCGGGACTGGGGCTCACGCGACAGCCGTGTGGCCCGTACATGTCGTCGTACGCCACTCCGTGGGGGCTCTCGTTCTTCACGTCGAACCCAAACGGCGGGACGCTTTCGGCGTCGGTCGTCGACCAGTTCGGCGACACGGTCTGGACGGGCGTCGTCGCAGCGAACTCTACGACGCTCGCGCAGATCCCGTTCATCCAACGCGACGCGGGCATCGTCACGTCTGTCTCGTATACCATCACCGTCACGAACGCGGCCGGGCTCAGCGGCTCGGCGGGGTTCTCTATCCCGTTCGACGACGACACCGTGAACCTCAGCGGGCAGGCAGTGGGCTGCGACCAGTTCGGCACGTGGACGGTCGGCGGGCTGTTCGCATCTCCCCTGCCAAACGGGCGCGTCGGGGACCTCGCCGCGTGGTCGGCGTGGACGGGATCGAGAGTGGACTCTCACGGCCGCACCGTCGGCGCGGGGACGAGGCTCGCGCAGGGTTCTGTCGTGGCGGGACAGGTCAGCGCGATCGCAGTCCACGATTCGACCATCCCCGTCGGGACGACGACGCGCTTCCTCGAGATCGACAGCGCGGGCTGCGTCCCGATCACGTACGCGCTCGCGATCTCGCGGCCGTCTGTCGAGTTCATCGTGCTCTCGTACAGTCAGACTCCACAGGTCACGTACGAGCAGCACGTGCCGTATCCGGCGACGCGCCTCGGGCCCAACTCCGAGACGGCGGACCTCTGGGCGACGGTCAACATGGACCTGGCGCACCGCATCGTCTGGGAGGTGTGGACGGGCCCGGGGAGGACTGGTTCACAGGTCAACCGCGGGGCATTCGGAGCCGGGACCTACGCCGCGCCCGTGTCCGTGGGGCCGAGCGTCGTCGGCAACCCGTACCCGGTGAACGACTTCAACGCGGCGACGGGTTTCACGGTTCCCGAAGGGACGAACGTCTTCTACCTCGTCGTGTTCGACTTCGACTCCGGCTTCGTCTCGAATTCGTTGCCGTTCGTGGTGTTCGACGACAAGGTCGCGGCCCCGATCGGCTCGAGCGCGAGCGTGCGCCAGAGTCCCGTGTCGGAGGCGACGCTCGACTATGACATGGACATCGTCCTCACGGACGACCTGTCGACTGTTCTGCTCGAGCTCCACTGGGAGGTGCGCGACGGCGCAGGCGGGACGGGACACCGCATCGCCTTCGGAGACACGACATCTGGCCTGCCGTTCGTCCTCAGCGTCTTCGGAGATCGGACGTTCCTCCAGCCGGGCGTGAACACGCGCTACCTGCGCTGGTACGACGGCGCGCTCAACCCCGCCGAGCTCGTGTTCTACGTCAGCAGGCAGCTGCCCGATCTCGCGCCGACCGTCATCTCGGCCGCTGTGTCCTACGCGTGCGGCGACCGCTGTGGCCCGCGCTCGACACCGTTCGCGATCGACGTCGCAGCGTCAGATCCCGAAGGGGGACCGGTCGTGGCAGAGGTGCGCACGAGCATCAACGGCGGGGGGACGCTCGTTGCGAGCGGCGCGCCGGGGAGCCTCAGCGTCCCATGGGACCAGTTTGGGATGCACGACGGCGACAACGTGCTCTATGTGACGGCCCTCGATCCCGCCGGCAATCGCTCGACAGATGCGTTCGTGGTCGTGAGCAGAGACCCGACCACGGTGCCGAATTGGTACGACGTCAAAGTCTCGGACGTGGTCGCGGGGGCCTACACGGTCACGATGGCCCTCATCGACGATTTCTCTGTCCTCCCATTCGAACTGACGTGGTCGTGGGAGGTGCCCGACGGCGGCCAGGTGCTCCAATCGGGGACAGAGACCAACGGGAATTTCTTCTCGTTCGGCGTGTCCGACCCGACGCTCGGTTCTGGCTTGAACGATCGCTTGCTGCGGATGACTGACGGCGCGTGCAACGAAGCGACTGCGCTGATCTCCGTCCAAGGCGCGCCGCCGGCGCCGATCCAGGTCCCGCCGAGACCGTGCTCGCTGTCGATCATCCACGATGGAATCGGGGCTGCCGTCGACGACTGGAGCGGGCTCACGCGCGACCAGACGGGCGGGCTCGAGCAGCCGATTATCACCCTCTGCGACCGCGTGCCATCGGGGAAATACGCGATCGTCCGCAGGAACCGCTCGCTCGCCGACGTCGCCGCGTCGCTGAAGGGCCGCGGGCTGCGCGGCGCGTTCTTCAGGCTGTCGCCGCCGGACTTTCCCAATTCGTCCGTCCCGTTCGTCGATCCGCGATCGTCGGTGCCGGGAGACCCCGACTGGGCCGCGTGGCAGCGCGTCCTCAGGCTCGACCAGCTCGTCGGGGACCCGGGACCGGGCCAACTCGCCGGGCCGCAGACGCTGCGCGCCGAGAGGCTGGTGGTCGGGGGGTTCTTCGAGCTCGGACAGACGGCCTACGACAACCCCGCCGCGGCCGCGTACGGGATCGCCGGACTGCGCAACGAGCTCAACCTCGACGCGGTGATCGTGGACGCCACCGACCCATCGTGGGCGGGACCGCGATCGGGAGAGAAGCTGCTCGCTCTCTGCTCAGTCGCCCAGACGTCGTTCGTCCGCTCTCCGTCAGCTCCAGACGCCCCCTACACGCTGTCGACCCACTGTCCGCTGTTCGTCTGCCTGCCCGCAAGCCAGGACGGGTACGGGTCGCTGCTCTCGGCAGACGGCGTGATCGAAGCGTTCGCCAACGGCTTCACCGGGCCCAAGGTGCTCGGCATGGCGCGCGTCGAGGCGGGCCGCGCGTTCGACGCCGCAGCGTCCAGACAGTGGGCCCGCCCGTGGTCGCGCGAGGGCAAGGGGATCGGCCAAGTCGAGCTGCTCGTCGACGTCCGATCGCGCGGCGACCCGACGGCTGCGGTGAACGCTTTCGCCGCGCCGCAGGCCGTCTCGTTCTCAGGTCTGCCCGGAGTGTGGGACATGCGCAGCGGGCTCATCGTGTACGACGACCTGGACGCCGTCGACGCGGACGGCTGCCCCGGGACGGATCCCACGGGCTATTGGGGATACGACGGGCTCCACCCGCACCACGGGACGCTCGTGCCGGTCGTCCACTCAGACCCCCCGCCGCAGGCCGCGATCGGCAGGGACTACGGGGTGGGCGGAACGAGCTCGTGCTCGGATCCCTACTCGGCGACGCTCGACTCGATCAGCATGAATGAGGCGCTCCAGAGGGCCGCAGCGGCGGGCTTCAGCGGCCAGGATCAAGTCACCACGATCGCCGCCATCGCGATCGCCGAGAGCGGGCTGAGGACCCTCGCCACGAACGCCAACACAGACGGATCGGTCGACCGCGGGATCCTGCAGATCAACTCGATCCACGACGGCGAGGGGTGCGGTTCAGACTGCGGTTTCGGCCTCGTGGATATCCTCGATCCCTGGCGCTTCGGGCTCGCGCTCTTCAAGCGTCGCGGAGACTTCAGCGACTGGGTCACGTACAACAATGGGCTCCACCTCCCGTTCATGGCGCTCGCTCTGGCGTGTTTCACGGGCCAGTCGATCCAGTCCGCGCCGCTGCCTGGCTCGGCGGGCGGGGCGAACCGGAGCCTCAAGGTCTCGTTCGAGTCCTGGCGAGCGCCATTCGACAGGCCGACCGCGTTCCGCGCCGACGACCCAGCGTGCCCCGACACGCGTGAGATCGCGGGATCGTGGATCACGCTCAACGGCGCGCCGATCGCGGCGACGCCGCACTCGGCCGGGCTGCTGACGGGAGCGCTCTACGTGGGTGGCCGCCCGCAGAGCGGAGACGTCGGCTTCCATCCCCTGTTGATCACAGCGACATCGTCGCAGGCTGACGACCACCTGTCTACGTCGGTCAGCCTGGGCGCCACGGTGTTCGATCCGGGCGAGTACGTGAAGACAGTCGCCCAGACCGAGTCCGCCGTCGCGAGGGCTTCGTGGCTCCACCCCCCACTGCACGACCCGGCCGCGGCCGGGCGTTTGCCTGACTACTGGATCAGCGCGGCCGACTACTGCGCGTCGACGTCTCCGTTCAAGCACATCAGCGCGCGGCAGGTCGCGGGCGCGCGGTCGTTCGCGCCCAGCGGGACGCTCGTCGGGTGCCCGTGCGCGGCGGGGTTCCCGCTCACGTCGGACTGCTCGTGGCACGTCGCGCACGAGGGGATCCAGGCCGTGGACATCGGGGTCCCCAGCGGCTCGGCCCTGTTCTCGGCGTGCGACGGCCGCATCGCGTTCCGCGGGTTCGACCCCAGGTACGACCCGTCGTGCACTGCCACCCTGTTCGGCCAGACCGTCGGCTGCGGTTACGGCTACACGGTGGAGGTGGACTGCGGCGGGGGGAAGACCCTGAGGTACGGGCACATGAGCCCCGGTTCTGTGTTCGAGGGTCCGTCGGTCGGCGACCCGGTGGCCGCCGGACAGCGCCTCGGGACAAGCGACGACACCGGCTACTCGAGCGGCCCGCACCTGCACTTCGAGGTCAGACAAGATGGGCTGACGCTCTGCCCGCTAGCGTTCCTGCCAGACGGGTGTCTCGGGTGAGCCGCGGTATAATATAAGCAGACCAAAGCGAGGGCGAACATGGCGACGCGAGAGACCAAGTGGACGGAGGCGATGGACGGCAGCCCGGCGTCTGTCGACCTGCACGAGGCCGTCACGTCGAACCCGCGCATCGACGGCCACGACTACGAATGGACGGCCGTCCCCCCGCACGGCCCGAACGGGTGGGGGAACATCGTCTGGCAGCACGGGCCGATCTTGGAAGTCGGGCGCAACGGCGTCCTGCTCGAGGAGCTGCTCGAGTTCGTCGTGATCCCGCGCCTCAAGGGGCTCAACCGCGAGCGCATCCCCGCGCCTCAGGGCCAGATCTCAGACGGTCTAGACGGCCAGATCGCGAACCCATTCCGCTGCGAAGAATCGACGCACGCGATCGCGCGCTTCGAGGAAGGCCTCAACTGGCTCAAGCGGCGGACCGAATTGCGTCGGCGACAGGGCGTCGAGGGCACGTTCTGGGCGCACGCGAGCTCGTGAAGTTCAGGGCGAAACCCGTCGAGGTCGAAGCGATGCTGTTCGACGGCCCGACTTCGGCGAAGTCTATCGTCGAGTGGGCGAAGCCGAACGCCTGGCTCGGGTACAGCGATCGGCTCTACATATCCAGGGACGGGGATCCAGAGCATGTCCTGCTTGGCTTCTGGGTCGTCCGCGACGCGGACGGAGATCTCCATCTGTGCTCTCCAGACAAGTTTGAGTCAGAATACGAGGCGGCCGGATGAGCCCGCAAGAACAGAAGTTTCGCGCCTGGCTGCGTGAAGAACTGGCCGCGGGACGCGTCCCGACGCCGACGAGCTGTCTCGCTTTTCTCGGGCGCAACCCACGCGCGCTACGGGTCGGAGGTCCGAGCCTCAACGGCGCGTTCAGCGCTGCTCGACGCGACGAATTCGCGGCCGCGGGACTCAAGAAAGACCCCCGCTCGGGCAGGTGGTATCTGCCGTGAGCTTCACGACTCCGCTCGAGGAGTTCGTCGCTCATTCTAACCGCATCGAGCGCGAGCCCGATCGGCCGGGACACCCGCTGTTCGACGACCACCTCGCCGTCGCGCGCAGGGTCCAGGCGTGGGCGCTCTCCGCCACGCGACCGGTCGCCATGTCTCCCCTAGCGATCCATCGCGCGCTCCTCAAGTCGCAGCCCGCGAAGTTCCCCGGCGAGCTGCGCCAGTGCCGTGTGGAGGTCAACGGGCTCGAAAAGATGCCGCCCGCAGAAGTGCGCCCCCGCTTCGCGCGGCTGATCGGCGACGCGCAGTTCTACGTGTTCATCCATCGCACCAAGAACAAACGGCTGACAGAAGAGCGTATCTGGGCGTTCCATCACGAATTAGAATGGATCCACCCGTTCGTCGACGGGAATGGGAGGACCGGTCGCCTGTGGATGAACGCCATCCGCCTCTCTGTAGGTTTCCCATGGCTGACGGTCGAGTACGGCGACCGTTTCGCTTACTATCGGGCGATCCAAGACTGGGAGCACGAGAAGAGGGTATGAATCGCACTTCGCTGCTCTTCTGGTTCCCACTGATCAGAGATCTGGGCGTCCCCGTGCCGCGCACTGAGTGGGCGCTGATCGACCCGCCGACGGACGCCGAGTCGCTGATGTACCCTGAGAGCGGCGTCGACGAGAACGCTCCGCCACTGCTCTTCGACTGGGCGGGGCAGATCGAGGCGGCCGTGGACCGGCTTGGCTCTGGCTACCCCATCTTCATGCGCACGGACCTGATGTCGGGCAAGCACCTGTACTGGGATACGTGCTACGTGGGGTCTGCGAGCGACCTGATGGCGCACGCTCTCGCTCTGATGGAAGACCAGGCGGTGCACATCATGTTCCCCAGATCCGATGAGAATGTGAGCGCGGTCGTGGTCAGAGAGTTGCTGCCCCTCGCCGCCGAGTTCGCGGCGTTCAGGGGGCTCCCGATCGCGCCCGAGCGCCGCTATTTCGTCGGCGACGGTCGAGTGACATGCCACCACCCTTACTGAATAGACGCTGACAACATCAAGAACGGGCTCGAATGGGGAACAGCCGTGCCCGATTGGGAGGCGCTCCTGGCGTCCGTGAACGAAGAATCGCCCGACGAGATAGCGCTCCTCACCGACTACGCGACCCGCGTCGCGCAGGCTTTGTCGGGCGCGTGGTCCGTGGATTTCGCGAAGACGGTTGACGGCGCTTGGCACCTGATCGACATGGCCGAAGCGGGCGTATCATGGCACCCGGAGCACGGCGATGTCGTATGACGCGAAGATGCCCACTCAGCGCGGGGCGCACGTCGATCGCGTCAGGCCCAGAGCGCCTCGGCGCGTCCAGCTCGGCTGCATCAGTTGCGGCGCGGGGCCGTTCCACTCTGAGGACGAGCGGCGGGCGCACGTCGACGAAGTCCACCTGTCGTGCAAGCCGTGCGGTTTCCTCGCGCCAGACGAGTACGGTCACCGGGCCCACATGACGTCGCGCCGGCACGAGGAGACGATCGCGTACGGTGCTCCGCGGGCGACGGTGAGCGCGCCGCGACCGGCAGAAAGCTCACGCCGAGTGGAGCCGCCGTTGGCGGGGTCTCTCCTCGACCCGTCGCGCATCGCGCACCCACCGCGCTTCGCGTACCCGTGCACTCAGCCGGGATGCGAACACCCGCCGTTCGCGAGCAGGCAAGCCATGAACAAACACCGCGCAAGAGTGCACGGCGCCGAACTGGTCCAAGAGCGTCCGTTCGCAGGCGCTCAGTCGGCTGAAGAGCCGATCGCCGCGCGCGATGAAGAGAACGCCGCCGACGGCGGTGAGGGACTCGAAGGCGCAGCAGCAGCAGACGCGCTCTCGCAGACCATGGCCGATCGGCCGCGGCACACGACGGGCCGCTGCGCCGAGTGCGACGACAGGGAGGAAGCGATGGCGCTGATCCACGGGATAGCCGACGCGGTCAACGCGCTCGAGGAGCGCGTCGTCAAGCTCGAGATCGTCGCTGCCGACTGGCGCACGACGGAGCATCGCGACAGCTATATCCAGGCGCTGATCGACAGGCTCGCGAATAAGCGCGGCGTGGTCATCGACTCAGAAGAGTCGAAGCTCATGGACAGGATCGAACGAATCCTGTTCGCGGAGGTTGAACTGACGTGATGAGACCGGCCAAGCTCACGGACGCAGAGAAGGCGATCGCGACCGCGCTGTTGCGCGGGATGAGCCGGCAGGCGATCGCCGATTCCCGGTACGCGAGCGTGAAGACCGTCGACGCTCAGGTCGCGAACCTCTACAAGAGGATCGGGATCGACATGCGCTTGGGCATCGGGGCGATCAGGTCCACGCTCATCGACCTGATCGCATACGCCATCGCGTTCGACTCATCGCTCATCGACCCAGAGGGGACGCTCGGCATGGCGCTCCGCTTGCGCGACGCCGCCGCGCCGTCGGGAAAGACCGTGAAGATCGTCGCGCACGGCGGCGAGATCATCGAGCGACGCGTGGTGGCGGTCGCCGACAACACGGTGGTCGTGTGCACCGACGACGAGTTCCGCGACGCGGCGACCGAGGGACGCGATCCGATCACGGTGGGCTTTCCCGTATCGGACATAGTGGTCGATCCGCGGAGGGCCGACGCGAGATGAGCGCCGCGGCAGACCCCCTCAACGGCAACCTCGGGCGGGTCATCCTTGGCGACAATATGGAGATCCTCGCCGCGCTCCCCGATGAGTGCATCGATCTCGTCTACATCGACCCGCCCTTCAACACCGGCAAGCGCCAGGAACTTCGGCGCATCGAAGTCGTCCGCGATGCGGAGGGCGACCGCACCGGGTTCCAGGGGCAGCGCTACCGGACGCTCCAGACAACCAACCACGGCTACCTCGATGTCTTCGACGACTACCTCGCCTTCCTCGAACCGCGCCTCGTCGAAATCCGCCGCGTCCTCAAGCCGACGGGCTCGCTCTACTTCCACATCGACTACCGCGAAGTGCACTACTGCAAGGTGCTGCTGGATGCGATCTTCGGGCGCGAGTGTTTCCTCAACGAACTGATCTGGGCGTACGACTACGGCGCCCGGACGACGAAGAAGTGGCCGCCGAAGCACGACAACATCCTCGTCTACGTGAAAGACCCCGCCGCCTACTACTTCTCAACGGAGGAGATGGAGCGCATCCCCTACATGGCCCCCGGCCTCGTCGGCCCGGAAAAGGCAGCCCGCGGCAAGCTCCCGACCGATACCTGGTGGCACACCATCGTCCCTACGAACGGCAAGGAGCGCACTGGCTACCCCAACCAGAAGCCGCTCGGCATCCTCCGGCGCATCGTCCAGGCGTCCTGTCCTCCCGGTGGCATCGTTGCCGATTTCTTCGCCGGCAGTGGCACGACCGGGGCCTCGGCGCTTGAATCGCAGCGCCGGTTCCTGCTCGTGGACAGCAACCCAGAGGCGTTCGAGGTGATGCAGCGCCGCTTCTGCGGCGATCAATCTGGCTGGGGTCGCTCGCGCCACGTTTCATTCGAAAGGGATGCATGAAATGACCAAGCTTACGCCTCGCCAGAGGCAGATCGCTCGCGCTATGATCGAGGGCCTCTCTACCGCGGAGATCGCGGTCGCGCGCGGCGTGGCCGTGGGGACCGTGGAGTGGCACGTGAAACAGACGCTCCGCGCGATCGGGCTGGAAGAGGCCGCGTCTCGCCAACACGGCTACAGGGCGAACCTCATGGCGCTGTGCGCGTACGCGATCACCCACGACGCGGAGCTGATCCCGGCCGAGAGCGCGCTGGGGATCGCGCTCAGGCATTATCGGATCCGCTCAAAGACGAGCGTTTAGCCCCTGCTAGAAGCCCGATTTTCGCGACTTTTTGGGTTTCTACGGGCCGCTTTTCTGGGGTACGATCGGCGTAAGACGCGGCGCCTCTGCGGTCGACACAGACCCGCGATCGGAGTGAAAGATGGGACACATCGCGCTCTCGTCTGTCGGCTGGACTGTCGCGACGGCGTTCGGCGGAGCGCCGCGCTTCGGTCGCCCGCCCAGACCCGCGCGCCGGACAGGCGCGCGGCACGCGCTGATCGCGCTCGGCATCATCGCATCGGCGATCGCGATGGGTGGCGCGATCTACGCTCTGAGCGACGCCATCGTGCGCGCCGCGCCAGGGATCGTGGGCCCGTGATGAGAGTCGTTTGGCCGCCCGACGCCCTGCCCGTTGAGGTAGAAGAACTGCTCGCGCCCGGCGACTACGCGAAGCAGCCAAAGGGTGGCTTCTGGATGGTGCGCGCGCCTTCGGGGGAACTCGGCACCCTCACGCCTGAGTTGCACACCGTCATCGAGCATGAGGACGGGACGATCACGGTCGAACCGTCGTTGGACTACAAACGACACTGGTTTACGGGCGACGCGTTTTCGATGCTGCGGTTCGAGCGGTACGGGGATGGCTATCACGGCTGGCTTCGCGGCGGGAACTGGGTGGCGGCATGAAGACCGTCGAACAGCGCGGCGACTCTGATTGCCTGATTGCGTGCCTCGCTTCGATCCTCGAGATCGATTACGAAGACGTGTCGCAGGAGATCGCAGACGAGGATCGACAGAACGACGCGACGGTGCGTTTCCTCCAAGAACGCGGCTATCTGTCATGGACGCTCACTCTGCACGGCGACGCGCAGCCGATGCTCCAGTTCGGGAACGCGCGGCCCGAATACCACATCCGCCCGACCGGGTACTGGATCGCCGGCGTCGGCAGCCCACGCATCAAAGACGGCACGCACGCCGTCGTCATGCGCGGAGAAACCGTCGCGTGGGACCCGCACCCGCTACGCGAGATGGGACACCTCGGGTTCCAGTCGGCCACGATCATCATGCTCGGAGACAGACACGCGGCGGAGATCGTGGGCCCGCGATGAGGGGCGCGCGGCTGTCGGTCGTCGACGGGAAGCTCGCGATGCCGAGCGCGCCCGGCGAGTACTGCGGCCCGGTGATGGGCTACTCTGGAGACCGGCCGGCGGTGTTCTTCGTGGCGCCGAACGCTGGCGTCGGAGACGTAGCGCACGTATGCTCTCCGCCCCACGGCTTCGCGGAAGAAGCCGACGGGACGCTGACGATCTACGGGTCGATCCTCAACGCCGACAACGGCGCAGCGCCCGAGTACCACGGCTACCTCACGCACGGAGAGTGGGTGCCGGCGTGACCGACGCGGCGTCTCTGCTGGACGGGGCGATGGCGTTGAGCGACGCCCTGAAGCGCCGCGCTCAGGAGAGAGACGCCGCGCGTCGAGACGTGGAACTAGCGCTGGCGCTCTCTTGCTCGCTGCTCCGCAAGGCCTGGAGGTCGTACGATCCCGGCCGGTTCCAGACGCCGAGGGGCGCCAGGACGCGCGTCGGCCCGCGCGGGGGCCGGTACTACTGGGCCGGCCGCGACGAGAGCGTGCGCTCGTTCGAGGCGGAGTTCCAGCGCGTGGCCGGCACGACATGGAAGGAGGCGACGTCGAAATTGCCGCCGGAGTCCCTGGAACGGGTCAGAGAGGCCGCCAGGACAGTGATGCGGTACGCGCACATCAACGAGCTCAGCGACGGGGCCGTCGCGGCCTTTGCCAGGAGGCTGTCGACCGCCTTCGACGAGATGGACGCCGGCTCGGGGTACGCGGCCACCAGGCGCAGCCGGGACGCCAACGAAGCGCTGACCGACGCCACGGAGGCGCTGTCGCAGTCGCTGCGCGGTTCGCGCGCGGACCGGGTGGTGGCGATCGACCGGGCGATGCACGCGATGCACGACAACGGGTCCCTGGCGGCGATGGTGCTCGGCGTCGGCGGCCGCTTCAACCGCGAGGGCGACGTGGTGTCGCTGCTCCTGTCGAGGCTGGCCGGCGAGGACCCGGGCGAGCGCGATTCCAGGCAGCGCGAGGCCAAGCGGCGGGGCATGGCGCGCGAGAGCGACTATTCGCGGCGGCCCAGCGCGCGCGGCGCCGCGAGAGACCGCGCGCGTTACCGCGAGGTGCTCGCTCACGAGATGATGCCGACCGCCGAGCGCGCCGCCCACATGCGCGCGCTGTCGCCCTACCGGCAGCGACAGGAGTCGGACTGGTACGACAGGCGACCGATGACGCTCGAAGAGGCGGAAGAGCGCGTGCGGCGGTACGACGCCGAGCGCCGATGAGAAAGCGATCGAACGCCGGGCGCGGACGTCGACGCGTTCCTGGACACTGCCGCGGCATGACGCCCGGGCCGCTCTTCAGGCGCGCGCTCGCGCGTAAAGCTTTAAGGCGCTGCCGATCGCCGCGTGCGGGAGACCGCCGCGATCCAAATATCCAACGGGGGCGGAAGACGCCAGCGAACCAGAGCACCGCGCAGACAGACTCGAAGCGCCACCCGAAGCCACGCTGGCCAACGGCGCCAGGAGCACGCGATGAGCGCACGGAGAGCACGCGGAGAGCGCACGAATAGCCACGCGAAGAGCGCGTCAAGACCCCGACAAGAGCACGCAAAGCACGCCAGGAGCACGTGAAGAGCGCATGAATAGCACGCCAGGAGCACGCCAGGAGCGCGTGGAGAGCGCATGGAGAGCGCATGGAGAGCACGTGAATAGCACGTGAAGTTGCGCAAAGCGCCCCAGTACCTCGCTCGGTGAGCCCCAAGATCTCCGCTCCCCCGCGCTCTCTGGCATTCGCGCCTGGATCCTCTCGTGCCTTGGGATCCCGGGGACCGGTATTCGCGTGGGTCGCGTGGTCCTCGGCGCTCGAACGCGTGGGGGTGGTCGCAGACTCGGGCGGGCTCTCGCCCTCGGACCCGGTGGTCCTGGCGGGGTCCGCCGGTCACGGGCGACGCCCGACGATATAGGATCCTGCATAGATCGCGGCCGCCGAGTTGAAAATTCCCGGGGTCTTCTCAGAAAGGACGCCGTTTCCATACCGTCTGCGGGATAAAAGCGGTCGGGAGCGCCCTCTGCGCGCGCTCTGTGGCCCGTCGGACCGCTCGAGAGCCGGCTTTCGCGGCCCGATCGCGATCGCGCGGCCCAGAAGCGCCCGCCCGAGGCCCAAGAGCGCCCGCCTGGCGCCTCGGCGGACCGCGCTTGGGAGCGCCCCGCGAATCTGGAACAGTTGTCAAGACAGGGGTAGCGGCTCGGGTCGGCGGCTCTTCCGCGGTAAGATGAAGTCACGGGCGATCGACGGAGAGGCGCGTGCAGAGGCCAAGGTCTAAAGAAGCGGCTCGTGCTCCGCGGCTTCAGGCCGACCGAGGCCGACTGGGCGAGGCTCGGTGAGACGGCGGCGGTCGACAGGAGGTCGAGGTCGTGGGAGCTCGAGGCGGCGGTCCGCCGCTGCCTGGACACGCGAGAGGCCTGTACACGGTGACCTGCTACCGCGAGGACGTGGACCTGTTCGAGTCCTCTGGCGCGTTCGCCGCCGCAGCGATCCTGTCTGCCTTCGATCGACTCGCGAAATAAGCAGACGCCGAGCGTTCGCCTGAGGTATGATGAGGGCGTGCCGATCATAGCGACGACCTGCAAGGGCTCCAACGACGACCCGAGCGGGACGGTGTCTTCCGAAGACGCCGCGAACGCGGTCGGGCTCATCCTCGGAGCGTGCCCCCAGTGCCGTACGCTGCAGCGCGTGTATAAGGACAGAGAGGGGCGGCTCTCGATCATGCCGCACGTCGTGCCGCAATGAGGGCCCGGCTGACCGTCGCCCTGGCGCTCGTCGTCGCTGCGCTGGCGTCGCTCGCGCTGCTCGGGTACCTCACCGAGAAGGCCTTCGGCTACGGGGTCCGGCCGTGGGAACGGTGAGGCCGGCGCTGACCGGGGTTCGCTGGTGGCTGGCGAAGAAGATCAGCCCGTACGGCGCGATCGCGGTCGGACTGACGATCAGGGACGGGACGCTGACGCTCCCCGTCGGCGCGAAGAAAGCCGTCGTCGAGGACTGCGCGTTCGTGAACACGGGCGTCCATCCGCGTGGGAGCGGCGAAAAAGCGTGAAAGACGCGAAGCGACCCGTCGCCCGCGAGAAGATCGAGCGCGGCGCGTCGGGCCAAGCGGCGAGCCGAAAGCCAGAGAAAGCCCCAAAGAGAAAGAAGAAGACGAGCCGTGGGAAATGAACGCGTGACCCCCCATCGAAGAGCGAGCGCCGTCTCGAGTCGAGGGGCCGGGAGGTTGGACGCGCCCGTCGCGCGGCGCGGCGCCCGCGGTATGATGTATCGCCGTGGCGAATGACAAGAAGGCCCGCGGACGCGGCAGGCGCACGGTGCTCCCCGGGGCCGTCGTGCTCGAGCGGTACGCGAACGGGCAGCCGTCGCTCTACCGGTTCAGGGGCGACCGGCTGACCAGGCGGCAGTACCACGTCTTGGTGAGGTCGCTGCAGGAGTCTGGGGACCTGCCCCCGCGCCGAGCCTGGGCCAAGAAGGCCTGAGAGAGGGTTTCAGGGAGCGGCGCCGCGCGCTACGATGTGCCCATGCCGTACGCCGCGCCAGAGTCGATCACCAACGCCGATGGCTCCCTGAGCCCCATCGGCCTCGAACGCCGCTTCGCGACCCTCGAACAGGTCACGGCCGTCACGTCCGAGGCCACCGTCGCCAACCAGCGCACGATGTCGCAGCTGCTCGACGGGCAGCGCGAGTTCAAGGCAGAACAGAACGAACAGACGCGCGTGATCGCGCACATCGACAAGCAGGTCTCGGACACGAACGGCTCGGTCCGCGAGCTGAAGGGGTGGAGGGTCACCGTGGACGCGTGGATGGTCGCCGTGGACGCGTGGAAGAGCGCCGATTCGTCGATGCAGGACTACGCCAGCGGCGTCTTCGCCGGGCGCGAGCAGATCTCGAAGCGCGACAAGGCGGTCATCGGGACCGTGTTCACGGGCCTGATGGTCGGCGTGAGCGTCCTCACCACGCTGCTCCCGCACGTCGCGCGCGCGATATGGGGGTAGACCGCGAGGTCTCCCTAGAAGCGGAACTCGCGCTTCTCTGACCGCAGCTCTCTCTGCAGAGCGTCGAAGGCGCGCTCGAACACCGCGTCTCTCGGGAGCTTCTCGAACAGCGGCCGCGAGGCGACGTGCGCCGCGGCGGCCCAAGCGAGCGCCTCGGCCTGCCTCCTGGTCAGCCGCACGACTACGTAGCCGTCGGCCGCCATCGGTCCACCCCCGCTTCGCACTCTTCGCACCAGCCTTCGGCGATCATGGAGCGCACGTAGCGCTCGGTGCCCTGCAGGAGCGCCGCGTGTCGCTCGCAGATCGCGGCGAAGCGGCCCCCGTCGCGGGGGTCGATCCCCTGGTCTTCCGCCCTGACGACGACGCGGATCCCGACTCCGTCTATGTGGGCGTGGACCCTGTAGCCGGCGTAGCGGCGGACGATCCCGCAGGCGGGATCGCTCGAAACACGGCAGGCCTTCATCGCGGCAGCCTTTCAGCCAGGAATTCGGACTGCTCGCGCAGCCGTTTAGCGTCGCGTGAGTGCGTGCCGTATCGCTCCCAGATGAGCCTCTCGAACTCTTCGAGGAGCGGGAGGATCTCGGTCGCCCTGGCCTTTATCTCGGCTCGGGTGGGTCCGTTCATCGCGTCACGACCAATATAGGGATATCGCTTGCGACGAGCGCTTTGGCGAGGCTGGCGAGCAGCGCCACTGCCTCCATTCCGAACCTGCGCGGCTTGCGGCCCTTGCGGATGGGGATCGGGCTCATCGCGACCTCCGTGCTGTGCTGTTGTGTATAAGGATATCACGAGAGAGCCGTGCGCGTCGGCCGCTCCGCCGTGATACGATAGACGCAGCAACATAAAAGGGTTGGTGTCTTCATCCATGGTCACAGACAGAGTCAAGCTCGCGACGTTCGCGCCCGACGACTACCGCGGGCGATACAACTACATGATCGGCTACGTCGGTCAGACGGCCGTGAACGCCGACGCGCCCACGCGCCGATCGCTCGCGCGCGTCCTGGACGCGATGGGCGAAGCCGCCGAGGTCTCTCGACTGGCGGCGCTCTTTCCGTCCGAGGCTCTCCCGTGATACGATGGCCACAACAACAACAACAACAGAACACGGAGAACCCAAGATGCCGAAAGTCTACCACATGACCAAGCAGCGGGCGCTCGAGGGCGCGATCGAATGGCTCCAGGCCGTCCTCGACGAAGGCCACCTCGACGGCGAACAGATGAAGCGAGACATCCTGTCTGACCTCGCCGCCTATCGGGCGGCCCGAGACCGGGGGTCGCGGTGATGGGAGTCGACTGCAACGCCTACCTGTACCAGTCTGCCGACGCCAGGGACGTCGCCGCGGTCCTCGCCGCCCTGGCGGGGAACACGATCAAGGAAGACGCCCACGGGAACGCCGGGGGCGAAGCCGTCATCGTGCGGCGAGCGCACATCGACGACATGCTGAGGATCGAGTTCCCGTCCCCCGCAGATCCGAAGTGTCCGACGCACGCGTGCGCGTTCTTCTTCAACGCGGACGGGCCGCGCCACGCGTTCAGGCTCGTCATGATGCGGTCGACGGCGTTCTGGATCGCCGCGGCGCGCGGGCTCGTGGACGTCTTCGGCGGGTTCGCCGACTACTCAGACAGCGACACGTCCGAGGTCGACTACGCGCGCTTCGAGGCCAAGGTCATGGCCGCCACAGACGGCGACGCGTGGCGCGAGCGCCAGGATCGCATCTTGAGCGTGAAAGCGATCGCTCCGGCCGACCTCATGCTCTGCGAGCAGTGGGCCGCGTACAAGTCAGGAGATCTCGAATGACGAGGGAAGACGTGGACGACATCAGCGTGCTCGAGGACTTCATCACGCCGCCGAGCGTCGGCGGACGGTTCGGCGCGCGCGTCGACAGGAGCCTCATGTTCCGCGCCAAGGGGGGGATCTTCCAGGTGCGCATCAGGGACGACGGGCCGATCCAGTCTTCGTACGCGCTCCTCGTGCGGTGGAGCCGCGAGCGAGAAGACTGGGTCACGCTGTCGATCCGCAAGCCGTCGGAGTGGGGCCTCTGCGCGGTCGGCGGCGCCAACGGGTCGGGCAGCGCGAAGCACGACCGCGAGTTCTACAAGCCCGCCGAGGACGACCTCATCGCGCTCGCGCTCGACTTCGAGGACTCGCTCCAGGACATCGGCCGCGCCAAGCCGGCTCTCGCGCGATAATATGGTCACAACAACAAAATAGGGAGACCAGACATGCAGTTCACCGTCAGGGCCATCGCGATCGACCCGAGCACGGGTGCGATGTACCCGCCGCGCGACGAGACGATCGACACCGAGGCGAACGCGCTCTTCAGCGGCTGCTTCAGCGAGTGGGACGTCGAAGACGCGTACGAAGCGTTCTGGAACAGGCTCGACGGGTCGTGGGAAGCCGAGTTCCCGCGCGGCAAGGAGAAAGTCAAGGTCGTCAGCGTGGCGAGGCTGTGACAGAGTGTCCCGTCTGCTGCCAGCGCTTCAACGACGCGCCCACGGGTCAGGACTACCGCTACCGCAGTTGGAAGCACAGCAAGTCAAAGCGTCACAAGCGGGCGCTCTCGCGCGATACAGTGGTCTCAACAACGAAACAGAGAGGTCCCATCATGCCACACGCCGAAGGCCGCCATTCCATCATCGACATCGAATCAGACAGCGCGTATGAGCGCGTGCTCGCCAGCGAAGCGTTCCCGGGCGGGTTCGAGGACAAGGACCCGAAGGACGTCCTCGACGCGCTGCTCGACCTGGCCTACGATTATTGCCCAGGCGCCGATTCTGTCACCTTCGACTTCCACGGCGAACTCGTAGCCGAGGGCATGGCAGTTCGGCCCGGCTACCGATTCAGCGCCGTCTTTGGGGACGGCTGCCGCGTGTCGGCCTGCAACATCCCCAAGCGCGCCATCGCGCCGCGCGACCTGGCCGCCATGGACTTGGGATAGGCGCTCTAACCGACTCTCCCGTGATACAATGATCCCAACAACAACAGCAGGGAGCAACCCACATGACAACGCTTGCAGTCCGCAACGAAGCGCAGAAGATCCTCCTCGAGCGGGAGATGCTTGGCCAGATCAGCGACGGCCAGTGGGAGAACGCCCGACCGCTCGACCACTGGGAACCGTGGTGCAACGCGACGATCATCGTCGATCCCGCGAACGTCGGCCGCGATTTCTACGCGCGCAAGGACAACTACAACCTCACCAGCAAGTACCTGCTCGACATCGTCGGAGACCGCATGCTGGAAGCCGTCCAAGCGTCCGTGTCTGGCTACGACCGCAAGCGCATGGTCGCCGACCTGCGCGACCTCAAGGCCATCTTGAAGGCGTGGAGGGCCTGACGCGTGGCGATCGCGTTCACGGTCCCGCCGTTCAGCGGGCCGCGCTACGGTGAGAACGCGTCCCGCTGTCGGGGCGATCAGTGGCCCTGCGCGATCTGCGGGAGGGCGACTGAGAACGCCTCGGCGTGGGCGACCGTCGTTGACGGAGGCGCGGCCTGGGGGGACGAGTCCTCAGACGAGGAAGCGGACGGCTTCATGGGACAGTACCCGATCGGCGCAGACTGCGCCCGGCGGTACCGCATCAGGGGGATTGAGCGCGCTCTTCCGTGATAAGATAGATCCAACAGCAGGAGCAAAAAGCGATGCAGTACGCGATCCGGATCCGCAATAGCCACACGCACAACGTCGACATAGAGGGACCCCACCTCGACCTGCCCGACTTCGCCGTGCTCGGCTGGTACGCAGGCGACGACGAGCCGCCCTCGGCCCACATGCGGGTCGGCGTGCTGGTGTTCGACGACTTGGCAGAGGCCGAGGCCGACCGCGACGCCGTGATGGCGACGTGGTTCGCCTGCACGGCCGAGGTCCGTGTCCGTCAGCGAGGACAGATCAAGGGGGTAATCGCGATGGACCACGGACGCGCTCATCGAGAAGATCAACGAGAGCGTCCGCGGGGATCCGGTCCGGCTCTCTCGTGACAAAATAGTCCCAACATCAAAAGCAGGAGTGAATCCCATGGCGACGGAGTTCGTAAGGATCGCGGCCGATCGCGTCATCGTGGCGCCGTTCTCGATCGATCAAGCAGTCTGGCACGTCGCGCGCGCCAGGCAGAAGATCGAGACTCCGTGCCCGTTCTGCGCCGGCGGGGGATACGCTGTCGGCAAAGACGGCTCGAACGCGAGCTGCCCCAAGTGCATGACGAGGGCGGTCATCGTCGCTTACCTCGACGAAGCGTGGGCGGTCGACGATCGCGCGATGACCGTCGGGCAGATCAGGCTCGCCTACACCGGCGGACACCGAGCTTCCAGCGAGCGGTCGATCAACTACGGCTCACAGAAAGAGAGCGTCGAGTGGCGCTTCATGTGCTACGAGACGGGCATCGGATCGGGGTCGCTGTGGGATCCCAAGGACCTGTTCGCTTCGCGTGAGACGGCGCAGGCGGCGTGCGACACGAGGAATGCCGCGCCGTCTCTCTCGTGATAAGATAGATCCAACAACGCAGCACGGAGGCCAGCGATGGCACTGACGATCGAAAAGAACGCCGACGGCAAGTGGGCGCTCACAGACACCGAAGCAAACACGGTCGAGCTGTTCCGCAGCCGGACCGGGGCCGACGCCAAGCGCACCGTCCTCTTCAATCGGCGCGACGCCGCGGACCTCAAGGCGCGTCAGGACTGGGCGGCCGCGATGCCTCAGGCGAGCAAGGATAGCGTCGACCACGCGATCAAAGACGCCGAGCGGCGTCTCGTTGACGCTGAAGACCGCGTCAAACGCGGGGCCGTGCGCATCAAGGAGAGGATGGAAAGCGTGCTCGCTGGGATGGAGCGCGGCCGGTATCCGAACTGTCTCGGAGAGCTGCAGTTTTCGGGCGTTGAGTTCGACCGCCTCTGCGGCGAGTTGGATCGCGCGAAGCACGAGCTGGTCGCCGTCCAGGACGTGTTCAAGCATGCGTTCGGCCGGGAGGACGAACCCGCCCTTAAGTAGGGGGCCCACGGCTCTCTTGTGATACGATAGGCACAACAACGAAACAGAGAGGTACCCCCATGATATCGATCGTCCGCACGCGCGAGCCGAAGGTCATCCAGCTCTACATCTCGCGCATGGACAGCTTCGGCGATCAGAACGACACGGTCCTGGACGCGGACACGCGCGAGCAGTTCGCCGACCACGCGATCCTCACGTGGCAGTTCGAGCACAACCGGTACCCGGGCGACGGCGCTGGGTCGATCGTGCGCGGGACGCTCGTGCTGGTGCAGGACCGCGGCTGCGTCTCCCACGGCGCGCCAGCCGGTTCGCGCTTCATAATCAAGGTCCTGGAGGGCGAGTTCGAGCGCGTTGGCCAGGCGGACATGCTGTTCGACGGCGACGTGACCGTGGAGTTCGACCAGGCGCGCCTGACCGCTCTCGTCAACGAGGTGAAGGCGGGCAAGCGCAGTCACGAGCCGCATCGCAGCTCGCAGCTCGCTGAGGCCTGATCCCGAGGTCGGCTCTCTCGTGATAGAATAGCTTCAACCACAGAACACAGAAGGGGGCGATCATGCCAGCAGACGACATCGCCGAGATACGGACCGCCATCTTGAGCGAGGTGGCTTCGAACTTGGAGACTCTCGATTTCCTGGACGGCGGCGACGTCGGGTTCGCGGTCGGCGCGGTGTACGCCGCGGCGATCGAGGCCAACGCCATAACCGCCTGCTTCAGGCTCGAAGACGGGCGCGTGGTGACGGCGCGGTTCGCGCTCGTCAATCTCGAGGTCAAGTAGGAATGCCAGATCAAAAAAGAGCCAAACCGGCCACATGATCGCCATCACCGACGATCTCTACTGGAAGCTGCAAGAGGCGCCAGCTACGACCCGGACGACCGCCAACGTCGAATACCAGCGCGTGACGGCTCCCGCCTGGCTCGCAGCGTTCCTCACCTCGCAGGCACAGGAGGCGCAGGGATGAGCGCAACCACTCCACGGATCACGCTCGCGATGCTGAAAGGCGCTTGTAGCGAGCAGCGCCACACCTTTCTCACTGAATGGCCGCAGGGCGCTGTGGCAACCCTCGAAAACGTCCAGCGCGCACAGGCTATTGGCCTTAATCTCGATTGGGGTACGTGCTGGTTCACGGCAACCGCCTACGCCGAATACGAGAGCGTGAGGATTGCCGCCCAAGCCGAATACCGGCTCGTGACGATTGCCGCACTCGCCGAATACCAGCGCGTGAGGATTGCCGCCAACGTCGAATACCAGCGCGTGAGGATTGCTGCCTGGCTCAAATACGAGAGCGTGACGGCTGCCGCCCAAGCCGAATACGAGAGCGTGAGGATTGCCGCCCAAGCCGAATACGAGAGCGTGACGGCTGCTGCCTGGCTCGCAGCGTTCCTCACCTCGCAGGCACAGGCGGTGCAGGGATGAGCGATCAGCTAACCCGCGTAAGGTGCATAGAGCAGGCGGCGGACGACTACCGCCGATGAGGGCGGTTGCGACATCTGCGAGGCGGCAACGCATCAGAGCAGCGAATGCCCCCCCAGGAACCGCTGCCCATGTTCATCGAGACGATGGCGGACGACGGCCTAGCTTCGTGAGCGAGTTCATCGACCGCTCTTCCGTGGTAGAATAGTCTCAGCAACAAAAGCACGGAGACCGACGATGACCACCGACCTGCCCACCTGCATCCGCACCGGCTTGCCCATCAGGCCCGAGCTCTGGCCACCGCAGCCCGAGTATCGGGGCGCGCACAGGCCGTTCGTCGGCCCGATGGTCAGCGCTCGCCTGGCGTGGCTGCTGGACTCAGACCAGTTCACGGCCACTTACGGCTGGGGCTTTGAGTGGAAAGACCAATCGCTGGTGGTGAAGGCATCGTGAGCCAGGCGGGGGACTAGCGCTCTCACGTGATAAAATAGATCCAACAACAACAGAAAGCAGGGGGGGAGTCCTCGCCATGGCCACCGACCAGACCAGACAAGAAGCGCGCGACGATCAGCGCACGATCGAGCGCCTTGACGCCGCCGACGCGTACATCGCGAAGAACCTGCCCGGCGCTCAGCCGCTCTTCAAGTGCGTGGAGTGCGGCCGTCGCTTCCGCACGGTGAGCGCCGCAGAACGCGCAGTGGATGAGGGCTGCCCCAGATGCGGTGGCTCTGACGTCGATCTGGCCTGACTCTCTCGTGGTAAAATAACCACAGCAACAAAACACGGAGACATGACCATGGACTACCAGATCAAGCACAGGACGCTGCCGCGCGGCCTCTACCGCGCCAAAGCGACCCTCTATACGGCCATCGTCACCGACGAGCGCGGCGAGGTGGACCGCAAGGAGTTCGTCGTGGCGTGTGGATCAGGGAGTCCGCGGGCGCTCCTGCAGTGGCTCGATTCGTTCGGCTTCAGCGTCATCAAGACGCAGGTCGCCGCGTGAGCGCCCGCGTAGGGATCGTCTGTGACCAGTGCACCAACGTCGGCAAGATGGCCATCGGCCCGACTGTCTACGGCACCATCGACGACCTCCGCAGGTCATTGCGCTTGGGCGGCTGGAAGACCTACCGCGCCCCGGTCAGCCGGGTGCTGGACGTCTGCCCCAACTGCCTGGTGGAGCCACTCATCCCAGACGACTGGCGCGAGGTCGCTCCGTGACTCAGGCCACATGCGGCGCGACCCCTGATGCTGAAGACCGGCGAGACGCTGGCCTGCATCAAGATCGCCGGGCACGAGGCGCTGGACGAGACCAAGCTGTCGCAGTGCCACGCTGGCTTCCTCGATGGCGCGCGCAGACAGAAGATGCGCTTCTGGCGGGACGGCAAGGAGGTCCTGTAAGGCCGCTCTCCCGTGATAAGATGGTCCCAACAACACAGCACGGAGACACAGAGATGCAGACAGTACGACAGGCCGCCGAAGCGCGAGGGATCACCGAGTACGACACCGCGCTCCCGCAGCCGTGGGTCGACCTGGTGGTCGAGCGCTTCGGCAAGGATAACTACCCGTGCGGACACGTGGTGTGGTCATACGCGGGCGGCACGAACACGGGCTATCCGATGGCCGTGGACGCCTTCGGCGACCGGCTGCTCGGGCGCATCGCGGCCAACCTGCGATGACGCTCATCGACCCGAAGGACTACCACATGGCCGACCAGGCCTGCAGCCAGTGCGGCAAGAAGACCAAGGGCCTGTGGATGCCGCGCCGGCTGTGCAACGGATGTGACCGGAAGCGGCAGAATGCGCCGCGCTCTTCCGTGATAAAATAGATCCAGCAACGCAACATGGGAATACTCAAATGTTCGTAGTCTTCCATCGCGAGTCGCCCGAAGATTTCACCACGCACCGTGGCAAGCGCTCGGTCCTCGACGAGATCCAGCCCACTGGGTCGATGGCCGACGAATACTTCGTCATCGAGATCCGCGCCGGGAAAACGATCGGAGTCAGCTTCTCAGACGCATGAGTCCAGGACAATGGGTTCGACGACGAATGGCTGGAAAAGAACGGGTACGCGGGGTAAGGCCGGTTCACTCCGCTCTCGTGGTATGATATGGATCGCGCGGGGGGGCGTCCGACCACCAGTTTCCCGCCCCGCTTCCTAGTGGTCTAGGCGCCCACGCGTGGAGTACCTGATGAGCACGAAGGACAGACGGTTCGCCACGGTCGAGTGCGAATGCTGCCACCGCGAGTTCGAGTCGGCCGTCACGGTCGACGGCTCGCCCCACGTGGCACACAAGGCGACGCGCGCAAGATGCTTCCGATGCCGCATGTCGTGCACGAACCAGGTCGGCGACTGTCGCCTCTCTCCCGCGGTAGAATAGTCCCAACAGCAAAAGGGAGGACTCAAAAAAAAAGATGGACCAGAAGTGCTACGCGTGTCCGAACCGCGCGATCGCTTACATCGTGTTCGCCGGCAAACCGGCCAAACTGGCCTGCTACGACCACCTCGACGGGAAGGACTCCTGAGGTGGAACAGCTGTCCGTCGGAGCGGCGCTCCTGATCGCCGGGTTCGCCTGTCTCGGGTGGACGGCGTACGCACAGGCGCGCCGGCCAGCGCCCAGACCAGCGCCACCAGAACGGGTCCCAGTCGCGCCTAAGGCGCCCCGCGCCAAGCGACGGCCGCGCCCGATCGTAGACCTGGGCAGCGGCAGCACCGCGGCCGAGCGTGAGTCGCTCATGCGGGCCATCGAGGCTGCCGACCGCCGTGGTTGACAGCGTGGGCGTGTTCCTCTCTGGGCGGCCGAGGCAGCCCAGCGGGAAGGACCTGCTGCGCGCCGTCGCCGCCCGCGACTACAGCCTCGTCTTCGTGGACGACGCCGACGAGACGGTGTGGAACGGCGGGCCCATCGAGCCAGACTTCGTGACTGACGACCGCGTCCAATGGCGCTTCTCGGTGGACATCAAGCGCGACTGCTACGTGGCCGGACTGGTCATCGAGTTCGGATCGTTCGACGAGCCGTATCGGCATCCGGTCAAGGACTCGGTGGCCGGGCGCATGAATGCCGGCGACACCCTGAACGTCGGCTTCGAGCTCACGTTCAGGCCGTAGAGGCCTCTCGCTCTCTCTCTCGTGATAAAATGACGCCAGCAACAGCGCGAGGAGCAGCCAGATGGCGGCGAAGAAGAGGGTCACATTCAGGAACATGGAGGCCGGCCGGGCGAACTGGGCGGTCTTCCTGGACGGCGCGGCTGTCATCGTCGGCCTCGAAGAGAGCGACGTCAAGGACTACGCGCGGGACGTCAGCGAGTTCGTGGGCATCGAGAAGTAACCGTCCTGTAACCGCTCTCGCTCGCTCTCACGCGCTACAATCAACACAACACAACAGGGAAAGGAACCCATCCCAATGAAGAAGCTTTACCTCCGCGACTACGAAGTCGCACCCGAGGGCGCCGTCGTCGTGACGGGCCGGCTCGGCGGGCGGTACTTCGAGTACACCGACCGCGGTGATCGCCATCGCGACGCCGAGTTCACCGAATGGTTCTTGGCTCGCCCCAAGCTCCACACCGTCCACCTCAAGGCCCAGGCCGAAGCGCCCGCCGTCGAGGACCTCCACGTCGCCGGCGACGTGCCCGAAGAGCCCAAAGCGCAGATCGATGAAGTCGCCGCGCGCCGCGAGCACAAGAACCGGCTCGAACGCGATCGCCGCGCTCGCAAG